TGCTTGATACTTTGCAATTTGTTTGGCTGTCCAAACAGTATAAGATAGGACTCCACCTTTAGACGCTGTGTATTCAGGAAATTCGCAACCATTGTGAGCAGAAACTGATGCAAGGTTTACAACAGATTTGATCTTTCTGTTTGACAGAGCATACTTCTTTGTGCAATTCATTACACCAATAAGATTTGTTCTGATATCGTCAGGACCGTTCTGACATCCTGCATTATTGATAAGAATAGATGGATCGTAGAGGGTAGGAAGCTGTTCAAACTTTCCTACATCTGCTACATGATGAAAATATCTTCCTACTTTAGTTTGTAGATACTCCTTATCATATTCAGGACTAATGTCAATTCCGTGAACAATATCTCCATTGTCAAGAAATTTCTTAGCTGTTTCACGACCAATGCCATTAGACGAACCTGTAACAATTACAATCAAGTCTTAGCAGCCTCCTTAGTAAAATCTATGTAATCTTTTCCTACTTCTTCTTTTTCCCATCGCTTGCAAACTTTGAATCCTACAGGGCTGAATACAACCTCAGAAAGAAGTTCAGCTGCTGCGCCTGCAAGCGAGCAAAACACAACTTGAATCCATGTCCATCCAAAGAAAACTTTAGAAACAATTGTAGCAAAAACAAAATTATCTACAAATTGACCGATAGCTGTAGAAACATATGATCTCATTGCATATTCAAAGAAATTCTTCTTTTTGATAAGCTTTCCAATTCCATCGTTTAGAATAGCGTTTACAATAGCAGAGACGATGAATGCAGTCATTGATCCTACTAGTACATACCATGTTCCACCAAAGACTCCGTTCACTGCATCATTCGCCATACTATCATTGAAATCGTAGAAAACGCTCCAATTGTTTCCAACTCTTGAAACAATGAAGAAAATTCCTGAACAGATAAGATTCATGAAAACTGCAAACAACGAAAGCTTGATAGCTGATCTTGCTCCGAATCTCTTTGTAAGCATATCCATGCAAAGGAAACTCATCCAAGACAGAAGGAATCCACAGTCAAGAGCAAGGTATTCAATATTTAGCAGTTCTTTTTGTGCAAAAATGTTCATCAGAACTACGCTGAGAGTAAAGAAAATCATTGTAACAGTTGGAGCGTTTCTTAGAAGGATTTTGTAGTCCTTTGCTTCTGTCACAATGATTTGTTTTAGTTTATTCATATGTATATTTCTCCTTTATTTTTGTTTTACATGTGGGTTTCAGGAAATTTACAAAACACATGTATTATATATCATCATAGTGTTGACCATGTTGTTTTAGTTTCCGTAGAAATTAACCAGATTGTTTTTTCTGCAGAAGGTCTCAAGTTCCTCTACGTCATGAATATTATTCATCTTATTTTTGTATTTAGGATAAAAATCAATATCTTCAAGCAATTCGTTGAAATCAGCTTGCCCTTCAAAGTAATGTTGCAAAGTTACTTCTTGCATCTGCTCATCCCAAACCATGCAAAAAAGAACAATGTACTTTTTGAAGAAGGCTATCATCTTTCTTATATCTTTGTTATCTACATGATCATCATCAACGCCATGCAGATACTCCCAATCGTCACATAATTTTAGGTTACCTACTTTGCTCTTTAGAAGCTTTTCAGGGTTAAACACGGGCTTTACTCTAATTTCATGAGGGTATCCAGCTCCGGATGAGAAATAGAAAGAAAAGTTCAATGGTCCTGGGTTCGCTATGTCTTTTCCTCTAACGTTAGCCATGCATAGAATTGAATCGTCATGTCTTATCAATTTCTTCAATGCTCACCATCCTTTCAATTACAATAACGATTCAATCAAAATAGAAATTCGTATTCTCTAAATTCTCTAGATATTCTTTTATGAATTTTTTTCAGTATAATTTCGCTCGCCTTAACTAAATCTTCAAGCTTCTCAGGTTCGTATAAATCGTATCCTATTGTTTTTTCTTCAGGAGTCATTTCAATTATGTTTATTCTAACCTTATTCAGATATGTTGTTACATTGATATCAAGAGTCATTTCGTGAAGATCATTGAATTCTTCTCCTTTTGACTTATCTTGGCTCTCAACAGGAAGCTGATATAAAATTGTCATGTATACATCATACATGTTTGATGATTTTTTGTAGTTAAAAGCACCATCAATATGTTTATATAGAAATTTTCCTACTCTATTTACTTGTTGATTAGCTGACAAAGATTGATTAGATTTACATTCTATTTTCATTTGATCACCTCAATTATCTATCTGCTCCCAGCCTGACGAAGTCATCTTAAACAGTGTTTTAACTAGATGCCAATCCTTGTCTTCGCCAAATCTCCAGATAACAGGATTTTCTGCAGGCTCTGCAATTACTTCCATTTCACCTGGATCCATCTTGAATCGTATAACAGTAGATATTGGGTCAGTTGAAGGGTCATTAAAATGACCGACTCCAAGATGAACATACGCATATCCGCCAGGTTGAATTGCAGGGCAATCAGTTAATTCAAATATTCTTCCTGTCATTCCACCAGGTTGACCTTCAGGATATTGGGGAGGGTTTCCAAATGACGCACTGTGCGTGGCATCGCTTCCTCTGTAATTCATGTTTGTTTTTGAAAGATTTGGAACATTTACATTCACAACAGATGAACTTTCGTATGTCTTTCCGTTGTCATTTGTTACATTAACATATGTGTAGTAAGTTCCTCCATATCCTACACATGGTGTTTCAACTAATCCTCCCCAAGCCCAGTAGCTTAATCCACCTGAATCACAAGCTGTTGTCTTTATTCTGTAACTTTTTAATCTTATAGCGCCTTCTGTATCGTTTGTATATTTTATAACGATATCATTATCTTTGAAAAGTGAACCTGTCTGCCATGACCAATAATGAAGCGACCCAGTACCGGAGTCTACTCCGTTTTTCAAATATACTTTGCTTGCACTAGTATTGAATACATAGTTAGGATATGAATAGAATTGTGGTTTTCCGTTGTAGTATTCCCAGCCCATAAAATCACTTATTCTCCTTTGGGATGTATTTCTTCCATCCATCTGTTGTCATTATCCAAACAGGCGAATCTCCCCACATAGCGATAACATTCAAATTTCCTCTAATATTTGTTGTATCTCCGTACCATCCAGCAAATTTGTAACCTTGTCTAACAGGTTCTGGAGGATAGTCAGATTTTGGTATTGTAGTTCCTTGCTTAACTGTCATAGTTTTTAATACTTTATCTGTATATCCATCAAACCATTTGACAGTATAATTTGGTAAATTTGATATAGCGTAAAACTTATGACCACCGCTTATAGTATATTGATCTCCAGGATAGTACTTATTACCAGATCCGTCTGAGCTATCTGCCCAGTATTGAAAAATTTCACCTGTTTCTTCTTGATTGAAGTCTACCTGCCATACATCATTTGAAGGTATAAAGACCTTTCTAGTGTAAGCTGTTGACCATGTTATGTCTTTTTCAAACGAAGCTCCTTCTGGGTATTGGAGCCCCGGTGATTGATAAATTATTCCTCCGTTCGCTAAATAGCAAGATCCGTAACTCCATATTGCATATAATGTAATATTTGATTGATTGTTGTATGAAGATCCAACAGTATATGTTGTACCTGTACCATCTGATTTTGTATTCCAATAATTAAACAGATACAAATCTGGGTCATATCCTGTTGGACCTGACTTTACTTTTAATGGTAGCTGCCCAGTTTGCGCTGAGGGCGCTGTTCCATATCCATTAGCATTGTATGTTATAGTAAATGTATCTTGGATTTCTTCATAGTTTGCTCTACCGGTAGACTTCTGCATAACAAGAACTTTTCCGGTACTCCCTTCAGAAAGAGAAGGAGTCATTATATATAGATCAGCAGATGACCCAACTGATAATGTTATTGGGGAAATAGTAAAAGTGTATTTTTGACAGCTGTTTGTATCTGCCCATATGTTATCTCCACTACCTCCAGTTCCGCACACGTTTGAAACAGTTTTAGTATCTGATTCATTGCCACCGAGTTGGATATAAGTATCTATTGAACCTCCGTTACCTGTAAATACTGTTCCAGAGTTTACATAGCCTCTAAGCGTTCCAAGGTATAATTCAACTGAAGAAATTTTTATCTTTTTGCTTGTATTGTTTGTGAATGTGCCTATTTTCTTTAGCACACCTTCAGCGCTATAAGACCATTCATCTTGATGCCACGAATAACTTAGCTGAGGCATTGTATCACTCCTCTGTCCAGCCTATTCCAATAGATCCAACAGGCACATCATTTGCAGTTGGTTTAGTAGCTGAAATGTATAATCTTAATCCATTAGGTAACTGAATGTATCCTAAATTACCTGCAGATGTTTCTTTTTCTAATCCAGCCTTGAGGGCTTTCATTCTATCGCCTAGAATATCAATTGACTTGTTATTTGCAGTAGCTTCTAGGATGTATGCAGGTGTTATATTTGAAGAACTTGGAGAAAGTTTATTCATTGCTCCCTTATTGAATGATGTTGATCCAATGCTTCCGTTGCTTGTCCCGTCATCACTTATAGTTAGTTGGCTATCAGTGTCATCATCTGATAAAGAAATCGATAAGGATTTTTTGTTTCCAACGGATGTAACTACTCCCTTTGCTTTTTTGTCATTTGGAGATAGATTTGAATAAGAAAGCTCCTTGTAATCTATTCTCGCAACAGGTACAACATCATTGTTTTCATTTAGAGTTTCAACAGATCCGTCATCCTTTCGTCTTAGTGCGAATGTACCTGGATATGTCTTCTCATATCCTTTCATATCAGCGTCAGATGTAGAATCATCAAACATCTGAACAGCTCCTTTACCTACAACATTGAAAGGAGATAATGACTTTTCCTTATCTGGATCATATCTAGTTGCGTATATTGCAGGAGAATACTTGTCTGATTTTGAGTGGATTGTTAGAATATTTCCTTTTCCGTCAGGAGAGTCAAGATTGCAAGAATCAAAATAAATTTTTGCATCAGGCTGTTTTGATGAATAGAAAATACTTGGGTCGCATGTTTCCATATCAACTAATGATTTGCCACTTAATTTAGAAATAGCATTTTCTCCCTTTATTTGTCGTATGTAATTTGACATATTTAGAGAGATTGATGTTGCAGTGCTTTGGCTAAAAATTATTTTAGCTGCCCAAGGAAACTGAGCTGGGCCCAAGAATGTACCATCTTGAGGGGATGTAGCATTGTAGCTTCCGTCTATTCCACAAATTCCTGAAATAACAGATCTAATCGTGAACCCAGTAAGCATTATTTGTATAGTAGATTCAATCTTTCCAGAATAGAAGATTCTTATGAAAGGCGATTTAGACATATCCGGAGATAGGTCCATATATTGCCCTGCTTCGTCGCCTGTTTCTTTCCATTTACCTGGTTGAATGACTACACCATCAATTATCTTGTTGTACGCCTCGGAATAGGAAAGAACGCTTTCTAATGATATATCGTCGTCAGTAGTAGGTATCTGCGTTCCGTTTGTATCAGGGTGAAAGTTCAATGTGTTGCTTATGCAGAATCCATAGTTAATTACTCGTTTTGCAAAATAACTATTAACATCGTATTCGCAATCACCTAAAAACAAATTAGCAAATATTACATTTGCTGCGCATAGCTTAGAATTTTCAGGAAGAGAAATGTCTAAATATCCAGCATCGTTGCTCGTTTTTGGGATCTTAACAACCATAGAAGATCCGCAAGCTATACTTGAAGCTAACCACTCTCTTTCAGTAGCAGGTTGTAAATCGGGATTATCAGAAAGAGCTTGTTTTAGATATATTTCATATGCAGAATAGCCTTGTACACGACCTTCATTCCAAATTTGTCTAGGCATTTATTTCAACCTCCTAAATAAGGTAAAATTCTTAATGTTGAATGTATACAAGGTCCTGGACCCTATCTATTAGATTTCATAATATAGATTTATTTTATTCACAATTGAACAATGATTTTTATTTGAAAACAAGCTTATTATCATTCTCTAAAGGGTTTACCTTACATAGTATTGATAATCTTAATGAAAATTGGAGGTATTTTCATGCCTACAGAAAAACATGTTACCAATTTCGTCATAAATAAAGTCCCTACTAAATCAATTTTTGAAAAGATGAAAACACAAGGATTGATAAACGATGACGAGATTTATTTAGTTGAAGAAGATGATTCAGCTAATTACTTACAGCTTTCTGGCGGAACTATGACAGGTACCCTTACTACAAAGGGTATAAAGCTTACTTCTGGTACCGATTATGGCTCTACTTTACCTAGTAGCCCAGATATCAATCAGTTGTTTTTCCAGACAGTTGGGACTAACTTTGTTTTGGATAATGTTTATCCAATCGGTTCTATTTATATGAATGTAAATAGTACAAATCCTGGGACGCTCTTTGGAGGAACTTGGGAGCAGATTCAAGGCAAATTCTTACTTGGAATGAGTAGTAGTTATCCTGCGGGGAGTCAAGGCGGCGAAGCCAGTCATACCCTGACGACAGAGGAGATGCCAAGCCACGGACATAACCCGGCCAACGAGTCAGGATACTTTGGCTTTATCACCAATGCAAAGAATGCATTTACCGTAGGCGACATGGGAACGCAAAGCGGAAGCGGAAGATATTATCCCTATTCAACAGCAGCATTTGATGTTAGCCGTAACACTTTGACGGGCACTACTGGCGGGGGAAATTCCCACAACAATATGCCTCCTTATCTAAGTATATATATTTGGAAGAGAACTGCGTAAGAGGTGAGTAAATGAGTTATTTTGATGGCCCAAAATCCTCAAAAAATTGGTACGCAAGGCTTGAATATTCATATAGTCAGTCAGCTTCAGCTACTACAATTACTTTGACCTTAAAAGTATATGATGCAACAGGATACTCTTACAATGGAAATACACATAGCGCTTACTATATCATCCAAGGAGAAAAAACTTATCAGACATATAATTTTAGCTCCGCTGGTTGGTACACTATTGGAAGTAAAACTGTAAAAGTATACGATACCTCTGCTACTTCTCTTGATGTATCTGCTATGTGGTGTTCTGAAAATGAGACTACTTACACCCCATATTCTCTCTCAGTTTCAGGTACAATAACATTTCCTCAGATTGATCCACCTCCTCCAAGCGTAAATGTTATATCTGTTCAGCCTATTCCAGAATTCATAGCTGGTTATGATGGGAATAACTTTACGCTAACTTGTAACCCATCAGGAGGAACTGGATATACCTATAAATGGTATAAAGGATCTACAGTTGTTGGAACCTCTAAGAGTTTGACAGGGACACTTTCCCATAGTTCCTATGATAATACCTATGCTTATTGTGTTGTTAATGATTCAACAGGAGGAACAGCAACAACTAATAAGTGTGAATTTCGAGTAGGAACTTCGGCTAGCCAAACACATGTTTCAACGAAGCAAATTGAACCGGCTAGAATTTATAACGGAAAAAAGTTCTTATATGGAATTCCGTTCATATACAATAATGGATGGAAATATAATTCTTGGAATATAGGAAATACAAATAATAGAAGCTAAAAGTGATAATAATACCAATATTAACTTTAACTATACGTTCATGGTTAACATTCATTCAACAAGTAGCTAGAGATGATATTATGAAATAAAAATCCCGGTGCATTTCTGCACCGGGAATTTATTTTATTTATGCTTCGAAAAGCATTTGTTTTTGCTTACTTGATACTGTTACATCTGAAAGTATTTTTACTTGAGCATAATTTATTTCAGAATGAGAACCAATTGATTCAAACAAAAACATTTTTTCACCGTCTCCATAAACATCATTTAAAAAATACAATATATATGGAAAAGAGAATTCAATACTAATAATATCGGATCCTAGCAAATTGGTTGGATCAAATTTAGATATATATATCTTTTTATTTCCAATATTGTCATAACCGTATCCTAAATAGAGCTTTGTAGGTTCTTGTATAATGCTGTAACCATTGTTGTCAGCCAGTATTGCTGACGGAAGCTCAATTATAATTTTTCCGTCTGGTGCTTCTATATTTTGTTCAATTGCTTCTAAACTTTGGCTGTCAATGATATAAGTAGTTCCAGAAGCAAGTGTTACATCAACCCCCCCCACATCATCAGCCGTCCAGGATTTTATTGTTACTGAAGATTTTCCGTCAATTGCAGCTTTCACAACTTTATTCTGAACAGGATTAGTTGATGTGTCAGAAAGTGAAGGGTCAACGGTAACTCCTCCTGATGCTATCTTTGAGTCAACATATGCTTTGTTTGCAGCATCGTTATCATTGGTAGGATTAGGTACAACTGTTCCAAGAGCTCCAATATTGGTCCGTGCTTGTGTTTTCTGCTCATCTGTAAGCGTCTGAGCTACTACTTGTATTGGAGTTCCAGATATAGCATCAAGTATTTCTTTATTTGTATGCGAATGTCTTGCATTTGTGTTTGCTGTTATTTCATCATTTGGAATGGAGATAGAAAAAGTGTCAAATGTTCCAGATGAATTAACTACGCATATGTTTGCATTGTTTTCTGAAATTTTCCAAACTACAACATCTCCAACTCCGTAATTTGAAGCTACAGGAGAAGCTGTTACATAATAGCATTTAGAAGAAACTAGTGATGAGCCTACAAAAATTTGATTAGTGTCAGTAATGAAATATACTGTATCGGCATTTTTTGTAGCGGATGTATATTTGGCCTTAGTACCAAATTTTAGTTTAACTTCATTCTTTGCAGTTGGCATATAAAATATCTCCTCTCGAAGACTTAATCTTTAATACTCATTTCAGCGCTTCTTACTTCTAAGCTATGGATATCCTTCATCTGATCAGATATGAAGCTATTACCTCCAAGCTCCTTGTAAGATTCATATAACTGTTCAATTATGTACAATGAGTGTGTGCCAATGAACTCTTTTCGCATATAGTAGTCATGAGCTTGATTTATTCTATCTCGTGTACTAGCAAGTAGAGCTGATTTCATTTTATTGTTAACATCATTTTGTGACTTTGTTAGCTCATCAAGCTGCGTACGAATTTCGGATATTTGCGTATCTACAGAATTCTGAAGGGCATTTATTTTCTTGTTCATTCTGTCTTCCATTTCGTCTATGGATTTTTTATGCTCTTCATCTGACTTCTTCAGTCTTTCATCTATTATTTCTTTTGCTGCAGATGAGACTGATTTCTTTATCGCTTTTCCAATTACTATAGATGCTCCAGAAATAGAAGCGATCAACGTGCAAATATAAATCACTATGTCTAAATCAATAACATGATCCATTTAAGAATCAATCCTTTCATATTTTGATTAGATAGATTCCCAAACGAAATGATCAGGAACATCTAACTTTTTTCGTATATTATCAATGACTTGTTCGCTACCATCAAGTCCGTTACTGTCGAATTTAGCAAAGTTTTCACCATTTTTGAAATTTATGTTATCACTTGATAACTTAGAAGATTTTCCTTCTGTTTCTGAAGGGAAATCAAGTTCAACATCATTGTCGAACTTGTCACCGTGTCTTGATATTTTTGATGTATCAGTTAGCTGAACTCTTACTTCATCAGAATCATCTACAAATACATTACCTGTGTCTGATTCAACTAGAAGAGTTCCGGAGTGTTTTTCTTGGGGCATTGTAGCCGCCGGACCTCTTCTAAAAATTACATCTTCCGTTTTATTGGCCACTACAATCACCTCTCATTGTTATATAAGGATTCTAGAAATAATGCGGAGCTAATTTACTTATTTCAATTAACCCCGCATATCTTAGTTGGTTAGATTGACTGCCAAGTCAGAACAGCAGCAGCTGCTTCTTCCTTAGTAGCATAAGTAGCAACAATGTTGTTACCTTCACCATCAGCAGCAGCCTTAACTCCAGTAACTTCGATTGTTACATCCTTAGAACCATCGAAGCTGACTGAACCTGTAGCATCTCCAGAAAGGGCGATAGTACGAGCATTTGTCAGAGCACCAGCAGACTTAACTACCTTTTCGCTATCTGCTGTGTTATTGACGTTACCAAGACCAACATCTGCCTTAGCGAGCTTCTTGTTGATCCACTTCTTTGAAGTAGCATCATATACAAGAGACTGACCATCAGCAGGAGTAGCGATATTGACATCAGTCTGACTGGCAAGAGTGTTAGGACCAACATCAATTGTGATATCTTCACTACCATCGAAGTTTACGCCGTTTATTTTTCTAGCTGTCTGCAGCTTAGTAGCTGTGCCAGCATTGCCAGTAATGTCATCAATTTGAACATTACCGCTAAGTGCTTGACCATTGACAGTAGTTGTCTTGTCAACCTTCTCAGCAAGGCCGTCAGTAAGCTCTTTCTTTGTAGCAAGTGAGCTGTGATCAACTTCTCCGAACTTGCCAGCCATTTCATAGGCAGTACCAGTCCAGAAGTATTCGACAAAGGCGTTACTATCAGTTGAATCTGGATTGACAACTAGATAAAATACGCCAGCAGTACCAGTTGCGTGCGCCTGTTTCAGAGCTGCAAGTGATGCATATCCATTACCACCATTAGAATCAATCTCAAAGGATGTGATTTTACCGATGGCATCTGTCAGCTCTTTCTTTGTAGCAAATGTCTCACCCTTTGTAAGGGTCAGGGCATGACCAGCTGTATCAAATTCAGCAGCCGTTACAGCGTTGCCGGTGCCACTAACAGTAACTGTGTTCTTAATATCTGAAGGCTTAGCAGGCAGCTTAACAGTTACATCTTCAGCATCAGTTACATTGCCTCTATCATCATAAGTTACCTTAGGAATCTTGATGGTTGCTCCAAAATCAAGCTGACCACCAGCGTTAGCACCTACTACACCAGCAGTAATAGAAGCAGGCAGACGAGAAATAAGATCCCATGATTCACCGTCTTTACTGTAGTAAAGGGAACGAGCAGTACCATTCTCTACAACGAATAGAGAGTCTGGCGGCATGAAATCTCCGGGAAGGGAAGTACCATGACCAACGGGACGAGTGTACTCAGTTTCACCAACGAAAAGTCTCTGAGTATCAGTAGTAAAATAAAGAGTATTTAGATCTTTGACTGCTTGTGAATAAGCCGATTGCAGACCATACTTAAAATCTACAACACCTTTAATTGCGGGCATAAAATCACTCCTAAAAATTTAAGTTAATTGTATATCTACCCTCCGCCGAAGCGGAGGGTTGATAGTGAAAATTTTATCCGATAGTCGACCACTCAAGAGCTTCGTCAATTGCAGCTTTAACAGCAGCCTCAGTAGCAACTGTGTTAGCATCAACTGTAGCCTTAAGTTTGTCTCCACCAACAGCTTTTGCAGAATCTTTGATTGATTTGCCAGCACCGAATACAACAATGTTGTTTTCAGTTCCTGCAACAGCATCTAGTTTATTAGCAAGTGCGTCATAGATAACTTTGTTTGCAGCTAGATCAGAAGTAGAATCTGTTATATCTCCCTCTGTCTGGATTCCATATCCACTTTCAGTGATTGTACCATCTGTATTACTGATAAGCAGTTTCTGACCCAGAGCTCCTGACAGCTTGTCGAGCTTACCAGAAATGTCAACCATGAATCCTGCATCGCTGTATCTTAAAGCATTGCCGCTTGCTGTATCAATGATTAACTGAGCAGAAATCTTGTTGTCATCGGAAACAGTAACAACAAGGTTCTTTGCAGTATTGTCAGCAGTGTAAATGTTTACAAGAGCTTCAGCCGGAATGATAACCGGATCATCCTGATTGTCGATTGTAAGGACAATTACCTTGTGATGAGTAGGATCTGTTTCGGGATAGTTTTCGTAATACTTACCAGCAGTAACGAATTTCTCTTTAGGAATATTGATGACAAGATCTTCACTGCCGTACTGAGGAATTGTGATCTTCAAAAGAGAAGAGTCGTAAGCTATACCATGGGCAATTCCTGTAAGAGTAGCTCCTTGTCCTTCACCAACTTTAACAGTACCAGAAGTACCATCAAAAGTAGTATTGAGTGAAATAGCTTCAACAGCTGAGCTGATCCCCTTCTTGATCAGGCCAATTGTTGCAAATTTCTTAGAATCTGCACTCGCCCAGTTAGCTCCGTCTGTAAGGTAGCCTGGAGAAAGGATGATCCAATTGCTTCCATCAACTGTAATCTTAGCTTCAAAGGAAGCGGAGTCGATGTAAAGCTTATCTAGAATAGCATCAGCGACAGCAGGAACAGAATCAGTAACAATTACTGATTTTGTCATGTCTGCTGATCCCTTGTAAACCTTACCAGAATCAGAGACAAAGTATAGTGTATTTGAATCCTTTGAACCAATTGCATCATACTGTTGCTGAGTCAGTGAGTAGAATACAACTTTGTTGGTTGTGCCGTTCCAAACTGTATCATTTTGTGCAGCAGACTCAACCCAGTTAGAAAGCTTAGAAGCGTCGCCACCTTTGAAGATCCAAATGGTTTTCTTGTCCTCACGATAAACTTGCTGACCAACTTCGATGTCTTGCAAGGCAAGCATAGCAGATTCGTCAGCAACGAAGAGCATCGGCTTATTAGCTCCCTTACCTACTTCGACAAGGTCACCTGCTGTATTTGAAATCTGATAAGCTGTAGCATTTTGAGCAGCTTCGTCTACAACAGAAATAATCTGACCTACATAAGACAGAGGGCTGGTAGTAGCATACTTAGTAGCGTCTTCCATTGAATAGAATACTGAGTATCTATCAATAGGACCACCGTACTGCCGGCTTATCTGAAGAGGAAACTCCATGTAGGAATTATCTTTTTTGATAACTGCCATAATTCAATTTCACTCCTTTCTTAGATTAACCGAATGTTACAGCAAGGATAGCATCCTGGCCATAAGCTACATCTGGGATGAACGTCCAAACATTGTAAGTAGCAGCTTCGTAGTTGTTTGCGCCTTCAACATCAACAGTAGATTTAACAAAGGTAGAAGTAACATCAGCATTTAGCGCGGATTCGTTCAGAACCTTTGTAATTCCCTTATTTGCAAGAGGGGCAGCAATTACAACTCGTTTTGCTCCTGCCTTTACAGTTACTTTTACAGTACCTGCTGAATAAGCTCCACCCTTATTCTGCTGAAGGTTTCTGATACCGTCAGAAGTAAGCGTAGCGGTGTCAACTGTATAACCGCAGAAGTAACCTTGACGGTAAGGAGTAAATGTAAAGTTACTTGTATTCTTAGAGCCTGCTTCGATGTGACCTGTTGGATAATCGTCTCCCAGGTTATCTTTCTTAATTGCGCCTTCTCCATAAGAAACAGTTGCAAAATAAGAAACAGCAGAGCTAAGATTAAATGCAGCTTCTGTGTAATCAGCAGGAGAAGCGGTTGCTGCATCGCCAACATCTGTTCCGGCTTTCTTAAACTGAATAGAAGTAAGATCGCCTGCATCATTCTTTGTAAATGTAGCTCTAAGCTTAGGAGTTACAGTAGAACCAATCTCATATTCACCAGCGGAAGAACCGCCGTTGTTTGAAATAGAAACAGAGGGCTGTGTATAAGTAGGAGGTACTTGCTTCATAAGAAGCTTCTTGACAATATTTTCAGCTGTCATATCCGTTGATACTTTGTCGCCTGTCTTGAATCCACCAAGAGTGCCTCCTGGTCCTAGTTCTACTGTGAATTCTTCATCCTGTCCTACAATTACATCAGAAAGAGAATTTCCAATTATATCTGAAAGATCTACTTCTACAATAGAAGAAGCTTCGTCATTTAGAGTAAGCTTCAGCTTATGAGTAGCATTGTCATAAGTTGCGCTTGCAAGGAAGATATCTGCAACAGTTACTTGTTTAGCAGATCCGTCTTTAGCGGTAAACTTAATAACTGTTCCTGTGCTTCCCTCTGGAGCAGCTTCAGCCGATACATCAACAAAAGCACCGTCAAGCCCCTTGACAGCATTTGCAATAGCATCTGCAACTGCTTTAGAAGTAGGAATAGTAGTATCAGATGCGGCATCAAGAGTCTTAGCAACTGTTCCGTCAGCGAACTTACTAATAGTGATTACGCCGTCGGCAATTTCAGTAGCTTCTCCACCGCCTGTCTGAACAATTGAATCGCCGTCCTTGATCCACATTGTAGTCTTACCGCCAACGGTAGCTACATAAAGGACGTTAGGAACAGACGTTTCAGCAGTAGGAATAGCGTCCAAAAAGGAAACATTCAGCTTTGTTTTATCTGCTACTAGATGATTACCTTTGAAGATTTCCTGGCTGTCTGTGATGAAATACAGTGTATTTTCATCCTTGGCAGATAGAGCTAGATAGTTAGCTTTTATGCCATAACTAAATAGAACTTTGGCCATTTATTCTTCACTCCTTAATTTAATTGATTCCATTGAATATCTGCTTGAGAGACTTCTTTTATTACTGTCTTAACTTCGTCGCTTGACTTAATTGTTTCAGTAATCTTTGTTTCAAGCCCTTCATTGGTTACGAATTTATCTGTGTTAATACCAAAGGTTTCTTCCTCCCATTGAGAAAGAACCTGATTCCAGGTGAAATACATTTTACCTTGCTTTGTCTGATTAACTTTGACAATTTTACCATCTGGAATAAGCTGGTTTTGAAGAAGATAATCACGTTCAGCAATTGTGTCAACAGATATAAATGATCTATCTACTTGGAACTTATCCTTATCGCTGAATGGATTGCCCATTGGTGGCGGACCAGGAGGAAATGGTGTCGGAGGGCATGGAGTAGGGGGACAACATCCGCATCCGTCAGATGAAATAACCGTCACCGTCAAAAGGTCTTCGTTGCTAACAGGTATCGTCGTCTGAGTAGAAATTGAACAGAAATACCATCCATTTCGTTGTTGTCCTTGGTAAGAGAACCATCCTTGTCGAACAATCCATTTTGTTCCTGGATATTTTGCTAACGCAACTACTGTACCATCAAAAAGTTTTGTTCCGGTACCAGGAACGGAAATGTAGTTCAATTCGTTCACCCCTTTCAAGGTTTAGTTTTCTACTAAATATATATCGTATAAATCAGGCAATGATACAGGTTTTATCATTGAAGGATTATCTAAGTTAACAAAATACCACCCACAGTGTGGTCTATTTCCATTACATGTATACCATCCATGATGTAAAACCCAAACTTGAGTTTCAAATCTACCTAATCGAACTTTTGATCCTTCAAAAATTTTCATACATGTATCCGGAATTTCAAGAAAACAATTGTTACACATAGAAATCACCTCCTGACCTGGTTCGGATGTATACAAGGTTCAGAAGGTGATTTCTGTTTACAATTTAGTTGTAATTATAGGACAATTGTTCCATATTTATTTACAAGTTCATCATCTTTCAGATAGTTATAGATGTATCTTGCAATGTTCTTCATATCAGGATGAGGTGTTCCAGTTGTTCCAAAAAATCTAAGATTAAGAAAATGCTGCCACTCATACATGGGAGCTGTCATAACAATTTCTGTCTTTGTAGCATTAGGAAGAACTCCTCTTGCTTCCTGCGGCTTCAGACCGGATTCAACTAGCTCCTTGTAAATTCCTTCAGAATTCTGCAAAGAAAATTTGAACGAAATCTTTTCAGTAGCAGATGCTGAATCAAACCAATAAGGTTTAATGAACTGAACTCCACCTTTCTTTTCATAGTTTACATATCTCTGAGATTCTTGAGCAAAACTTGCGGGACGATGACGAACCATCTCATGAGTTACTGCCCTATCTGTAATTAATCTGAAAGAAGGATAGTAGTGATTCAAGATCTCTTCTCTCTGAATATTTTCAAGATCAATGAGATTGACAACTCTAGCATCTACATCGTATTCCCTATCCTTTTCTACTGTAGGGTCACCATATACTGCGTCACCGTATCCTGCATTTACCATAGCTTTAAGCAGAAAAGGATTTTCGGATTCGTTGATAGCTCGAATGTTACCTGAAACAAGAAGCCGTCTTTCTTGGTTGTTGTATCCTGTAGGAACGTAGCATTCAGTTAGATTCAGATATCTTCTATTACATCTCTTAATTTTTTCCCAAACAAAATATGAATCTACTTGAAATACCAGTGACGCATGCTCCAGCATAGCAGTATGATTACTCTTAATCATAGCTTTAACAAACTTTTTTGCTGAGTCTTCTTTAATTTTGTCTTCTGACTTATAGCAGGTTCTCCCCGCAAGTTCAATTCGTTTGTAGATATCTCTTTCCGTAATCATTTCTACATTAGGCTCAATAAGTTCCATTAAATAATCCTCCTTAAATTCTGAAAATTTTTCTAAATTCTGCCTCTGTTATCTTTTTAATTCCTAATTTGTCTGCCTTTCTATTCTTTTCTGAAGAACTATTAGGGTCATCAGTAATCAAGTATTTTGTTTCATTATTTATTGAACCAACTGAGATTCCAATTGATTCAAGCTCTTTCTCAAAATCCGCTCGCTTACATGATAGTTTACCTGTTATTGCAACTCTTATATTAGAAGATTCTGTCACATTCCAATCAATTCCATCTCTATCTAACAGGAAATTGATACGCATGAACTTTTCTCTATGCTCATTGATAGAATCTGCGTTTGCATTTCCAATGAATGAATGAAGGTTTATGAAGGTATTTTCATCATTGTTTGCAAGTTTCTTGATAAAATCTGGATACTTAGACAGTTTCTTTGCTGTTTCATGTCCAAGTCTTGGAATATTAAGAGCTTCAAGAACAGTAACGATGTTAAATTTATTTCTGAAAAGCGCTAGTATAGAATCTCTAAATAGTTGATATTGCTTTCCTTTGTCAATGTCAGGTACCTTTGCACGGGTCAATACAGGATATTTCATTATTTGATCGACAGTGCAGTATTCTTCTCCATAAATTTCTGTGAAGAATTTTTCTCTTATTTTATCTCCAAGTCCATCAATTGGAACAAGTTTTGAACACCAAATAAGCAAATCAGTCATCTTAAAATGTCTGCAATCATTGTTAGGGCAGAATAGGTGTACACCTTTCCATTCAAGATATTCTCCGCAGAAAGGGCAAATTGTAGGCATCTTAACTTCATCGGAAGTTTTGACAACACTTTGAATATCAGGGATTATTTCTCCTGACTTGCATATTTCAACTACCGCTCCTGGACCTATCTTGCTATTCATAATGTAATCAGCATTGAATCCTGCCGTATACTGAACAGTTGTTCCTGAAAGCTGAGTAGGTTCAATCTTCACTTTTGGAATGAGGTATTTTGTTTTACTCAAAGACCATTCAACACATTCTACTTTTGCTTCCTTTGTTTCAGCAGGAAATTTGAATGCTTGTGAAACAAATGTATAGATTGTTTCGTTTGTTTCATCGCTATTCATATTTCCAGTTTCATTTGTAGTAAGTCTACCTAGATCATTTCTTGCAAGCACAATTCCATCTGCAGGGTAGTGGCCATACCATACTGATCTTAGATCATTCATTCTGTACATGATTGCGTTCTCCATTAGAGAAACATTCTCATAATCTACAACATAAGGATAGAACTGAGATTCAATGTAGTTCAGCATATCAACATAGTCATCGAATCTGTCTTCATTACATCCAACTACTTTGTAGAAAACAATGTCTAGAAGTCTTAGATCTGTTGAAATTTCTTTTGCATTTATAAGACCCGCAGTAGTATTTCTAGGATTCTTCGCGTCTTCATGATCTTTAGCATAGTTTTCAAACGCGGGGAAGGACATCAAGATTTCTCCTCTAACGCCTCCTGTAAATGTCTTATCAATTTGCTTCAGTCTAGAATTGATGAACAAGACCTTGTCAGTGATGTCAATTCCAATTTTTCCGTCGCCGCGAGTAAGAGCTTGATCAAGTTTGCCGTCAACATAATATAGAACTACGCTTAGTCCATCAAGCTTCAATGATGCAATTATTTCTCTGTCTCTAAGATCTTTCTGCAGTTCGTCCCAATTATGAACTTTATCTAATGATCCAACTAGTCCGTATCTATGTTTGAACTTCTTTCCGGAATTGTTTTCATTTGGATCATATCCCCAACCTGTTGTAAATAATTCTGAATTGGGTTTTGACTTTTTAAGTTCGCTTACTGCAGAATCAAATTCTGAGTCTGTCATTGACTGAGACCCATCTGTATAGTATTTCTGCGCATTCTCCTTTATTTTCTTTTCAAGTGCATTGAAACTCATTTATTTCACCTCTTATTAACAATCATCATACATTGATAGTCTTGAATGATAAAGGTAAGCCTATCTATTTCGGATTGAAGCATTTCAATTTCTTTCTTTTGCTGTCTTACTTTTTCTATGTAGTCTTGTATGAGTTTTGATTGTGTCCTTATGTTATTCTGAATAGTTGATTCCTTTTGATCCATATTGATATCACTCCTGTATCGATATATGTACTATAACGATTCATAGTGAAGCCCTCCGTGTTGTCACGGAGGGCTAGATTTAATATCCTACTGCAGATAGGATATTTTTGAGCTTTCAAGACAGCGCTATCTCTACTTGCTCGATGCAGTTTCTGTCTTATCTGATCTTTGACAGATTTTTTACTGCTGTCCTTTTTCTTCTTTGGGTGATGAAGATTAGCGTGCAGGCCTTTATGTTCCTGCAACTTAGTATCAAGCACGGACCCAATCAGAGCAGCTTTTGATGCTTGCTGTATTCGAACCAGCGTCTTCTCTGTACAAGAGTCGTCTACCAACTGGCGTAAAGCATCTTATTGTTTTGTAAAGGAGGCTCAACGTCCCATCACAACCTCCAGTTTTATTCCACGTTATTTAATGTGCTTTCTGGCACCTCAAACAGGACTTGAACCTGTGGCCTACTGCTTAGAAGGAAGTTGCTCTATCCAACTGAGCTACTGAGGCATATAATAATTGACGATCGTCCCACATATCTTTTCACCGCTAGGTGGTGCCCATATGGCTCGTCTGGTAGGCTCTCTTGACACTACACGCTTCAACTAAGAAACGGGATACAACTCTAAACCGCGGGAGCCGTTACAGTCGTGTTGTACCAATTATGGTGGGCCTTCGGGGATTCGAACCCGGGACGATCCGGTTATGAGCCGGATGCTCTAACCAACTGAGCTAAAGGCCCAGATAAATGACATAAGGGATTTGACATTCAGTCACCGCTCTGTAACGAACTAAAGTCTTGGTATCGTCTCATTGTATGTCGTTTAATCAGACATTCTAACCAACTTGTCTGAAGTCTCAAATGGTGGATCCGACGTGACTCGAACACGCAACTTCTTCCGTGCAAAGGAAGCTTTCTCCCATTGAAATACGGACCCTTATTTTTTTGAGGTAGCTACACTATGCATGCCTAATGTAGCTACTAGGCTTTCCAACTCTCCGCCTCAACCCATTTTAATCTGACTCTCCTGGTGGCCAACCCGATTTGAGCGACTTGAACGGACTCGCCCCGTTCTGACATTGATAAAATAGTAAAACCAACAATGGCGACCAAGACGGGGTTCGAACCCGTGACCTCCAGCGTGACAGGCTGGCGTTCTAACCAACTGAACTACTTGGCCAAATAATGGTGGAGAATGCAAGATTCGAACTTGCGACTTCTTGCGTGTAAAGCAAGCGCTCTAACCAGCTGAGCTAATCCTCCATATATGGTGCACCTGAAGGGACTCGAACCCTTAAACCTGAAGGCACTTGATCCTAAGTCAAGCGTGTCTGCCAGTTCCACCACAGGTGCATATTTTGGTGAAGGTGAGGAGATTCGAACTCCCGACACCCTGCTTAAAAGGCAGGTGCTCTACCGACTGAGCTACACCTTCATTTTATTTAACGATCGAACTTTCATTGAAAGAATTCTTAGTTCGTCTTTTGAAAATTCGTTCATCGGATTTTGCAAATAGATTTTATTTGAAACTTTCAAGAATTTAGCAACATCTGCTAACGAAGAAAAACGCTTCTTAAAAATGTGAGACCTTTTTGTTGTTTTTGGATATTTATCATAACAGATAAAAGTGATTGTTTTCATTTTTCAAACCCCTTAATAAAAAAGTTGAACTTATTTAGCAGAAATACACAGTAGACAGAGGTTATTACTTCTACTCCTTAGCACATCCTGTTATAGCTTTCAAATTTGTTGCCTACCTACACAACCAGATGTATATCGGCATTAGATGAGATTAGATAGTCCCAATTCCTATCATCATCACATCGCTTCACCGTGGTCTAATACTGATGCTCTCATTGACAGCATTTTATGGTGTCAATCCTGGCATTCTGGATAGGTCCTTTTATTCTACTTGCTGTGCCCCTCCAACCCTCTTTCTACTAAATAAGCAAACTTTTTCTTAATCTCCCTGAATTGGTTTGGGAACCTAATTACCGCTTACATCAACATTGCAGTTCAGTAGATTAAGCGCAGAGACGAACCTGCTGCTTCTTTTTGTCAAAAGACAAATTCGTCAAGTTCTAATTCGCCGAGAGTTGATGATCTCTTTTCATCAGATAAATCACCTTTCTAAAAAGATAATTCATTGGTCTCTATATCCTTTCAAGACCTAGACTGATATAGGCGCTGGCGGGAACAGAAGGACTTGAACCTTCGACATCATGATTAACAGTCATGCGCTCTAACCAACTGAGCTATGCTCCCATGTAAAGTTTTATTGCCTTTCTTTACCTTCAAGCAGCGTTCACCCTCGGCGCCAATGGGTCAGGTTCTGTTTATTCAAGAAAGGACTAATCCGTCATTCTCACCTGTCGTAGGTCCTTACTGTTGGATGTCAAGCTGACCTAACTTGAGTAACTTGATTCCTCACCATACTTTTAAGCTTGTATGGGCGCTAATGGTCCTGCCCCTCGGATTCGAACCGAGATCTTGCCCCAATCTAGAGCCTTATGCCGGGTATAGGCCGGTTGCACTACCGTTATGCTAAGGCAGGATATTTACCCGGTTTTGTTTATCCAGACCAGAAACTGGATCAGGAAGGAGATGAGATGGTTTCAATCCACACAATCTAATAAATTGTGGCAATGGAGCTGGATAAGGGACTCGAACCCTTGACCTCGAGATTACAAATCACGCGCTCTGCCAACTGAGCTAATCCAGCATATTTTATGCTACATGATATATAACGATGCTAATTTATTTTTTTAGGCGACTTCAAGAGTATCTTACCTCTCATTACAGAGAAAATGTTTTCTCTATCTACGTTGTAGTATTGTATCCGAGATGGATGCCTCCTACATGTTATATAACGATGAATAAAAATTGAATGAAAAAATGGTCCGAGTGACTGGATTCGAACCAGCGGCATCGTGGTCCCAAACCACGCGCTCTACCATCTGAGCTACACCCGGATATTCGATTCCGAAGGCCTCTAGAAGACCCGTGCGCTTAGGTCGGAATCTGTTACCATATATCACACTTAACACATCCTATAGGATGTGATGGTGACGCCTACGGGACTCGAACCCATGTTACAGCCGTGAAAGGGCCGTGTCTTAACCACTTGACCAAGGCGCCATGTCTAACCCTTCTTTTCTATCCCGAATGAGAGAAGTGTTTGCAACGCATAGAACTCATTAAGTGATAATATGAAAGGTTCTTCTCAAAGTCAAATGAGAGTACTGCATTCTATCACTTATCTGCCTCAAATCCTGACATTCTCTCAGATAACCTAGCAGATTGGTTTAGTAAGTATTTTCACCATTCCATATGCCCTTATGTTCTGGTGTGAACATATCTTACCTTTTTGTTCAAATTCCCTCCTCAACAGGCGAGGTGTCCGGCGCTATCTCCACCGATTGCTTGGTTATTGGATGTCCTACCATCCTCACTGCTGTGTAGGACCAGCAGATGGCAAATATAATAACGAGCATCTAGATTCGCTCAATCCTTCTAATCATCTCATTCTCTTTTAGATTAGCAGCTAGAACACTTTATGGTGAGTTTGCTCGATATTAACTTTTAGGAGCTGACAAGTTTAACCTCAATGCTAAGTACTAACTTAACATCTATCTCTCAGAACCGTTATCTTCGAGACTCCAACTTCAGAAGGATGCACATTCAATTTAGCTCCCGAATAAGTAGCATTCCTTATTCTAACCGAATACCTACCGAAATAGGCTAACAATGTCGGCTGGCACGCCATCTTTTTATCCTGAGATGAACAACAGCCCGCTTCATTTCGTTAAGCAGTAAACGCCTATACATTTTCAGCCGTTTATCTGATGGTCGAAACCTCATCCAATCCGTCGATTGGCAGAATAGTGGCCAGCTATATAGAAAAGATAGGTCTAAGCGTTAGGAATGATTCTAGCAATCATTCCCTCCGGAATCGTACCGGACCATCAGGGGCAACCACTTAGACAGCGTAACCCGGTTCTAAATGGAATACATTTTGTAACCTTCCTGAATCGAACCTCGCTTTTGATCGTCTCTCCGATCTGTCACGTTGATACTTCAGGCATTGCTTGATCACCACAACGTTTATACGACCACTTTCTCCGTATGCCCTTATTTCAATCCACACAATCAAGATGACTGTGACAATGGTGCTGGTGACGGGATTCGAACCCGTACACAACTTAATGCGTTAGATTTTAAGTCTAAAGTGTCTTACCAGTTCCACCACACCAGCAAATTTGATTACTACATTTTATATAACGATTGTTATTTATCTGGCTTCCATCCGTCATCTAGATAACATTTGTAATGATCTGAATTATCAAATACTACTTTAGGCTCATTGATAAGTCCAAAATCCTTTCTAACTTCTGCTAAATCATATTTATCGAAGTTAGGATTTACATATATGATAGAATTTTTCTTTCCTAGCTCTACTCGTCCACGAGGGTAGTAATTATACGGTTTATTGCATCCTTTAGGTTTAACATCAGGCCACAAATTTTTGTGGTTGTAAGTCAATCCGGATTTAGCAACGCCGGGAGAAGTTATGTCATTGTAAAAAGGAAATGACAGGACTTCTCCATCAACGATCTAAAAACACCTCTTGACGGTTCTTTAGCCATCCCGATTACAGCCGATTTCTTGATTATTCGTTTCATGTATTCATTCATTTATCAAAATTAGACATCATATTCTTTGCTCCTTCTAACTTAGATATGACCGCTTCAATTGCACCTTTAGCTCCGATTAGATATCCGTAAATTTCTGCTATATCATCAATAGTTTCGGATTCAAATCCTTCACTGCGGCCTTGTTTGTAAGTGATATTGAAAGCTTTCGCTGTTTCTTCAATAGCTTTTTGTATATCAGGAATAGCGGCCTTTTGACAATCAAGTTGATGGTTGATCAATTTATTTGCAGAAGATAAAGCTTCAAAAACTTTTCTATCCATGATTGTCACTCCTCAAAGTCTAAGTAGCCAGATGATTCTGTGAAATGATCTCCCACATAGCAAATGTAAGGTACCTCTAGCTTCTTTAACGATTCAAGGTAATCGTCTCTCCATGTAACGGCTTGAATACTATCGTGGCTGAACATATCAGTGAGAACAATTTCACCTGTAATCAAGTCCTTATGAAAGACATTGATGACTGTCATTTGAAATTTACAAGCGAGCTCGAAGTTATCCTTAACAGACTTCCTTGCTTCTAAACGAGAATTGATGATCATTGTGAATACCTCCTTAGAAAACATCCGAATTGTGAACAGTTTTGACAAAATACGGTTCATATTTCATCAATTCGTAGATCATGAAATCGGATACATTGTACCCTTTTTGAGATCTATACTCTCTTGTTCTTTTCTCTACTACGTTTTCAGCCATGTTGCTTCTTTCAAGCTTCATGCAAATTGACTTGCAGATGTTTTCTGTCTTGTAGCAGTTATCTGACCACTGGTCATCGGGATCGGATGTTACATATCCGCCTTTTTGAAGGAAATAAGATGCTCCTTTATGCGGACCTGTGAGGTATGTAGCTTTGATAATGTATCCGTTCATTTTTTCCTCCTTAGCTTTGAAGCTTTTTGATGTGTTGGCTGACTTATGTACATATTATATAACGATTCTTATGAAAAGTCAATAGTCTTAATCATTCGTTAATAATTTACTAGATAGAAAAAGCCGTCCGGATGCGCCAACACCCGGACGGGAGAACACGGTCAAGCACACCGCAGCGCCCTACCGATTATCAACTTATTCAGATTGGTTATTTTCCTTTGACAAAATATCATCTAGATTACATGTATGCGTTCCTTCATTGAAATTACCTGATAAAGTACATCTGTATTTAGGAGGATACGATGGATACACCATACCATCGTTCATTTCACAATTACTGCAATATCTATGAATACTATTTGAAGTTGATCCTAAGAATTCATCAAATATAATTCCTCTACCATTACAGCTTCTACAAACTTCAGTTGAATTGTAATTAGTTACCGAGCTTCCATCGTATGTTTGACTTGAATAGAATCCGCAAGTAACAAATCCTCTTCCTCCGCAAACTGGGCATTTATAAACAGACATATTTGTCACCTCCTTCTATGGAGCGGATAACGGGACTCGAACCCGCAACACGACTTTGGAAGAGTCGCATGTTACCGTTACACTATATCCGCATATTTTTGCTATCTGGCCGGATTAGTCCTAACTGAAAAGCTTCGCCTTTCTAAGGTGCACGATAGCAGAACACCCAGGAGGTTTACCTATAACGCCGCTCCCTCCCTGTAACCGCGAGTAGTTTTTCGATTACTACTAACGCCTTCTTTGCTATCCGAAGCGAGGCAGGTACTTAGTTCCTCTTGATAAGTTTTGCACCATGCCCTGCCTGAGTCGAACAGGATCAGGTTGATGACTCGAACATCGCTTCACTTATCATGGCTGCCGTTGCCAATTCCATCTCCTATGCAGTTTTGATTGTCGTATGTAGATGGTGACCAGTAGACATTTGTCACCTGCCTCGGATTCGAACCGAGATAATGTCTGATTGACCAACAGACACGGAATAAGCATAAACTTATCTGAACTACCATTGTTCTAGCAGATGAGAATGCCCGTCTTTCCGGGCTGTCACCTATAAAACATTTTTTAACGCCTATCGTTTTAGGATACTTTTCGGCTGCTACTACGGGGCCTAGCTTTCCGACTCTTTCTAGAATAGAGGAGAATAGTTTAGACTCTACGGCTCTTCAACCCGTCGACAACCTGCCAGCATAGTTGGTTTCACTTTCATCAATTTGACAATCTAATGTCAGCTGAATGAAAAGGCATGGCGGCGCGAGTGGGATTCGAACCCACGGACGGCTCATCACCGCCTACGGTTTTCAAGACCGCTCCGTTATGACCACTTCGGTATCGCGCCATATATTATTCTCTTTATTTTCAACACGTTCGATGAACAGAAAAGAGAACTAGAAAACTGCATCTGCTACTGATGATCTAAGATAGCAGATTCGGTGGGCGTCAGTCAACAATGACCGATGGCTGTCAATGTTGGAATTGAACCAACTTATTGTATCTTAAGCTACAATGTTTTACCTCATAAACTAATTGACAATATTTACCGGGACTAGTTTCTCACCCGGTTGTACTTGCATGTCAAGCTTAGAATCATTCCTGGCATATTCCTTGCCACCCACTCTTTTCTATATTGTGCGGAAATATTCTAGAAGATATTTCGGCAGGATTGTGAGCTCCTTATGTTACAGCTTACTAGCTGCTACATACTTAATAACGATTGGATTTAATTTAGTTGATAGTAATCAGGAATTTTTGTTTCAGGATCAACTATAACATCCGAATTGTTTATGTTCCATAGAAAAATAATCAATTCAAAGTTGTTAGAAAATTTTTCACTATATTGTGATAGAGATACAGATGACTTAAGAAATCGAATGAGCGATCTAATTTGTTTAGAATTCAACACGCTTTCTTTACCTGTATGATGAAAATATTCAGGACTTTCAATTTTTATACATGTGTGAAACTTATTCCAATCATTTTTCAGTCTGTAATGAAAGTGAGGAATTTTTCCACCATCGTCTGTATTGACGTATACTTCGTAGCTATCTGAAGTAAATCCAACTCTCGCCATTCCTTCTATGTTTTGATGACGAAGAATTTTCATTTATGTTCCTCCTAACTATTCATCAGCTTACCGCTTAGATTGTCACGCTAATCATCATCAACTAGTAATCCACAAATAACTAGCCACTATCTTAAGGTGAATAATGAGGACGAATCCTTTAGTAGCAGTTTTCAGCGATCATTTTCATTCTTTGTCAGGTTAGCTGATTACTCTGACATCAGTCAATAGCTAATTGACCACTGGCTGGGACGGCTGGATTCGAACCAGCGAATAATAGAGTCAAAGTCTACTGCCTTTCCGCTTGGCTACGCCCCAATATTAAAATAAGATCAAACTAAGTTATTGTCCATAAGATAAACTATTCTATCGACCAGGTTGTGCATTTGATTTTCAGAAATTTTTCTCCATTTCCAGCACCAATCAATCTTGTCACATATTTTATCAGGACCCATAGGATGACAAGGTCTAAACTGTTCATATGACTTGATAGCTTTATCAATCTGATCGTAGTATTTATTTGACTCAGACTTCAATATCATCAAACTTCTTTCTAGTTCGTAAAACTTTAGCTTTTAGATAAGTCAAAATACAATCATTTCTGATTTGATACAAATGAGTTTTAACTGGCAAGGCTACCCACCAACTTGCCTGAGTGCTCGTCCCAAAAATAGCACTTCCCGAAGGTAGCGACCCTTCTCTTCTGGTTGTAAGCAGATGTTGTCTGCCTACATACTTATTAACGATTCTTATTTAGCTGTTTAATTAGCTCGTCAATCTTCTCAGCGCAAATTATGAAATCCGTTTCTGACCAGCCCTTAGTTGTCATTGCAGGTGTACCAATCCGTATTCCTGAAGCTTGCTGAGGACCTCGTTTTTCATTTGGTACACAATTCTTATTAACGGTTATATTAAATTTGTCTAAATATTCCTGAACATTTCTACCGGATAAATTAGGATGAGTTTTAGACAAGTCAATCAAGAACATGTGATTATCGGTTCCACCTGTTACTATTTCGTAACCAAGCTGTTTGAACCTGGTGGCCATTGCATTTGCGTTCCTAACAACTTTATCAATGTATTTGTAATATTCCGGTTGGCAATCTTCACAAGCGCATACTGCCTTTGCAAGAATTACATTCTGAAGTGGACCACCTTGACAACCAGGAAATACTGAACTATCTACTTTCTTTGCAAGGTCATTTACACAAAATATTATACCACCTCTAGGCCCTCTTAATGTCTTGTGTGTTGTGGTAGTTATAATATCTGCATAACCAAAGGGAGAAGGATGGTTACCTGTAGCAACTAATCCTGCTATATGACTCATATCTACCATGAAATACGGCCTGTAATCATGAGTCGAACATATATTTATTATGTTATATATCCTTTCAAAATCAATTGTTCTAGAATAGGCACTTGCTCCTGCTAAAACAAGTTTAGGTTTGAACTCTTTTATCTTCTTTTCAATGTCAAGATAATCAATGTATCCTCTTTCATCTACATCATAGAAAACAACATTATAAAGTTTTCCAGAGAAATTAACAGAGGATCCGTGTGTAAGATGCCCTCCGTTGTTTAGGTTCATTGACAGAATAGTGTCACCAGGATTAAGTACACTCATGTACGAAGCCATATTAGCTTGCGAACCAGAATGAGGCTGAACATTGACATGATAACTTGTTTTATTCAATCCAGATATCTTATGATCTAAATGAAATACTTTCTTCCATTGCTCAATACAGAAATCTTCTACTTCGTCAATGTATTGACACCCTCCGTAGTATCTTCCTTTGTTTCCCTTATCTTCAGTTCTGTACTTTGGATACCCTTCGCTATATTTGTTTGTAAATACACTTCCTAGGGCTGATAATATATCAATACTTACAAAATTTTCTGAAGCAATGAACTCTATGTTTTGTTCCTGTCGTCTGCATTCTTTTTCATATGCAATTCGTAATTCAGGATACTTATTAAACATCATACACCTCTTGTTTTCTTTACAAACGTTTTATTTATATAGATATTGGCTGAGGATTTTCTCCTCAGCCTATTATCTATTTGCTTCATTTCTTCCTCATTTACTTTAGCATCAGCATAACTTGTGTACAATTTATTTGAACAGCTATTTGTATACCTTATGCTTCCGTCAGGAAGAAATATGGTCTCAATCATCTTCGTAAGGTCTTTTTTTCTTTCGATAGTTCTTGTTCTTCTTTGTGAACTCTCGCTTACCTCTGAACTTATCGTCGAACTGCTTGTTGCTTTGCTTTATCATGTCATCGAGGCTCATCTGAGGAAATGACTCCTTTTTAGCTTGATTATATGATTTCTGAGGCTTAGCATTTTCAACGGGCTTTTGGTTAGTTTTTTCTTCCTTCTTTTTAGGAGACAGATCTAGATACTTGATTGACAGTTCAGTTTCCTTGTATGTTCCTTTGACTACTTCTGCTTTCAGTCTATCTCCTACAGCAAGATAGTCGTTTACGTCTCTAACAAATTTGTTAGAAACTTTAGATAGATGAATGAGCTCTGTATGTCCATCCTCTAGGCGAACAACTGCTCCCTTGTCAATGATACGAATTACTTCTACATCAACAAATTTACCAATTTCTAGACCCATTTATTATATTCTCCTTGTTAAATTATTTCAGTGATTTTGAAGTTATCACTGGTATTAACATTACATTTTTTAACACCTGCAAGAATGAACTGAGTGTCTCCAAGTTTTGCGAGTGTGCTGAAGAACATATCTGCTTTTTCGTCATCTAGATGATCAAGCGCATCATCAACAAGCATTAGATGAATTTGAGATTTGTTGCAGCTAATCAACCCAGTAGCAAGTACAATAGATACAATGCATTTCTCACCACTTGATAGCGTATCAAATTTGATGAATCGTTTATCACGAATGATTCCAAATCCGAAACTATTGTTCTTGCTGTCAAGAATAAACTTGAAGGAGATGTTTGGATCATACATTGTATGGAGGAAATCATTTAGAATGATTTCCATATCGTGGAATGGCTTTTCAGACAAGCTTGCCTGAATTCCATTAGGCCCGGTAGCATTGATCCAATTCTTTAGTGTGTCAATGTCTTGCTCCATGACCATCTTTTCTCTGCTAACATTTTCGGAAATTCTATCATATTGAAGGTTTGCTCGCAACTGAACAATACATTCCTCAAGTCTTGCAATTTCATTATCAATGAAAGAAATATCCAAATCTTCGGGCTTACTTACAGGATTGTAGCTTTTAAGAATAGTATCTCTTTCATCATAACGCTTGATGATGGCCGCAACTTTCTGTTTTGTTTCATTCAAAGTTTTACATACAGACACTCTAGAATAAGAAATAGATTCTAGCTGAATTTTTAGATTAGAAATGCTTTCTTTCAACCTTACTGAACGCTCTTTCATTCCGTTTATCATTGGCTGAATAGAAGAGCAAACTTCATTTGTGTAAGAACAAATTCCTCCGGTTGATGCAACTTTGTTTACTTCGTCGTATTCATGACGCTTTGAATTGATCTCTCTCTCAATTTCAAACTTTTTTGAATCGATTTCTCTTAGTTTATTTTCAAGATCATGTACAGAAGACTGGCAGGAAATAAAATCGTCATCATTATTTATTTCATCGCTTAAGTCTGAATATTCAGAAAGACATCGTTCAGTATACTGCTGAGAATTATAAGCAGAGACATCATTCAAATACTTCTGCTTAGTAAGACGAAGTGACGCAATCTTATCAGTAATTTCGTTTTCATTGTTTGGTCCATCATAATCTTGATAGTAAACCAATGAAGAGAAAGTAGACTGATATCGCTTCTGCTCTGCTTGTTTGAATGAAAGTAAGGCTTTCATATATTCATTTAGTTTAATAACACCTTCAATATCAGGAGGCAGCTCGGACGCATAATTTAGAACATCTCTATAAAGAGAGTCATTTACATAGCTTACTTCTGATCCATCTAGAATATCTTTCCAGTTTACTTCATTTTCAGAAGACGGCAAGAATTTAATGAACCAATTCTTCATAGCATTTGGAGACATTGTGAGGAAGGAACTAAAGTTAAAAACAGGCAATTCTATATCTTTTAGAATATCAGAAGGGTCAAATCCATCAGGAATACAAGTTGTTTCAGATTTTACTGACTGCTTGTTTTTCTTGTAGCTTCGAGTGATATTGTATCCATTGTCAAATACCAGAGAAACTTTCATCTCTGGCGCGCAGCTATGTGTAAAGATATCCTGTGCCTTCTTATTTGTTCCAGGAATGTATCCGAGAAGCGCCAGCTGCACAGCCTGCAGCACAGTTGTTTTTCCGGAACCATTCTTTCCGAAGAAATAGTTTACACTACTGAAGTCATACTTCTTGTGCAACACATTGTGCATTCCCCAGATCTCAACTGATTTAATTTTCATATTTTCCTCCTAAGGTGTCAGACAAGTCTTCTCCACTTTCTTCTTTTGTTATCAAAAGAAGATTGATATATGTACTCACCATCCTGTAAATTTACATCATCAATAACGATTCCACCGTCTACTTCTAAATTTACATGAAGTCCTTTAACTACATTCTGAACATAACATAGTATGTTCATTTTATCTTCAGGCTTTCTGTTGTGCTTACTTCTGTATACATATATATCTGGAAACATTGTCACTGTGTTACTTTTGATTCTAACAACATACATAACATTCTTACAATCTGATCTAGATGATAATCTCTTTGATATTGTTGTCAAGAAATCTTCGGTTGGGTTATTCATCAGTATGCGTCTCCTTTGAATATAACAAGATTAGTCTTTGCCCTTGTAACACCTACATAATAAAGATTCCACTGATCCTCTTTGTTCAATTTGAATGAATAGTCGTTCACATTGAAAAGAAATACATTGTCATATTCAAGCCCCTTAGAGCTGTGAATTGTTCCTACATATAGATCTGATACAATCTTCTCTTCAATCACTGCTGTAATTGCTTCAAAAAGTTCGTCAGACGAACAATTTTCGTCTACTTCAATTTGATTATCTAAGGGATTGAATCCACAAATAGTCAATACATCGACGGCCATAGACATCCTTGACCTAGAAGGGTTTTTCAACGCTTTTCTAATAGTTACCACTTTTCTAAGTCTATCTTGAATCTTCTTTACATTTGAAAAGTAATTTACAATTACATCAATTCTGCTCATATTTTCAATTGACTGAATACGAATAAAATCAGCGTATTTATCTGCATTCAAGTAAGAAGCAAGCCAGTCTGCTAGATATTCGTTATCCTTTACAGATTTAATAATATACTTGTAGTCTGTGTTCTTCTTACCTGTAAGATAGTTTAGTCCTGCACCATCAAGCATTCTGCAAACTTCTGCTACTTCTGAGTTTGATCTACATAGAATTGCTGTTGTTCCTTCAAGCTCTCTATTCATTTCGCAGAAAGTAGCAAAATCATCTATTCCAATAGGTTCAGAATATCTGTTTGATGTAGAAGGAAGAACAGTAACACTAGGTCCTGACCTATCAGAAATCAGTTCTATCTTCAGTTTGCTACCAGACTGACGAACAATTTTATTTGCGAAACTGCATATTTGCGTTGTTGATCTATAATTTCTAGGAAGATAGATATGAGTCCAATTATCAAGTTCAGAAAGCATCTTTATGATAGAGCTGTCAGCGCCTCTGAAGGAATAGATTGCCTGTTTCTCATCTCCGACAAGAAAAATTTTAGAATGTTTGAACGAAGTTGCAAACTTCCACTGTTCCGGACTTGTATCTTGAAATTCATCAATAAGAAGATACTTGAATCGATCTTTGTATTTATTGGTCAATTGGTCTTCGTTGAAGAACAAATCACAAATAGACGAAGACAATTCATCGAAAGTGATTATGTTTTCGTCTTTCATTACTTTTTTGATTCTCTTTTTATAAAGAGCATATTCTTGCTCTTTCTTTGGACTAAGTTTAACTTTTCCATTTAATTCATCTTTAGAAAGATGTAGACCTAATTCAAGATAAACAGTATTCTGAATACGCTTCATCTTTGCTTCGTCGCATATGCTCGGAACAGAATGATATCCAAGCTTATTTCGGATTTCATAATCTGTGCAAAGAACAGAATAGCAGAAACTGTGGAATGTTCTAAATTCTGGTACAAGCTTTCCAGGATTTCGTCTTATATATCTGTCCTTCATTTCAAATGCTGCGGCATTTGTAAATGTAAGAGCAAGAATACTCTTTGGATCTTCTTTTTCACAAAGTCTGCTTATTCTTTCAATGAGAACAGTTGTTTTGCCAGACCCTGCTCCAGCCATGCATAAAATTAGATCATCATCGCATTCAACTGCTAGCTTCTGCTCTTCATTAAGATTCAATGTATTTATACCTCCTGAAAATGATCTCTATCATAGTAGCTAAGAGCATAACGATAGAACTTCTTGTAGTTGATTTTCTTATTATAATGACCGCCATGCCTAAAGGAAAATTTTTCCTTCACACCTAAAGCAAGTTTGCTATTAGGTCTACGACGAATTTGAATTTTAATTGCAATTGTCATGAAAGCAGCATAAAAATGACGAATGTACTTATGAGGATTATAGAAGAAACTTGCAAGGAAGTAAGACACTACAAAGGTGATGAATCCAATCATGAGATACTTGAACCAATCAGGATGATCTGCATCTATGCTGATGCAGATAAAGAAACTGAATGCACAGATAACTCCAAAGATTACAGAAAGTACGGATCTGAATTTTTTCATTTTGATGTGTCCTCCGTAAAAAATAATCAGTGAAGAATTTCTCCTTCACTGATTATAACGATTCTTATCTATTTAGATTTCTTCTGAATAGAAGTTTGTTATGTAGCTTTCATTTCTGTTGAACTCTACATCAGCATTTCCGGTGTAGTAATCCTCATCAATTATAGGATCACCGTCTTCGTCTTTACCTTGATATTCACGTACAATCTCTACGCCTGTTACGTCATAAACCATTTTGACATGGCAAGAAATTAAATAAGTTCCAGGTACTCCTGGGATGCTAGGCTCTACAATTGAGTCAAAGTCTTCAATCAAGCCGTTTCTGTCCTGAATGTATACATCATATTCTTCAGAAGTAAGCTCATCCTCGGAAGTAAGAATTTCGTCAAGGAAATCATCTCTTTGATATTCCCATGATCCGTCTTCGTCAACTGTTATTTCAAGTTGATTGATGTCACATTCAACTTCAACTGTTTCTTCACCTTCCTCAGGATCATCGTATTCAGGAGGATCTAATGAAGGTTCGGGAACGTCAACAGCTGAATTAACATTCATGTGCTTTCTCAATGACTCGTATGGAATAACTGCGACAAGCAATCCTGCATCTTCAGCATCAAAGTAAGCATCTTGATCATACGATTGAATTATAGGATCAAGCTCTTGAGCAATTCGCATTAGACCGTCGTAGCTAACTTCTGCACCAACTTCAACTTCAATCCTGTTTTCATCGTCGTCAAATCTAATATCTACTCTTGAATAATCAATAGCTTCATTTCTAGAGAATCCAAAAGTTGTACCTGACATAACATCAACTAGTTTCTGAATCAGGTCGTCTCTAATTTGATCTGTTACCTCATTTAATTCATCTATAGGGCGAACTTTTTCGGACGAATTAACATTTGTAGAAGAGCTTGCTGACTGAACATTATGTGCAATGATCAGCTTACCTTTTCTCTTTGCATCTGGGAAGACTTCTTGAATTTCTTCTAGATAATCTTGAGTCTTTCTGTTAAGCTGGTAACCAGATTTTGTTGGACCTTCCTTTGCGTCTCCTCTACCTTCGTAGACTGTAATATAAATAGGGGCTCCAGATTTAGTTATCTTAGAAATGTTTCTTAAAACACTTTGTCTTGCTTCCTGCTCCTTGATAACATTCAGAACATTTGAATTTACAGCCCAATCAGCTCCGCCGTTTGCTTTTAGCGTTTTAAGCATTTCTCTGTTGTGCTGAGCAGTTCTGTTATACGGATCGTATACACAGAGTGTTGCACCTAAATCTCGGATATGCTCTACTGCGGTGTCCCATTTTCCACCACCAAAATCAATTCCTACAGACCATTTGGGTATATTTATTAAGCGATAAACTGCTGGAAGCTTATTCTTATTTATTGATGTATTTTCTGATGTAAATTCTTGTTCAGGATTATCTAATTCGACATCATTTTCATCAACACTAGCAGTTATTTTCAATATTTTCATTTAACCTACCTACTTTCCAACCGTCTTTAATTTTATTTTCTACCTCATCGGTATAGAAGTATTTGCATATTTTCCCATTATTTAGTAGCTTCTTATTGTTACTAGCCTTCGAAGCAACTTGTTTTAAGTTATCTTTTACAGAAGGTTTACGGCCTAAACTCCATCCTTTAGATAAGTATTTATCTAATTCATTTGAATTTATTCGTTTTTCAGATACTCCGTTGTTTATTACTCTTCGACCATGCATTATAGAATTTTCTCCTCGCTTACCATAGTTAGGATTCTTGTCTCCTGATATAGAAGGTCTGGGTCCTCTAAGCTTAGCCTTCTGCTCCTCAGATAATTTTTTTCCTCTGTTAGCTTTACCAGTATCTGGCATATTTCTACGTATCTTTTCTTTTGTAGCTTCTGTATGGTGTTTACCGTAGAATCCGTTTTTAGGCCCTACAAATTTATGATTTGAAAAATATTCTATGTTAGACGAATGTCTGTGCGATTCCCTCCATATGTTTGAAGGTCCAATGATCCAACCTTCTGATAGATATTTATCTAAATCGCATACTTTACATCTAGAAGTAATGTCGCCTTTACTTATTAGAGTTGTACCTTCTGCAGGATTCTTATAATCTGGCGATGAAGCTCTATTCTTAGCTAATTGACTTAACCAGTTTCTATAATGTTCTCCGCTAGCAGCTTCCGATATCTTTCCACCTAGCTGTACATTATAACCTTTGTCAGGATTTGTAGCATCATAATATTCTATATAGAATTTTTCTCTTTCATCTAATTCTGATTCATCACAGATTTCTTCTACTTCAAATGAAAAATTTGATAATCCATATTTTTTAATTGAATTTCTTAAATATGTATTACTGCTGTTTTTTCTATGATCCTGCAATCTACTATTTATATCTACCGATTGTCCTATATAAATTTTTCCGTTGATTTTGTTTTGTATTTTATATATACCTACCAATATTATCTCCCCCTTAACCAATAAGATATAAGGTTAAGGCGTTATCATACTACCCACTCAAATAAATATGATGTCATCTCCCACAGCTGGGAGTTTAGAAGAATTTATTGAAGTATCTGCGGAATCAAACTCTTGATCAGGATGATCTAGATCATCATTATCTTCGTCACCATCAGTTTCCTCTGAAGAGTATATATCATCTTCATCATCTTCATCTCCAGGCCCAACATAATTTTCAAACCATTCAAGCGCTTCATCTTCAGTATCAAATTCAGCATCTGCATACATCTCATCTGGAGCATATACATCTGCATCTCCAAACATGCAGATATATTTATCTTCGTCTTTGGTTGTGTAAAGAGCGTAATCAGTCAGCATTCCGTCGCTATCTCTTACATGCTTAATATCAAGACATATCCATTTAGGATCTTCTGTTTCTTCATCAATATCTACAGAGCTCTCTATTTCGTATTCTTCATTGTTTTCGATAGATAAATCAGCTTCATCAATCCAATGATCATATGCTTCTTGATACTGTTTCAAGCCTTTATTCTTTTCATAAAGATTGTAAACTTCTTTTTCAATCTTTTCAGCATCAGGCATATATTTGTCTACAATTTTATCAAATAATTTGTAAACTTCTTGCCATGTTTTTGCTTTCTGTGCATCTCGCAATGACCCTTCAGAAAGACCTGTAGGATCAGGCTCACCGTTAAATGAGCAGAATATTCTCTTTTTGATTATCTTCATAAATTTCACCTCAATTGTGAATAATTCTAGGTTCAATGTTTTTATTTAACTGATTCAGTCTAACACAAACCTGTTCAATTATTTCGTTTGCCCATTCATTGTTTTCAATGTCCATATCATCAGCGTTCATGTAGTAATCAATTTCTTTTACTTTTCCGCCTCGAATATACTTGATTGTTCCTCTTGTAATTGTTGCCCAGAAGTAATCTGCATCATCGTAAGGTGCAATCATGGAAATGGATGCGCAGAAATCATTGTATAATTGAATAACATCGGCATCGGGTGCATCATTGTATTCTGTTGTATGCACTCTGAAATTATTTCCGCCTATTCTAATTTTATTAGTTTGGGTTATCTTTGTATTCATTGAATCAGCTTTGATTGCACTTCGGAATGAGCTAACCATCTTTTTCATTTTTCAATCTCTCCTTTGTCGCTTGCCCAACTCTATAACATGTATATGAACAGAAGTGACACATTTTACCTTTGAAAGGAAACTGATATATGCTATCATAAACCTTTATGAAGTCTTTTCCGCATATATCACAAGTTAAAAATCCTTTCTTTTTACTCTTCATTTTTCTACCTTCTTGACAGTCCATTTTAGATACTGATCGGTATCTCTATCGCAAAGAGGACAGGTTCCATGAATTTTTTCAAGCTGCTGATCTGATTCAACAACGGAAGAAATAAATATACCATGACATCTTTCGCATTCAGCGATATAATGATTGTCGATATTATTTTCTATATCTATGTCAATATCATCTTCGACTTCAGCATCATCAATAGTATCCTGCATATCGTCAACCTTGTCAGAAATGCTGTCAATACTATCAGCTAAGCTGTCTGAATCTTCTTCAGAAGTAGACTCGTCAAAAGACTCGTCAAATTCATCGCTTTCAAAATCTTCATCTGCAGCTGTTATCTTAGCAGCAGTAATATTTTTTGATTTAATTTTTTTAGATTCAGATACATTTACTGATGCTGCCTTCAAAGCGTTTGCAAGTTCGTCATCCGACCTATTTATGTAGATTTCTTTTGCTTCCGTCTTAATTGAATAATAAAAATTAAGCGGGATTTCTTTTCCGTTTACACTGAAAACAGCTTTTACATTTTGAATCAAATCCATTTCAATTTCATCAGGATCAAGTTCCATTGAAACTAAACTGGCTTTGTATCCATCATCTTCAAGCCAATCAATGATTTCTTCTATATCGTCTTGGGCTATTTTCTTCATGTCCTCAGAAAGGGTCATAAATATACCTCCTTATTTCAAGAGCTTAACTCATGAGTATACAAGGTTCTCATTAATATTCTATTAGATTTTTGAACCTTCTAAGTATTCTAGATATGTATGATTGAGATACTCCAAATAATTTAGCTACAGTCTTTTGATTACATTTTCCGTTTTCTATGAAATATTTAACTATTTCTAATTGTTTTCCACTGAATCTAGACAGTGCGTATTCGATTTGATCCTTTATTTCTATTTCTTGGAATCCTAATTCATCATATGAAATAATGTCCTCAAGACAACCAGACTCTTCACCTTTTACATTTTGAATAGGAGTTTGAATTGAAATAGTTGAGAAGTCTCTCCGCTTTGCTTTCTTCAATCTTTCTAGTTTCAAGAATTCTCTCATCATACATTGATAAGCATAAGTTGAAAACTTTGATTTTGTTTCATCATACTTTAGAGCTGCATAACAAAGCCCAAGAGAAGCTATCTGTACAGATTCATCATATTCATGACCAAATGATTGGCCATACTTATGAACAAATCCATGTACAAGTTGATAATTATCAACTATTAGCTTCTCCTGGGCGTCTGTCATCTATATCATCCTTTAGTAAGAGGTAATTGCTAGCTGATCAGCAAACTGCAACATATGAACAAGCGGATATCTTTCATTTGATGTTTGCAAGCAACTCTCTTCTGAAGGATGACAATACCAGTGTCCCATATGATGAGTAATTGCAAGCTTTTCCTCCTGGGTGAATTTGAAGAAGCATCTTGCTACTTCAAGAGACTGCTGACCATGAGGAAATTCGTAACTTCCTCTATTATATGCATCTACCTGTTCCCACTGACCGTTTTCTTGATTCTTTACATTCTTCTTATATGGAGAGTAAAGGTTGATCTTACACCAGTCGTGAACAAGAGCTACAAGAGCAGCACTTGCAACACCAACTTTGCTGAACTTGGTTACTTTCATAAGATCAACAATTTGATTGTATACTTTCAAAGTGTGATAAAGAAGACCACCTTCAAACGATTCGTGGAATCGAGTAGATGCGGGTGCTGTAAAGAAATCTGTTTCGTCAAGCCAAGCTACAATTCTATCTACAGCATCCTGACATGTGTCCGGATCTCTTCCATTGTTGTAAACTCTAATGTAGCAGCACCCTCTTAGGATATTGATGTATACCTCTCGTCTAGAATAGTTGCTCATTCCGTCAATGATAGGCTGATTATAACAGCCTACAAAGTACTCAGGACGATTGATCCAGTCATTGTAGGAACAAACAACTTCATTTTCTGAGATGTCATCAGATACTACTGCTTCGTGATAAGGAAGAAACCATTTGTTATCTTTTGTCATTGAAACATCTACATCGGATGGATCAATTGTCATGAATCCAATCTTCTTCTTATCAGAAGATCTGAAAACACTGACATTTTCTTCATTATCTCTTATGAACCAATATTTGAATTCAGAAAACGGCTTATAAGTTGCTGCCATAGTGAATACCTCCTTTTCTTATGATTACAATAACGATTCTTAAGTAAACATAGGAATAGGCAGGACCGTGAGATCCTGCCTACCCTAAAGAAAGGAGGTACTTTATGAAAACCATGAACACGCCTGGCTGACACCACTGGGCGCTATGGTATCAGCTTATTCCTTGCTTGATAGCTGCTTAACCGCCTGGTTGATACCAGTTGCAGCAAGCCCAGAAGCGACGCCAACTGCAGCAGCAGTAATAGGATCGTTTGCAGGGAACTCAGGAGTTCCAATGTAGAAAGCAGCTACACCAACGATAAGTCCGAAAGCACCTACAATTACAGGAATCCACTTGCTGTCGAGTGAAGAAGCCTTTACGGCGATACCAACAAGATAAGCAAGAACTGTAATTGCTGCGAATGTTGCAAATTCAAAACCCATTTGAATCGTCTCCTTACATACTTATTTGTAATACGATATAAGGTTCAATTGATTAAATCTACTATGTTTCCCACATAATCAAGTAGCTGCTTTTTGCTTGGTAATGTAGGAATCTCAGAATATTTGAAATTCCACTTATCTATCTTATTTATGTTGATAGATTTTTTTCCTTCGCTTTTTAGTTTAGCTATTTGATTAACATCAATAAGAAAGCATCTCTTGTATGTAGCAAATAAGATTGCTACATATCCAAAAACATTTTCTATTTTCGATCTATCTAAAAGGCTTTCATACTGATAATCAGATATCATTGAAAAATCAAATCTATCTTCCCAAGTACTTTTGCTTTCTAGATAAATCATATATGGAGATTTGAAAACTATGAAATCGCATTTATTTTTACTTCCATAGAACCCTGATAACTGATCTGGAAGTCTCTCAAAGCTGAACCCATCTTCAGGTCTATCTAACCAAACACGAAGCTTTTGTTCAGCTTTCTTTCCAAGGCCGTCGTTTCCCATCAGTTAAGACTCGAAAAGATATCCATTTTCGAGTGATTCACTCATCCATTCATCAAATGAAATATCGGGATGATACTCATTTTTGAAAATTTCTTTCAACTCAGACATTGTATATTCTTCGCCATCTTGATCTAAATATTTTCTATCATTATAATTAGTGGAATTCTTCTTATTGTTTCTATGAGGAAGTTCGTCAACGTCTTCCTTATACTCCTTCATCAATTTCTTCCACCAATACTCAACATCTGGATTATCCTGCTGCATTATCAGATCAACAGCACGATCTAGGAAGAATCCTGCTTCAGTTGAATCTGTGTCTACTCCTTGAGATTCCAGCTTCTTTATTACCTCTGCCTCTACTTTGTCTTCAATTCTTTCGTAATCATTATTTCGTTTAATGAAGTAATCTTTAGAAGACATAACTTCATCATCATTTTCTTCAAAGCTAATAGCTTCTTTTATTGGGAACAACTGTCCCTCGTCTATGTTAGTCTTTATCCAGTTTTCGTATGAAACACCTGGATACAAGTCACGCTGATCTTCAAGAATTCTTCGAAGTTCTTTCTCAGTATACTTATACCCTCTTCTATCTTTATATTCAGCTTTAGCTTCTTTTGATGAATTTACAGAAGTAGAGTTCTTTATAGATCTAATCTTGTGAACATTATACTTCATGAGCTCATAGTCTCCGTTAAAATATTCAGTTACTTCGCCTTCAAATGCTTGGTTATTTCTGTAAAAGATGATTTTGTCTCCTGTATACTTATACCGATAAGCTGCATCTACTTTAACTTCATTATTCTCTTCCAGATTTTTTATGAACTCATCCCAAGTAGATCCTTCAGCATATACATCTTCGTCCTCGTCATAATCTAAGTCAGAAGTAGGGTCGAGATCTAAGTCTTCTGCAATGTGATCAGAAATATATGCAACATCTGTATCCATTGATCTGAAATCCCAGTTAAGATCAGAAAACGGGACTTTGTACTCTCTAGTATTTCCGTCGAATGTTTCAACAGTAACATACAGGTTATCGTCTTCGTAGTCAGCAGTAAATCCTTGTACTAAATCTTCAAGATCTAGTTCTAGATCGCCGATCAGATTATGAAGATATCTCTCTTTGTCAATGTTCATTTCAGATGACTTTACATTCTTCATTTCTGGCTTTGAAGGAATGTTAGATATGTTAGTTGCGCTGTCTACATCGTATCCACCAAGTTCGTTTATCTTGTTTTCAAGAGCGTTTAAGAATTGCTCTGGAGTGCCGTGTGTTCTTTTAGCCATATTACTCAACCACCTTATTAGCAATATCGTTTATAATAGTTTGAAGAGAATTGTGAAAGTTTTCAGCAATCGCCATTGCATCATTTGACGCGTTGACACCCATTCTTCCTAGCTTACTCAAGCCATCAATAGCATAATCAAAATCGTCTTTTAGTGAGTCAATCTGATTGTCTAATTCTTCTGACATCTTATCCTCAGAAGCAGCTGTAATTCTTCTTAGCTTCTTCATAATTCACCTCAATTAAAATCTACAATCTTAATAGGTTGTTCAATTGTTTCAAAGAATTTATCTTTTCTCATAGTATACTTATATTCATTGCGTTTTCCAGAATACTTTTCAAAGAGATCAGATAGAGATCCGTCGTTGGTTTCTACATAGTATGCAGGAATGTCCCACATTGTATAGCTGGACGGTGTTTCCTTCATAATAAAATGATAAACATTACCACGGTAGAATTTACTTCCTGTTCCTAAAATACCTTTTCGATCTCCAATAGAATCTTCAATATCAGCTTCCATAAGCTCTCTATCAAAATCGGGAGCTGTTTCGTACTTAGGATTCTTCTCGGTTATGTAGTCTTGATAGTTAGGAGGTGTGACTTCTTCAAGAAGCATCTTGAAGTCAATCTTGTTTAGAATTTCTAGAATTCTAACAATCTCTTTAAGGTTAGACAGATTCTTAGCAGTAACTGCTTTCAGTCCTGACCAAGAAGAAGACTCTTTCTTTACCTCACCATTTTTATCAAGAGTAACTCGCCAATTCCATGAAAGTGATTTATCTGGGTTGAACTTATCATCTTCGTCGGATACAACTACTTCGTAGTTATCGGAAAATGTGCTTCTTACATCAATATCAATATTTAGAGATGTATCTCCAATAGCTCCACGAATGTCAGCAACTATCTTAGACTGACGACTCCAATCTTCGTCTCTGAAAGATTCATACTGCTTGTCATACTTAGCCTGCCTGCTGGCTCTATCTGCGTCGTATTCAGATTTACGCTTTAGAATATCATCTCTTTTTGCCGATGTAATTTTCATTATTCACTACTCCTTATCTTTTCCAAGTAATTTGTAAACAAGGTCTGGATTGTTTCTAAAATCAAGTTTGTTGTCTACAATGTATCCTGCAACATCTTTCTTTCCGTATACAATATCATGAACTCTTTCATCTACTGTATCTTTTGAAAGCAATGTATATATGTTTACAGATGAGTTTGTTCCTACTCTGTGGCATCTATCTTCTGCTTGAAGCTTGTCTGTGTAGGTCCAAGGCTCATCATAGAATATAACGTTGTTTGCAGAAGTTAAAGTATGGGTTGTTCCTAATGCACCGATAGTTCCAACCATTACAGTGTACTCGGGGTTTGTTAAGAAAACCCTCTTATGTTTCTGCCTCTCTACTTCAGACATAGTACCTGTAAAGCAACAAACTTTATATTTAGTTGATACGAATCTATACAAGGTCCTTAAAGGTTCAACCCAATTAGAAAAAATAACTACCTTTTCACCGCGGTCATGAATCTCTTCTAACAATTCAAATAGCTTCTGAAGCTTAGCATTATATTTGATATACTGACTGTTCACCTTCAAAGACTGGTCAACTAATTCTGGTGATCCATTCACCTGACGAAGTTTCAAAAATTTCACCATTGGGTTCATTGAATTAGAAATTTCTCCTGCGTGTGCATATAGCTCAGCAGTTACTTCGTCAGCAAGCTTTTCTTGATATTTTGTATTCTCTACAAATATATCAAAATGAATCTTATCCGGAAGGTCTAGTACATCTTTCTTCAAGCGCCTGATCATATTTTGCTGAAGCATGATCTTCATTCTTGGAATATTCTTGTAAGCTACTATTTCAACATCACCATATCCACCGTAAACGCAAAACTCTTGACACCATTTGTAGTAGCTTGAAAAATTATGAGCGTCTATAAGCTTCATTGGTAAGAAGACATCAGTAGGCTTGTTAACAATAGGTGTACCTGTAAGCGGCAACCAAATACATCTAGAACCTGTTTTATCTTTTATTTTAAGAATCTGCTTTCCTTGAATAGAAGTAGGTGACATGTTCTTATGTATTTCGTCAATAACTATCATATTTATAAATCCTGAATTGATCATTTCAATCAGTCTCTCTGTAATAGGATAGCGTTTCCCTTCTTTCATTCTAAGAGTTTCTACATTCATTATGATGAAATACGGAAGTTCAGGTTCGTTATCGTCACTATATATGTGCAAAGTCATCAGGTCTTCATACTTCTCTTTTGTACCGCATACAACCCTTCTTTTCTTTTTTGTTCCTCTTTTCTTCTTCATTCTAGACCCGAGGAGATATCCAAACATTTTTCCGTTTGTGTGCTCAGATACTTCCTGTTCCCAGTTATATTTAGATGTGTTTATGTTGCATATGATAAGGCAATGATTGAAATTATTATAATTTCTATTGAACATAGCGAGGTTAATGCTCTCTATTGTTTTTCCTAGTCCAGGCTCATCCGCACAAAGAAATCCGCTTCTGTATCCTCTCTGCTGTCTATCAATAGCGTATTTCATGAAGTCAAGCTGATGCTGATAAGGTTTTGACCCATTCTTAACATAGAATGGGACATTTGAAATATCAATATTGGGAATATGTGAAGTTTTATCTAAAGTGTCATTCTTTCCAATGTCTTCATTACTTTGAAGGTTCACTTGATTTTCAAATCTAGTACCCTTTATCTGATTCATGAAGAACCCAAGTTTGCTTTTTTCAATTGTCCAATATTTCTCAACAGGGTTCCAAGACTTGCCCGGAACCTTCTTGATCATATCTACTAATTCTGGGTCATATTTGAATGAAATGTTGTAGAGATTTCCTACTTGAGTAATGCTGATCATATTACACCTCAACACGAGTGAATGTATATCCTGCTCTTTTCCGCCCTGTTTTCAAACTATCTGATACTGATGCTGGATCAATTCCTAATGCTTTTGCAGCTTCTGATTGCTTATTGAACTTATCTCCAGTTTCCAAGCAAAGAATAATTGATCTACTAGTAGAAATCTTTTCAATACTATCAGAAGAAGATTCCAACTCTTTCTTCAAATTACTTAAAGAAACTAGCTTATCATTCAACTTGAATTTACATCCTGCTGAAGCCATACTCTCAAGTTGTTCTATATCGTATATACATTCACGATATTCTGTTACCATCTTAGGATTCCCATCCGGACCAATTACAGTGAACAACAATCTCAATCCACCTCAATTCTAACATCGTAAGAGAAATATGTATTATCAATAACGGTGTAAGGCTGAATAAGATCGCTCCAATTATGGTAGTAGCTTGCTCTGAAGAAAGTTACATTTTTAGGAACGCACGGACCATTCTGAACAATTTCGTTCACTGCTTGTATTGCTTCTTCAGAAGGATCAGTGTACGGAATATTTTCAGCAGGCTCAAACTGATTAGTAGCATATATAACATCGTAAAGAGAAAGATCATTGTTTATCATTCTGTTAACAATAACGCTTGCAACAGTTTTCATGCATTCATAAGACTCCCCTCCAGCTTCTAGATAAACTAGTGCAGAAAAGTCTCGCTTTTCTTCTTCGGTAAGTAAGATAAATGGTTCAATGATATCATCAATTTCTGACTCAGACTTCGATTTATTTACTGAATAATTAAAATTACTTTCATTATTTACAAGTTGCGCAACCGGATAATCATTATCAGGAGTATTAGTTATTTCAGTAGATAACTTATCTTCTTTTGGAGCTGTTACATCTTTAGGTTCCATCTTAGAAGATGTGTTCAAAGTAAGCATATGAATAATAATAGCGACCATTCCAATGATAAATACAACAAACGCTGAAATTCTCATTTTCTTCATATCATTTGTCTCCTAATTTATTGAAATACAGTAAGTAATAATTACTACAATTATAATAACGGTTCATAACAAATTAGCAGGGCATCTTTCGATGCCCTGCCTTTATATCATCAGATGTTCTTAATTAGTTGTGATAAAGATCGGAAGTCTTAAGAACACCTGTTACACCTGATAGATCAGAATTGATTGTGACGCAAGGATCACTATCTCTGAATCCACAAATGTAAAGCTGACTATTCTTAACCCAAGAAGGAATTGACGCACCGCCAACCCATCTGGTTGTAGACAACTTGATCTTTACTTTATCTCCCTTATTGAATGTTTCAACAGAAGGGGCAGAAGGTGCTGAAGAAGCGCCTTCGATCTGAGAAGCATCAACCCAACCATATACGCTTGTTTGATTATCTGTATGAACAAGGTGATAAGGATGTGCTCCGTTAGCCTTATACGTGATCTTTGCAGGACCTGCCTTTAGGCCGGTAGATGCAGGAGAAGAAGCATTTGCGCTTGAATAGTGATTACCACCCTTGAAATTTACAACATCTCCAACATCATAAGAACCGGTTGACGGAGTAGACGGCTTCTCTTCCAGCTCCTTAATTGCTGATGCATCTACCCAACCATATACAGAAGTTGAGCTATCTGTGTGAATAAGGTGATATGGATGCTTTCCGCTCTTGTAAATAGCTGTAACTTTAGCCTTACCAGGCTTTAGATCTGTAGATGCAGGAGAAGCCGCATCTGAGCTGTAATAATGGGAACCACCTACGAAGGTAACTACATCTCCAACAGCTAGATTACCTGACGGTACAGGAGTCGGATCAGGCTTTGAAGCATCTAAGATAGCATTTACTCTATTTGCGATATCGCTGAATCTTGCCTTTAGATAAGGACCAGGGCATGCAGTAGCAGCAAACCAGCAGTGCATTGTAAGGTTACCTGTTGTGTCTCCAGTGTAGTTCAGCTTATCAATTCCATTACGTTTGCAAATATCTGCGCAAAGGAGGATCAGCTTCTCATATGCAGCAGAAGAAACAGGCCAAGGATCACCATATGCACAGTTAGCTACCTCGATTGTAACTGCCTTATAATCGTTTGAAGGACTGGAAGAAGTCCAAGCTCTATCCTTTTCTTCTACATACATTCCTACACGACCATCAGAACCAATACCGTAGTTCGCGGATGCTTCTCTTGTCTGAAATACATTTCCACAAGTTTCTACAGAAAGGTTACCAGCCATATGATGAATAGTGATAACAGTAATCTTACCAGAAGGATTGTATCTGGAATTTACTCTGCTTCCACTCTGCATAGGGCTGATTTTAGTGTAGTTAACTAATGAGCTATTTGTGTAATTAGGCATATTACTCAGCCTCCTCTTCTCCCTTACCTCCAGTGAACTCTTGAGCAGCACTTTCGGGAAGGTCATCAACATTCTCAATCACAGGAGCAGTTGTTTCTGGATTGATTTGATCAATAATCTTTTCGTCCATATTTAATACCTCCATATATTATTCGCAACTAGATTATCTAATTGCGTTGATGGCTGACGCTTTGACATAACCTATACAATAACCAAATCCTGAATTCATGTAGTTAACTTTGTAACCGCCTTCTACTTCATTCATGACCTTTAGGACACCTTTGTACCTAATAGCAACTCCTTTGAAATTCTTGTTTCTATAGACCATTACTGTTTTACCAGATGTAGACATAATTTCGTATCTAATCGGTTCAACAGGTCTCTCGTAGATAGGAGGGGTTTCTATAGGTTTCAATGTATCTTCAGCCTTGATAGGTTCTGAAATAACAGGAGTGGAATCAATCTCGTTAGTTACTTCAACATTATCTTCTAAATTCTCATTGATTACAGGATTGGTCTTTGTTTCAAATAGATCAATTGGTTCGATTTTAGATTTCGGTTTAGGTCCCGGTTTCTTTCTTTCCTTGACTTCAGTAGCTTGATTTTCTATTTCAGGCATCATTAGCATCCTCTCTATAGTTTGGTTTTATTTCATACCAAATTAACTTGGTAAGAATTCTTATTCTTGCCCTACGTGATTCGTCGTCAACACCTTTGTAATCATATAAAAGGTATCTATGGTTCAAGCTATTCCAAACTGATGACCTTACACATTTACAAATTTTTTTGTCATCAATGAGCTCCAAATTTGTAGCAATATATTCTTCAATTATAGCTTTCTTTGTATCCCAGTATGCTCGTCTATGTTCATAATCAGGTTTATGACCATTTAGTACCCATGAAATTCCTTCTGCATTAGATATTTTGTTGTTACAGTCTTTTACTCTTTTTGCAGCAGCTTGGCCTAATTCATACACAGCTCTATAAACATTTCCGTTGTATCTATCAACCCATACTTTGAAATTTTTACTATCTTCATAGAAACTCATTGTTCATTCTTCAACTTATTTCTGCATTTAGGGCCTACACCGTATTTGATTGATTTAGGCTGAATAAGTTTTCTTCCGCATACAGAGCAAACACCGCAATGATAAATTTTCATTCTTGTATTTTTTCTTCTATTATTCGCTACTTGAACAATGTATAATGCACCTTCGTATACAGGATTGCCTACACCGAAGTTAGAGTTTCTAGTTTCTCTGAATACATCTTTTCTCATCATCCCTACATAGAGCCAACAATCGTCTCGCATCCTTGCATAAACAAAGATGGTAGGTTCATTGAACTTATCATATCTAGGAAGATTAAAAGCATATGTTCTGTACTTTTTAGTTTCAGGATTTTCAAGAGTAACTACTCCACAACCATTATTTATGTATTCGTGAAGAATAGAAGTATCTGTGATTTCGCATGAAGAATCTTGATATGTTCTAAATTGTTTTCCATATGTTCTATTTCCTGTTTTCATATTTTAACCTCCTTGAAGGTATTGTATATCAAATACAATAACGATTCAAGGAGGTAATTTTCAAATACTTTTATGCAATAAACGAATTACTATCTTAACATTGAGCAACTCCTATATTCATGATATATGTCTTAATCTGGATTATGTTATCATCTAGAATAGATTGTATGTCATGAGAAAAATTTGCATAATATAGCTCAATTGTTGCAAGCAATGTTTCTAGAACAGATTTCATACAGCAAGATCCTTGCTGGTTTTGATCGCAAACAATTCCTACTTGCCCTTGAAGAAGGTCAATGGGATTAGGTGTGCAGCAACCTGACACCTTTGCTATAGTTACAATATTGTGAATCCAATATCTTATGTCGCTTGACATGTAATATGGATCTAATCTATTCATAGAGCTACCAGAGTAGTTCGTTGAAAGATAATCTAGATTCAGCGTAGCTACATAATATCCCTTCAGCAGTTCAGCAAATGGATTGAATTGTGGCATATCTTCACTATCAGCTACATCTAGTTGTCCATCAACTGTTGTAACTTCATAACATTTAGGAGTTTCGCTTAGAAGAGAAACAAAGTCATCGTTGTTAACAACTGCAGTCATATCTGCAAGAGCTGAAACTGTGTTATAGTTCGCCATAACAGACTCTAGATTGACATGAAAATCTGTTCCCGATGTAACTTTAGACAGCTTCATGAATAACTTTGAAGAAGAACTTGCGTCATCGTTATCAGCTGACTGATTCTTTGCGTCTTCATCCTCATTGAACTCTTCCATGTTGAAATCATCTTCATTGTTATCTGCATCTTCAAAAGCTTCACCATAAAACTTATCAAAGAATTCAGTGATCTTATCATCCATCTGATCTTGACTTATAGAAGGATACGATGCTTTCTTCCCATCCTTGGACTTGATGTACATGTTGAATCTACCTTTTCTCTCAGGAACGGGTACAACCTTACACTTAATTACAGTGCCCTTTCCGCTTGTAGCTACGAAGATGATACCACTGTCATAATTCTTTCCATCAACTGGCTTGGACTCTTCTACTTTGATTCCTCTCTTAACTACCTCATTGATTCCGTTGCCTAAGTACTTGGGCAGTGATTTAAGTAGCTTAGCAATGATTCCAGCTTCTACATTTTCCATACAAACAATCCTTTCATACAAATCAAAGAGCTGATCAATGTTGATAAGACACGACCAGCTCTTTTTTCATAGTATTTATCTTACTTCTTGCTAGGCAGCTTGCGAACGGTCTTACCAGCAGGCTTTCTATTAGTAGAAGCAGACACAGGCTTCTTTTTCTTCAGTGGCTTTCGAACAGCTTCCAGAACTTCCTCGTCACCTTCAGCAGTAACAGTGAAAACATCTTCACCGACAGTGAATTCAACAGAATTACCATCTTCAGCTGTGTCAACATCGACAGGCTGACCAGTCACTTCTGCAACCAGCTGCGCTACATCCTCTGCTTCAAATAGAAGATCAGTTGCCTCAGGGGCAACATTTACATCTTCATCAGCATCAGGAGTGTCATCGACAACATCTTCATCCATTTCGGGCTCAATCACTTCGGTATCCAGATCGTCGCTAGCAGTTACCTTCTTAGTGTTTTTCTTAGAAACAAACATGTAAGAGACTCCTTTTCATAAAATTTTAGTTCAAAACAACAAGTCTACTTTTCTTAGGCTCAAGTTCACCTCTTATAGCTTCTAACTCTGCGTTAGCTTCTTGAAGAAGTGTATCACCGTCAAGTGTTACATTAGAGCCCTCAATTGTATATTTTGACCGAGATCTGCCTAACGATATTTTTGCGAATGCTAGGCTCATCCGGACTAAGTAGTCAATCCAGGTTGTTCCTTGAATCTCTGATACATCCTGCAAATCTGGAACATATCGTATAGTTACCATTGCAGGTAATGGATCTCTGTGCGTAACATAAACTACTTGATTATACGGATCATATTTCCATTGAAAATCAGTAGAAATTGTGTTACGGACTTGAGCCATTGCAAGTTCAGACATTATAGGATCTATGTTGATTGAACTTGTGTTGCCTATCGTACTATAGGCGTTTACAGCGGCAGCAACCTGGAAAACATTACCACTGTCTATGTTACTCATTGTAAGGCCTATTCTAGGATAGGCAGCTTGAACATTGAGAACTTTGTTTGTATGGATATCTTGCTTGAGCAAGTCTATTCTAGTTTGAAACGGGACAGTCTTTTCCACTGACTGACGAATGTATCTTTTTAGTTCTCTAAATGCAATCAATACTGCTTGCCTTAGATCAACCTCTTCTACATTCTCGTTAGTAGGAAAGCCTAGTAAGAATCCAACTTGAGCAGTTACTTCATCCATAGTCATATCTTACTAGGCCTCCTCTCTATCACGCTTTAACTAGTTCTTGTCTTGTTTTATCTTCTGTTAACTGGAACTTGTATCCCTCTGGAGCAGTAAGGTCATATCCAACAGGTATGTAGATATGTGTCCTTGATAGGAAATCTTCATCTGACTTTCCTTCCTGCTTAGTATATTCTACAAGTCCAATTATCTTAACAGTGTCATCCGCAATATTTACTGTAACACCATCGTCATATTCAGGAGATAAGCCGTAATGAGCATCAAATGCTACATGACCACCAGATGCTTTTACAGTAGTTCCATTCTTCATAACAACATTTCCGAAGTTATTTGATAGAATGTACTGAGTAGAAAGCTTTCCAGACAATGTTACATTATCTAGAATCAACTCGTCTGCGAAGTTCTGAATAAGAATAGCTAACTCCGGAGAAGATGTTTTGACAGTTCCGTTCTTAATTAGAACTTTTGAACCCTTCATGAATCTCAATCCGTTTGAATAGCTACTATCAGATCCGACAAATGGAGGCACGCATTTTAGCTCATGTCCATTTAGATCAATAGTGATGTTTGATCCAGCTTCTGCCTGAATGCCACCTTGGTAGACATTCTGGGCCAGCTTGATATAAGCTCCTGACGGATTAGCTGAAATGGCTTTCTGGATAGCATCCTCTCCGTCAGAAGCTGAAATATCAACCTGACCCTTTACGTAGGGTCGACAGTTACCTCGAATCCCTGACCGGCAAGAGCACGACCGATCTCTTCGTACAGCATCTTGTCTTTGTAGTCATCAGTTATGAACTCATAACCAGCATTCTCACCAGAAGAAGCTTCGGCAGCCTCAGCAGCCAGAATAGCGGACTTGCAAGCAAGAACAACACCAGGATGGACAGAAACTTCACCTAGGAACTCAGACAGGTCCTGAGCCATCAGGAACTCACCCTTCTCCCAAATGTTCTTGGAATAAGCGGTATCGCCTGCCTGGTCACGGAAAGCCTTCTCATCCACATAAGACTGACCCAGAACAAATTCAGGGGCAATTGGATAAGTAGGAATAGATGCTTCAACCTTAACAGGCTTGGTGAACTTAATAGTAATCTTGTAACTCATTTAGATAACCTCCAAAATGATTTATGTGATCTTTGTTTTTTATTAACTTCATCATACAACGAAAGATATAGTATCTCCCGCCTATCACATAAAAATATAAGGTTCACCAACAGAAAGTATCTATATGCTTGTCTATGAATTGTTCCGCTTCATCTGTATTGCAAAAACTAATCCATTTCCACCGTCCGTGCTTTAGCCCATATTTATTCTTTTCAGCGTAGAAAAGAAAACACCCATAGTAATAAAGATAGATTGTTACACCTTTATATTCATACGACCGCTGGGGCATAGAGCAAATCCTCCATTCTTAATATTCTCTGAATATATCTTTCACCTTCAGGTAAACAGTCATACGAACAATAGTTAGACATTTTATCTGTGTGAAATACATTTTCACCAAGGAAAATCTTTCTATGACATTTAGGGCAATAAATTTTAGGAAGAAATACTACTTTAACCTTGTTCTTCAAATTCATTTTGCTTGTATCAAATCTAGAATTGAAAAGATACATATTGATGTTCTCTTCTCGAACACGCTCAATGTCTCTTCTGTGATAGAAATCAATATATCGATACAGCGAGCTTGTGTTGTCAAAGAATTTGTCATCAATGACATATCTAATTCTATCGGGTCTAAATTCACCTCTATCATCTACAATATCAATTCTAGACAAAACATCTATATATTTGTTTGTTATCTTCCAGTGTTTCCAAAGATTTACTATAGAGGATCCGCTAGGAAGAATAATGTCTTTTTCAATACACCATTCAAATACAGCTTTTCTTAAATCTTTGCAGGTAGTGTATTTCTTTCCTTCAAAGTAAGCAATTGTCATGTTAGTAGCCTCTAGTATTCAAGTTTTGATATGTTAGATACTTAATATAACGATTCTTATCAAAGATCAAGTGCATCTTGAACAGAAAGTCTGTAACAACCTAAGCCATAATCGCAAGCACACTTATATGAGCAGAAATGTAATGTGTATCCCGGAATGATGATTGCTTGATTTGGTTCATAAACAATCTTCCCACAATCATCGCATTTGAACGATTTACTTTCTACGAATTTGACATTTTCTATAAGCCAATCTGGTACATTTTCTGCATTTCCATCTTTGATGTCATTCAGCCATGATTCCAAAGATGAGTTATGAAGTGTAGGATGCAGAGGAGGTACCCTAAAATCGTGTTTCAAGTACCATAAAACTCCACCTTTGTATTTTTCTTGAAATGTCTCTGTGCCAAGAGTAATCTCCCAATAATGTCTTACACCTTTCTCTCTCTTCATATTACTTCTCAGCCATCCTCTTCAAATGCTTATTAGTGTTATGACGCTGAACAGCTGCAACAAAATCTGCTCTGTTAGCATCGCGTCTAGCTCTATCTGCAATGCTGTTTGCTCTTTCCTGAGCATCAACCATTTGCTCCTGAAGCTGATTGTAATAAACCTCCTGCTGGAACCTCTTTTCATCAATGCATCTCTGCTGTTCTCTGTCGTAGTTCTCAATTGCTCGATTTACATCGAAGTTAGAAGAAGCCATGAATTCTTCAATGTATTCTAGAATAGGAAGAGACCTGTAAGCAGTAGGAAGGATTTTAGTCTCACCATAAATACGAGAAATTTCTCGCTTGTCATGAGTGATAGCGGCTTTGCAGTTAGCAATATCTTCACGTTTCTTTGCTTCGTACTTGACCTTGTCGATCTCGTATCTAGGCATCAAATCATTCTTCCATTCATCCATATCCTTTTCGTATTTCGCTTTAGCTGCATAAACCAGACTGTCGTAGTCATCATCAATTTGCTTCAACTTAGCTTTGAATTCAGCAGAGTTTCTAACTTTCTCAACATCAGCCTTTTTCATTTCACGATACTTCATGACGTATCCAATGGTAATAGCTACGTGAAGAAGCAGAAAAATAGGTGTATCAAACAGCTTACAGATGCCAAGAAAAATAAGAGCTGTAATAGCCCAAAAGTAGTTGAAAACCTTCCAGTTGAACCTCATGGAAGACTCTGGCTCAGGGTATGCAGGCTTGGTATATGTTTTCAAAACAGGCTTTACAGGAGGATCGTAGCTGCTCCATTCAAGTTCATCAAGTGTATCCTGCTGCCATTCAAGATCTGCTGTAAGATCACGAAGCTGCTTAATAGTAGAAAGTTGTTCTTCTCTTGTCATAAAACTTTGTTCCTTTCGATAAATTTTGATAAGTCATTTCTATCTACAATTATTATAACGATTTTTGTTTATTCAACTGCCATGTTATTGTGCCTGAATCAAATACCTTTACGAAACCGTGTTGAATCATTATTTCCGATTCACTAAGAGAAAGGTCAATTGAATCATCATGAAGAAAGGATTTTATATTTGATTTCTGTACAGTTACTCTATTAACAGGATTATCTGTAGCAAGTTCAACCCAAACATACCCGGGGTCAGATCTTCGCAATTCATGGAATCCTAATTTATAGTACAAATTTCCCTTTGTATGAGCCCTATCTGAAAATGATCTTATTTCTTCTGGATTGTAATTATCAACAAAGTATTTGAATAGCTTGCTTGCGCCACCAACAACATTTGTGCCTAACTTAGAACAAAACCGTACTAATTCCCAGCAATTAGATGTATCCGATTTATCTGTGCCAATTGTTCCTCTTAGCTTTCCAAATGTCATCAAACTAACTAACTCGTCATTGTAAGTTAGTCCTAGCTTAATTGATGCTGACGCTTCTCCTTGTCTATGATTACATTCTAGGAATGATCTAGATTCATTAGACGAAACATCAATTAGTTTGCATTTTCGAGCATATACCCTATTTCTATTACATCTTAAAAGATTACCTATCATACTAAGTAGGATTTCTTTTCTGCTGTACCATTCATAACCAAATACATGAAAAAGAAATACACCTTTTCTTTCGCACATTTCTGTTTTCATTTGATGGTATCTAATAGGCTTTGGTTTATTTGTGAAACTACTTGTAGACGAATTATGCGTATAAGTTGGATTGCATTCTATTGCAACTTCATATTCAGGTAGATAAATATCTAATTCATACGGTGTTATTAAATTCTTACATCTTCGAATGATTTGAACATCAGGAATCAGTTTCCTCAGCTCGTCTACTATTTCGTCTTCCATGTAAGATACATTACACATTACATAATCATCTAAGCCCTTCAGTCGTATTTCTTGAGAAATAGTAGAATATGATACTCCTAAATCTTCTGATAGCTGATTTCTAGTAGGCTTTTCTGAATAGTTCTCTGATATGTACTTCTTTCCGTCTTTTCTGAATTCAATCCATTTTTCAAGTTTTTCAGGGTGATCAACCATAAGAAAAGCATAGTTGCTGAATCCATATTTTTCTTTACATGTATCTCTTCTTTTATTCTTAACATCTTCGCTTGAAAGAAAATGTTTTACTCCATATCTGGATAATGAAGTTTCTTCAACTGATTTCTTGTATTCCGAAGTTTGCGTATACCAATCTGATCCGTACCTTTCTCGATTTGTTTCCTTGATCTTTTCTATTACTCCAGGAATGTGCATAGGTTGATCAACACCGTACTTTTCAGTCATTGTTTTCTTATGATTCCGAATCATAGATTCAATGTCTTTGTTTCTAGATGATAATTTATATCTACATTCTTTAGAACAAGTCTTTATGTTAGAATATCCTCTTACATCAAACTCGAATTCTTTTCCGCATACTTCACAATTCTTGTAGTGTGGGCCACTACAATAAATATCTTTTTTTGTCTTAGGCGTAAATTCTTTTCCACAATATGCACATTTTCTAGTTAGCTTTTCCGAATTGTCGTTTCTAACTTTCTTAGCAAGTATATCCGCGCATTTCCTTGAACAAGTGGTTTTAATATAATCGGGTTTGCATGAATATTCAAATTGTTTTCCGCAAACGGGACAAGTTTTTGTCTTTGGCTTTCCACATGTTCTTTGTCTATATGTATTAGGATGAAATGTATCTCCGCAAATTTCGCATTTTCTAAACACATTATCCGGCACCTTTATGTGTCCACCCATATAGTATCACCTCTTAATTACAATAACGATTCTGAAAAAGAAATGATATAGAATAATACAAAAATAAACCCGGTCTCTTTCGAGACCGGGCTGTGATAAATGATGAAGTTAGTATCCTTAAAAGGATTAGAAAGTGCCTAGGATCTTGCCCTTCACGCAAGTGGCAGGGTTGACGACCTTGCTTGCGTACATTGTGGCATAGCCTTGCTGCGCGGACATGTTAGCCAGACCAACCACATCAGTGTTGGTGATAGGCATATACTCGCCGAACAGAGCCGTGTTCTTTCTAATGTCGTTACTCTTGCAGCACATGACCCAAGAATCAGGATCGTAAGAAGGATTGACATATATCTCGAACTGGTCAAGAGTACCGAACTTGTAAGGACCAACAGTGTCATCGATGTTGTCACCCTTGAAGCCGTTGATCATGCCGATGTACTCAGCTGCGGTAGTACCTACCACTAGACGGTTCGGGCGAGTCATGCGAGTCTGCTGGTAGATAGAAGCAGCAGCCTGACCCAGCTTCAGCTTGAACATGTTCAGGTAATCAGAAGGAACAACTGCACCAGACAGAACAGGAGAAGCATCCCAGTTGAAAGCAGGCTTGTAAGAAGCTGCTTGCATCAGCATATCCAGGCAAGAGGTGTTGATTTCAGCAGTGATCTCACCAACAGCGGCCTCCTTGGCCATGTCAGCGATGTTGGAACCATATTCTTGCTGAGCAGCAAATGCAGAATAGATACTCCAGTAGCAAGCGAGCTCCTTGGCCTCAGCGACCAGATTGAACTCATCAAGCTGCAGGTAACCCTTACCCATCTTAGCACCGTACTGGCCATTGGTGTCAGGACCAACAGTCTCATTGTCGTACTGGTAGGTAGCAGTCATGTCACCTGTCAGGGTGCCAATCTCGCCGGTAGCATAATCAATGGTTCCTGATTCTTCCTGAGTATCGGCTTTGTACAGCTTGCCGTCACCCTTATCAACGAATACTCCCTGAGCGCTCTTAATGGTAACAGTGCCAGGCAGAACAGGAGTATACATCAGCTGACCGTCAACCTCTTCGTTCTTTACTACCCGACCAGTAAAGTTAGGATCAACGCCCTGGCGGTTAGCAAACGGAGAAGACATAACGGTACCAGACTTGGTCTCTCCCTTAGTGTTCTCAGCAATGAACTTGAAGTAAGGAACCAGCTGCTGACGAGAACGCATCGCAACGGAACCGAAGATGTCAGTTACAATCAGCTTCTGAACAAACACAGGCAGCAGGTCCAGGAAGTCGGGACGAGCCATGATGTTTGATGTATTTGTAGCTGCCATGATAGCGCCAGGCTTTCTACAGTTACGAGCGATCTGATTAGCGAACATTCTCTGTGACGGAGTAAGATTTACTGAGGACTTAATAGCGGAAGCGTTACGATTACGAACGCCAGAAGTAATGCTCTGACCGGCAGTGACAGGTCTGCGGGCAGGAGCAGTGGAACGCTTAGTGATCATATTGAAACACTCTCCTATATAAAATTTGTAATTAAATAGTTACCATGTCATCGTCAAAGTAACAATCATCTACATCAATTTCTTCAGGCTCTCTAATAGAGGATGGTTTTCTACTTATTGAGCTTGTAATAGCAGAACGAAGTGAAGCTACACTTGTTGATTCAGTTACTTTAACCTTCTGAAGATCAGCTCCAACTGCTTGCGAATACAGTTCTGCATAAGCATCCTGATAATCTTTAAGCATCTTTTTGCAAGCTACTATTTCAGCCTTGGATCGCTTTAACTGTTCGTCAAGGTTTGAAGTTCTTCTCTCTACATTAGCAGAAGCATTGACGGTTTCATTGAGTCTGGTTTTTAGAGAAGAAATTAAAGAATCCTTAGAATCAACAATATTCTTGCTTTCGCTTATCTTCTGTAGATATTTAAGGTTGTTTGATCTTTCTTGCGAAATCGTCTCTTTCATTCTGATTGACGCTGCAACTAATTGCTTGCATCTTTTCTCTGCAGCATCCTTTGCATCTGTTGCACATTTTATCTGATCTGCTGTTATTCTACTAATAGAAGAAATCTTTCGTCTTGCTTCAATTTCGTTTGAAGCTAATTTACTTGAAAGAATTTGATTTTCTTTCTTCAGATGATTGTTTGCTTCTACCTGTTCTAGATAAAGTTTTGTCATTGACTCTACTTTATCTTTTGTAATGTCTACATCATCGCATTCACTTAAATCATCGTCAGTTAAATTACATCCTTTTATTTCTTTCTTTCTGTCTTCTAAAGCTTTATATTCATCAGACTGTTCAGCAAACTGACACTGTAGAATATCAATAGCTTCGCAGCTATCAATGTTAGGTAGATTCTCTTTAACTGCTGCACAAATTGCTTTATACTTCTTCTGGGACTCTACATCGCTAGAAGCTGCAATCGATGTAAAAGTAGGGATGCTTTCAGGAAACGCAGGAAACGATACAAGGTCAAATCCTCTAAATACAAATGTATCAGGATCAACAGAATTGTTTACAATGTCCCCTGCGCCTCTTACAGAAATTCCGAATGTTACACCTGCGTCTATGAATGTTTTAACTGTCCTACCAACAGGAGTATCAATCAGATTAAATTTACCATATACTTTTCCGTTATCATCTATATGTCCTTCTGTCATTACAATACAAGCATTTCGGAAGTCCATACATCCAGGATCATCGGGATGTCCTAGGAATCCTATGTACCATCCAAGTTCAATAGCTTGCTGATACGATTCAGAACTAAATATGTTTTCCCATACAGGTCTAGTTATATCTAGTCCATTCTCATTTGTTATGTTTGAATCAGCACACTCACCTTCAAATATTCCAATGACAGGGTTCTTGGGCTTTTCTGATTCTATATCAGATACAATCTTCTTTCTAGTATCTTTCATATTCCAATACCTCAATTTTTCAATTCCTTAGCAGCTAAACGTACTATTCCGCCTATTGCTAAGGTCTTTAATAGCTGTTTTATGATTCCCGATTCAACTGAATCATTCACTTCAATTGAACCTGACTCTTCAAGCTCGTCATAATTACTTTCGTTCGCTTGACAAGCTTGATCTAGATCATCATCAGATACATCAATATTTGTAACTGACTTAGGATTTATTTGATATGTTGAATCCCCGATAGAGATTGAAACATTTTCTCCGTCATCATTTACGCCTATGTTGACATCTTTAAGCTCGTCTACTTGAGTTAAGAAATCAACTAGAGATGAAGGAGTAAATAGAATCTGACTGTATTCTTCTTCAGCAGCATGTATTACCTTCTTCAAATCTATCACTCCTTATTCCCAATTTATCCATTTAAGAGTCGGTGAGTAGTGCGGGTACAGGCTCATTATTCCTCCAAGCTGATCCATTCCGCCTATCTGTATCTTCCACACAACTTGTACTATTTGATTTCGTTTAACTTTGATTATATTTTGTTTTAGAATTCGTCTGTTTTCTTTGCATTCTGGTGAATCAAAATAAACATGTCTCTGTGTATCCCATTCAGCCATCTTCCAATTGTTAGAGTTAGGAGGAGATATTCTGTAACCGGCAAGCAATCCGTTGTCGCCTCCGTCTGACCAATCAGGCTTAGACCAAAGACCAGCCTCTGTAATGTAGATATAATCCTTATCTGTTTCTCTAAATTGCGAAAGTGCTCCTGTAGATATCATTGCACTATACACAACATCAACTGTTTGAGGAAATTCTGCTTCCGTTTCAGGTACAATATCTCTGAATGCAATTTTAGCTCTTGGAAATGATTCAGATATAAGCTCGCAATTTACTGTTGGAGCACTCTTAGGCTGATAAATAGCTGTACCTAGTTCGGATGGAAGTATCTTTCCTTCTGCACAATCTTTTACCTTCTGAACAGTTTCACAAGATACAGATCCGTTTTCGTCTGCTTGAGCAACGAAAAGTTGCTTTTCAGAAAGCTGTTTAACACCGCAATTGTAATCAACTAGTAGCATAACATCTTGATAGTCTACTTTACCATCAAAGTTTATATCACCAATCTGTAGGATTTCTTGTTTTATTTCTTTATGCACTCTTTTTTCGAACACAGGACCTAGACCTAGATATTCTCGACCATTATTTTCATTTGGGTCGTATCCGTCTGCACCGTATCCAGGAGTCTGTGTTAGATAATCAACAAATCTGTTTGCTTCCTCTAGATCTGGATCATTTGGATACTTATCTTTATAGCTTATAACTCCTAGACCTGACGGAAGCCCTTCAGAATCTGATTCTTGATTTATCAATCCCATTGTACCTAATGATATGTACATTGGGACATACGAACTTAGCATATGATACCCTTGGTTAAGGACACCGTCGCCCTTTAAGTAGTGAGCAATTCCGGTAACTAATGAATTAGTTGCAGCATTGTGACCTGTATGCTCGGATACAACATTTCCGGAAGTAGGATCAATTACTCGGATAGATACATTGTGTCTTATAGGTATTTGTTTTGCAACTTTCTTAAGCTGATCCAAGTAATCATCTCCTTATGGAATCTCATCATACTCAGATTCTTCATCATGAGTATTTATTGTTGTTGTTCTGTATGAATCTTTTTCGTATACACCTATTTGATATTCTCTGGGAGCTACTTCATATAAAGACGTAGGCTGTTGAGGATCTAATCTTCTGTGAAGATTTGGCATTGTAAATCCTTTTTCGTCTTTAGCTACATCTTCATCTGAAGCTTCCTTCCACGGACCATTTCCCATCCGTTTGATATCTTCAGCCAATGAAATCACATCCTTTAAGATTCATAAAGATACAAGGTTCTCATCATTCTTCTGGAAGTGTTTTCTTAATTATGTTTCCATTTTCATCCCTAACAAGATATGTCTTTCCATCGTCTAAGAAAACTGCTGAACCTAGCTCGGACATTATAGGGCTTACAGCAGGACGAGGATTGAGGATATTTTCAGATCGATCTTGATCAATTGTATAAATATCCTTTGAAACTGATTCTTCTTTATCTTTATCATATCTTAGATTGTAAGGAGGCTCATCATTACTTATAACATAATTATCAGGTACAGTAGTTTCTACCTTGAGCGGTTCCTTACCTAGACCAAATATAGGTTCAAGCAGTGACTTAACTATGTGTTCGTTGTTGGCCATCTGAAGCGAATAAAGAGATCTGTACCCTGGATCAATTTCTTCATCTGGTCTATCTTCAACATCAGAATTTCGGTACCATGCGTACCTTCTTTTATCGTCTTTGTTAACTTCGTGAAGATATTCGTTTTTCATCTTCTGCATTCTTGCATAATCATTTCTACTGTAATGTCCTACATGAGTAACAAAGTTAGAAAGTTTACTTTTCTCATTCTCATTTGTAAGTCTTGCATCAATTGATATTTTTGTTCTTCCGTCGAACCTAACACCTGAATGCTGGAAGCAGTACATACCTAATGGCCTTACATACTCTATACAAGCGTCAATTGGAACATCGTTTGATGTAAAATAAACTATATCAATGAACCCATTTTCTACATCGCTAGATACATAAACAGCATTTACAGGAATAGAAGTATCTTCCAGTCTGTTTTGAAGAATGTCCTTTTCTTTCCCGTAATTTATTACACTAAATTGTGCAAGATTGACTTCCGCAGCTAATGTTACTCCATCTTTAGATCCCTTGTTCTTTATCATAGACATGAAATAGAGCATAACAAGACGGTTATATGCTGCTGATAATCTATCATCATATTTGAATCCTATGGTGTCACCAAGTAACCACAAGAGATCCTCTTTGCATCTTAGTGGATCAAAGCAGTCAATTAGATTTTCTGTGTCATACTTTATCTGACCTAGTGCTTTTTCAAACCAATCTAGGAAGAATCTGAAGTCCTGACTGGACTTATAAACTTCGGGGACAGAAACATTTTTCATGTCCATAGATCAATTCCTCCTTAATTACTTAGATACTCAGGATTTATCCTTATTGCCATTGCTGATGCTACATCTGGTGTATATCTAGCAAAGCTGATGTAGTTAAAATATTCAATGTCACAATCAGACCAAACAATGCCCAATGTCTTTGCACTGCCTGGATCAAAATGTCTTATTCTAGAATCGCTATTTTCAACTACATCTATAATTTCCATTAGTGTAGGTTTGACTCCGATATTTCTATTTGCTGGAGAGAAGTAAATTGCAAGGTTCTCTTTGACCTTGTTGATGATAACAGCTGCTGTATCCTTGTCAAGAGACTTCTTAGGTGTTATTGTTCCAACAATATAGAAGTTAAATATTCTTAACCAGCCAAACTGAAGATCAACTGTCATTGCTTGCAGCGGTTTGTAATCTCTTACAACATTATCAATGAACTGAATAGGCGGTTTATACTGAATGAAGTTTGTCTTCCTCTTTATCTGAGAGTTATTCATCTGCCCTGAACCGTAATTACTCGATAAGAAATCATTATGTATTGCAAAGCACATTGCTGTGTACCTCTTGAAGTTTGTTGCAAATACAAACTTGTTTGGATCAGATGGATCAAACCCAAGCCCAAGTACTGAATTCCAATCAAGTGTTGGATCTCCTTCAGGGAAATCATACTTTGTTAGATACATCTTAGACTTCTGTGAATCTGTTAGATTCTTATCATTGTATATAGCAAGATTTATTTCAAGCGCTTTCTGACAGTCAATTACAACTCCGCAGTCTACTCCAGGTTCTCTATTAAGAAATCTGTTGAAGTCGGGAAGTGTTACTAAGCTGTCAAAGGTATTGATATAGTTTCTGCTGTTGAAATACGCTTCACGAGCTGTCTCAGGGCTCTTACCTGTTACTGTATAGCTATGAGGCAGCTCAACAGTATTTGATAAGTTTGATATAGAAAATTCACCTGAGTCGCTATCAATATATTGCCCAGATTTTGCAGGCATGAAATCTTGTAAAACATTTTCACCTACGCATCCAATTACACCTGAGCAGTCAATCCAATAAATAGTTATCCAGTTTTTATCATAGTTCTCAAGCTGGTTAAGATAGTTTGAGAATTGAATCTGTGCATTTGAATAATTATCATATGTTACTGAGAATCTAGGTTCAGGCTGAATAAATTCTGCAGGGCTGTTGCATTGAATCCACTGAGTAGACAAGAAATCATCTGCATTTTGGCTTGTCTTTGCTTTCACCCAAATAGCTGTTGTATCAATGTGCTGCGACGGAAGCTTTATTATGTAGTTACTTGACTTTATTTTTTCTACCGAAACACTATAACTACGAAGCTCTCCCTCTATTGCTACTCTTGTGCAGCTTTCGCCTGGATCAAGATGAACAATATCTGAATCAACAAACACATTTATATTTTCAGTAAGTACAGTTCGCTGACTTCTTGTTTCCTTTGTACCATACTTATTTGTAAGAGGGAGAATATTGTATGTTATTACTCTAGATTGATTTGTAATATCTGTATAAGCGTTAAGAGTGCAGAAGTTACTTCCGTTGAATCCAAAATCAATTGTCATTGTTTCATTAGAAGTATTTGTGAAAGTTACTTCTGTTCTTGCAGCTGTATAGAATCCTAATTCATATCCAATCAAACTGAAAAGTTTCTCAGCGTTTTTTCGTTGAGAAACTGAAGGAGCAAATACTTCATTCGCCATAAAGTCTAGATTGACACCAAGCATATCAGCAACAGAAGCGAGATACTTTCCAAGCACAACACCTGGATCCGCATCAGCTTCGGGTTTCCAAAGTTCTGTTAGTTTTGGAACCAAAGACCAAAATTCATTTACAAGAGAATTATAATCTCTTGATGTGTAACTTATGAGCCCATTTTCCGCCATTTGATGTATCCTCCTTCGTCATGTCAACGAATTGAAATAATCTACTATTGATTGCAAATCAGCTGTATCAATATTTAGTGTAGATCCATATGTTGTTTTTATTGCTAAAGTCATCTTCAGTGACTGCTGAGTATCTTTTGTTGTTTCTACATCAGATGTTCCTGTAAACAAGAGGCCTTCTGAAATCTGAGTTTCTTCAGGAATTGAACACGGTTCATGTAATCTAAGTTGAGAAACTATATCGTCTTTTATTCTTTCTTTCTGATTGGCTGTGTTGTACTGCCATAAGTACTTTTTCAATCCTACTCCAAAATTTGGATTCATATATAACTCAGTTGGATCAGTTAATATTAAGAGCTTTGACCTATTTACAACTGATTGATTATCTTCTATAACAGAAACTTTGTTTCTAGCAACATCAAACATTGACGGCCAAGCTAATGAATTTGTATACATCTTAATTCACCTCAATCAATAGTATTCAATCCTGCAGGTGAATACTGCCCACCAGTTAATCCTAGAACAAGAAAATCATTTGGAGTATCATTTAGTGATGATAATGCAACTACTTGACCTCTTAATGGATTGTTAGGCAATAACAATGATTGATACCAAGGGAGGTTTTCCTCATTAACGTAATTTCGTATGTTAGCACCCTTGTATTCCTTCTTATTCATAGGACCATGTATAGCAGGAATCCTTACTTGAATGAGCATTGTTCCCTCGTTTGTATATTGATAGTTCATTGCGTATCCGTATACTATCATAATTCATCTACCTCAATATTGGTGTCAGTTTCTTCCAGAAGTCTGATGCAAAGCCTTGACGCTTAGAAGATTGATAATCCATGTTTGCAGGTCTTTCATAGCATCTTACAAAGACATCTGCAGCTTTCTTAGCGCCTTCTTCTGTATTTGGAAGCTGAGAAAGATATTCAACTAATCCAAGATTTGATCCGTAGTACCGCTTTACAAGACTCTTGTACCAAGAATAGTTTTGATCAATGTAATGAAATAAAAATTCACATTGTCCTGATAAATCTGTCTTCCAATCACTTCCAACAAATTGTAAGAAAGCTCTCCAGTTATCTCCATTCCACATACACATACCACCAGAATACTGACCGTTACTGTCCATTATTGGCCCTAACGATATATTCAATGAGCATTCCGCGTATATATTAGCTACAATTCCTACGCCAGATGAAGATGGGAGACCCTTCGTCATACAGAACTTAACTATCTCTCTTGCAACAGATTCAACATTGCTTAGATCTAAATCTGAAGAAACAATGTATCTTGACGAACCTAAAACACTAGAAGCAGCAGAATTATACATTGCAGTGAACAATGATGTATAGTTAACTACAGATAATTTAATATCAGATGTTTTTATAGAAGGTTCTGATGAGGAATTCAAGTATCCTATCTCTCTTATTATTGAATCTTGCTTTGTGTTTTGGTAATCATATAGAGGACCAATGTACCCTGATGATCCACTGCCTAGCCCGCCAACAAATCCTCCTACTTTCTCCCAATCAGGTCTGTAGTATCCGTTTATACAACTATATGTATAATCATAATTATGCGTAACAACTTTTCTTTTTTCATTGCTTCCTCCAGGACCCGAGTTTCCTTCTATTGTATGAACAACCGATCCGTCAAATGACTCTACAATACCTATATGATCTGAATAGTATTTGTCATGCCCTGAATAGGATGACCTACTGTCCCATCTATATACAATCATGTCACCGGGCTGAGGTTTGAAATTTGTTCCATGCCAAGGACCTGTATAGAACTTTCCCCAGCCGTTTGCTACGCCTGTTCTACATAAACTTCCAGCACCATAGTCAGTAGGAATTATTTTTCCTAATACTCCTACAGCTTTTGCACAAGCTACAACAAATGCTGCACACCATGGTTGAGGTTTTGATAATCCAGATGTAGACCATGCCCATGTTCCATCTTGACCTATCTTTGATCTAGCAGCTTGTAAGAATTTTGCTAGTACATTATCTTCTGAATTAGATGATGAGCTTACAGCCGGATTGTATATAAATCCTTGAAATGTGTATGCGTTATTTGCATAATTATTTGGCCACCTTGTGGATGTCCACCAAAAGGTAGACGATTTCCAACCGCTTTCAGAAGTAACAATAGAACCATCTGAGTTTATTTTCTCGACTATTGCTACATGACCGGCTGCTCCCGGTTTTGCCCAACAAGCTACAGCGCCTAATGCAGGTTTACTTCCTCTTTTGTATCCATCCTGAGTGTAGCTGTACCATGTTCCGGCATTACCTGTACAAAGTTTAGGTCTTTCTCCTAGTATCTCCCAGAACCTGCCCCAAGCATATGTTGTACAGTTTGGCATACCATATGAAGGATAGAATGGGCTACCTCCGTACCAATAGTAGTCCCCTTTATTCGGTGCAGTTGTCCTAGGCTTGAAGGCCATAAATAATCACCTCATTGATTATTGTATGCAAAGAACATAGGTGTAAGAAGTTCAGTTATGTTGTTAAAAGCATCAATATGATCGTCAATCCAAAGCAACCAATCTTCCGAATCCTTTTCCCAGTCTATCTTCTTTAATTCTTCACGTTTAGTGTATAGACCTATCTGACCCTTAAGTCCGAGTTCTTCTAATGTCTCTTTGTATAACTTTAGTATTTCATCATTTTTTGTTTTGTTGAATGTGAATGACGGAACTACCCAGAACCCTAAATTAGGATGAAATGATTTTACAGCAAGATACACTTCATACATTTCTTCTTTAGCTTCTTGTAATGTTCTTGCTCTTCCGTTGAAATACATACCGTATAGAAGATTTTCGTCCTGAATCATATGTATCTGATTTATTAAATTAGGATTTCTAAATTCAACTTTTGAATGCGTTGAATCAAATAGGAAACCTAATTCAACAACTACCCCTATTACTCCAAGTTCTTTTATCTTCTTGAAGTCTACTGATTTTACTTTTCTATTTATTGTTATTACATATGGGTCTATTTGTTCAGGTGATGGAAGTATTCCTCCATTTACAGCTAAAGCATAAGCAGTTGTTGTATCAGCAGGTATACTTGAATCTATACTTATGTTTACCGACGACGGTGACCTAGTAGGATTATATGAAGGATTTGATAAAATATTATTTACTTGATTAGCTATATCAGGAAATCTTGCTTCTAAATATGGTCCAGGGCAGGCTGTAGAAGCATACCATTTGTGCATATGTAAGTTTCCAGATTTGTCACCTGTATAGTTCAATCGTTTTATTCCGTTTCTCTTGCAAATATCTGCAACAAGTTTTATCAGCGATTTATATGACGCATCACTTACAGGCCATTCACCACCGGCAACACTATTTGAAACTTCTATTGTTACTGCTCTGCAATCAATCTTTCCACTCGATGTTGCCCATGACCTATTCTTTTCCTCTACATATAGTCCAATATCTCCATCTCTTCCTATTCCATAATTTGAGGATGCTCCATCGGTACCATATTTGAACCAGTTACCACAACTTTCTGCAGACATTACACCTGCCATGTGGTGAATAACAATATGATCAATTACTCCAGATGGATTATTGAATCTGCTATCTGTTCTGCTTCCATAATTTTTTGTTAGTATCTTCACTGTAGCTAAACTACTATTTGAGTAACTAGGCAACCTTACTCACCCTCTCCCATGCTTGCAGTTTCTGCCAAAAATGAAGGAGGAAGCTTGCTAAAATCTGTAATAATTTCAGTAGAATAATCTCCTTCTAGAGAATAGTTGCTGTATCTTGTCTCTATTGATGAATAGAAATTGTATGAGCCGTCAAGAACTTCTTTAGGTTCGTTAGGATGTAGTGCTATTGATTTATATATAAATGTTAAACTAAGAGGATTTTTATCTGTTCTCAAATATTCAAAATGGACAAAGTCGTCTGTTGTTCCTAAAATTGTACCCTTTCGGATAAGTTGCCCAGGAACAACAAACGACTCTCGAAGCATACTGTACAACAAACAAATTGTATTGTCATATTGAATCAAAACCAGATATCCATTTTTATACTTTGCCGAATCAATAACAACACCGTCGCATATAGAGTAAACATTTTTACACTTTATATTTACTCCTGTGTGAATATCGTCTTCGGTTCTCCCAAATCCATACTTTGTTCCTACTTCAGGATATTCTATATCATTGTTTGTAAGAATGCAGTTCAGTATTTTCATTTTTGTCACCATTAGATATATGTCCCTGACATATATGTGAAGTCAGGATAAATTGTTCCGAAATCAACTTTTGAAGTAGATACTATGTTTTTTGTTTTTGAGTACGAAAGTTTAGGATATGATGAACTTCCTCTTATCAATATTCCTTGCTGAGCTGCAACCTGATTAGCTGAGCTCATAACAAGTCTTTGGAGCTTTAATGTTGTAACGAATGTCGAACTGATATCATGTGATACAGAAATTATGTTGTATACTCCGGTTATAGGAGATATTGTGTTCCCTGACATTACAAGTAAGGATATAGGCTGAGCAATATTGTACTTATTTGTGCTACCAGGAATAGTTACTGTAAAGTCTCCACTGAATTGAGAAGCAATTGCATTCACATCATTTATGATGTTAGCAGATTGAAATACATCTGCAAGTGTACTACTCCAGCTATTGACAACTTGATAATCTTGAGCAATAGTGTTACCGCTGCCATCAACATTGAACCCAACTTGTGTATAGTTCATATCAGTCATGTTATAAGCGACACCATTGTATGAACCTGACAATGTAAGAACATTTGTGTTAGCTGTACCATACTCAAGAGTATCTTTTGTGTATGTGCCAAGGAGACCTGCGTTGCTCTTATAATGTATACAACCTCTGATTGTCATAGTTGGTTCGTCTACCCAATAAGAGAAAGACGAACTTTGTGGCTTTGTATCTGTAAAACTTGTTTTCAAGAAATTTGAAAGCGGACTTACTTTTCTGTTGTTGATAGCTTGACTTAGTTTTCTAACTTTGTAGCTATCAAGACCTGCAGAATCTCTAGAAGCATTGTAAGATTTTGACAGTTTAAGTAACCCTGGAAACGTTTCGTAATCGTCTTTTCCTGAATAGGTTCCTCTAACATAACTATTGAATGATGTTGTCATTGCTCCGTGATTAACGAGTGTAGGTTGATCGCAATGATCAATATCTAGATCATAGTAGTTAGTAGCTTTCACTGCTACTGCTAGCCCCTCAACAACTGCTGATGGTTGTACTATCCCAGAAAGCTCTGGAACTCTTAATACAGGTAAACTTGTTTGTATAGCAAGCGAAGCATAACCCGTAATGGAATATTTCATGTATCTACCAGATGTGGAAACTTTGAAGGTTAATGTAAAGCCTTGATAAGAAAGAGATTCTAATACACTCCCATTTTCATCTAACCATCCGAACAGGAATGAAACAGGTATTCCAGATGAATTTGAATAGTTGCTTGCATTCTGTGCTGATGTGTATAGAAGAGCTTCAAAAGCTGAAATGTTTATTCTTCTTTTGTCATCTCCTCCAACAATGCAATCAAGAGTCCATTGAGTCATTGATGATATCTCGCTGTTACTTAATGATAATGATGTAAATGGAGAAGGGATTACAAGCCCAAAGTCTGTAATAGCCACTCCTGCAAGAAAAAAGTTGCAAAAACAATGTTTAGCCAATTATGACACCACCTTACAGTTCAGGTGCTATTGAAAGAAGTCTTTCAACTTCCTTTCTAGTATTATCAGATAGAATCATCTTATTCTTATTATCTTTATACCATTTGTTTGCAGTTGACTTTGGATCAAATACAAATTGAAACGAACTCCAGTCACACAACATTTCGCAAATATACTCAAAAGGCATATCCATTGCTTTGACTTCGCCTTCATCTCTAATAAGGCACCAATACTGCCAATGATGATGGTTTCGCTTTTGATGCAGTAGTAAAGCCATATCAAATGCGTTTGAATCTTTCTTGTTGTTTCTATCAGGATAAAAGTAATTCAGATACGCATCATATTCATCCTTCTGATATTTTGACTTATCATGATTAGCAACCAAATCAATTACCTTTGTAATCTGATCAACATCTTCGTCACTATCGGTAAGGATAGCAGGATACAGAATATCACGCCACGCTGTATTTACTCCGTTTATGTGCTTCATAAGATACTCGTTGTATTCTGACTGACGAAGATTAGAAGATGCTCTGATGTATCTTTTCATGTGTAGTTACTCCTGTCCTAGATTCAATGAAGTTGCTGGAATGGACTGAAGGATTTCGCCTGTTTTGAACAAGTCGTAGAATGATGTAGGTATCATCAATTTTTGTCCTTCTTTGACAGTAAACCCATCTTCTATCCTATTGAAGTATGAAATGACCCATGAATATTCAGCTGACCCTAATGTATCTCTTGCAATGAGGTCTAATCTATTTTCATACTTATTAGGTACTTCATAGTACTTTACATTCAAATTAGTTACAAAAGCATTTGGAGTTTCAAGAGTTGTTATTCTATCGTTTGATGTAGGAAGATGAATAACTTGTCTTAGCCCCCTGTATCTAGATACATGACTGTAGTCTTTACATACACTGTATTCTATTCCTCGTTTTTCAATGACCTGATAAGGTATCAATGTATTTTGTATGTACATCAAATCACCTGTTTCGTATAAATATTATTGATTTTCTGGATTTGTTTGTGTTTCGCATATGCGAGAAAAACACTTTCTCAAATAATTATACGAAACAAGATTATAAATATACGATTTGATATTATCCAATCAATGGTTTGTTTCTAATTACGCTATGATTTAGAGCAATTTCAGAAACTTCTGTTATGTTGAAGGAAAGCTTAAAAGCAAGATACCAACCATCTAATCCAATTGGTCCATTCCAGCTAACAGAGCAATCTGTCATTACTCCTCGTATTAAACATTTGCCCATAATATATAAGGAAACTATTGGACAATTTACAGCAGACCCATTGAAATCAGGATAGCAATTTGATTGACAATAGCGTATCAGATCATTTGCTTTACCGTCTCTATGGTCTGTTGTCCACATATCTCTATGAAGTTGGAATTCAAACTGATTTGTTCTAGGACCAGAACTTTCGTATAGCTGCCATGGCTCATATTGATAGAGCATATCAGGCATTTGAGTATAGTTAGCTTTTCTGCTATCATTATATTCTTCAGGATACGCCGGAATATCAATTCCAGTTGGCTCAAGAGAAGAATACAATGTTATATCTCCCCAAGGTAAATTGAAGAACTGTGTATTGCTACCGTTAGATCTGTATCCGCTAACTATTTTAGAATTCCGTATGTTACTTACTTCGTTAAATATTGAAGGATCAATGTAATGCGGAGGGTTAGAAAGCATTGTCATGGCTTTGTTGTATACTGTTTTCTTTACTCCTTCATTATTTCCCAATATGCTGTAAGATGTAGGAACTTCCATCGAATCGGGAATTTTGAGCATTCCGGGGAATGTTCCTAAAGTGTCTAGAACTTTCCAATCATCATCACTCTGAATAGACGCTTTTTCAAATACATCAGAATCACTCGTCATGCCATTGAGTATTGTTGACTTCCTTTGCCATGTTACTAACTTAGATGTATCAGAAACTGTCTTATTGCACTTAGCAATAAAAGACTTTCCGATATTAGGAGTTCGTTCAATGTCGTTTGCAACTAGTAATCTTTCTACATTTGAATCTCCAACAATAGATGCGACATCTTTTAGCTTTGTATCATTGGTAAGTTGTAGATACTTCATTCACTTTCACCTTCTTAAACACCTGCGGATTCAAGTCTCAAACTCTTTATAACATGAGGTTCTCCGAACATGGTTGCAGGTCTTCCGTCATATCTAGAATATGTTCCGTTTGGATTAAGGATTTTAACATATCTGTTGTCTTCTGTTATTTTCTTTATCCACTGCTTGCTGATAGACAAGCATTTTTTCTTAGCTTGTTCAGTGAAGTCATCATCTACATTATCTAAATCTAACAAGACCAAAAGGTCGTGTCTGTCAATATCTGAAGAATGTTCTGAAACAACTACACCGAGCATATATGAATACACCCAATCTGGTAGAACCTTCTTATCTTCTTTAGATTTCTTGAAGATGTCAATATGAAATCGTATTGTCCGGACAAGGGTTGCATATTGCTCTTTAAGTGATTCGTCTTTAACATAATAGTTGTCAAAGAAGAATCCCTCATCGGAATCAGATTTCATGAATGCTTCTATCATTTCATCATCTGATATCATATGATAAGGATAGTCGGGAAGATAACCTTCCCGAGTATACTTTATCTTGATGTAGTCGTGAACTAAACTCATCCGATTATCTTCCCTTCAAAAGGATGGAAGGATTCAGTTGCCCAACCATCAATCTCTGTACCATAGCTTACACCGACAACATTTGTAATGTGCTCGACATTTGCGAGGAATGAAATTGTTCCAGGCTCAACATCCTCATCATTTGTATTCCATTTCTGTGATAAAGCTGTGAATTTTGTATCTATTACTATATATCCTTCAGGTTCATCCGACGCATAAGCAGAAATGAATTGGCCATCTATCTTCAATTGCTTTGTCAATCTATTCTTAGGATACTGTAGTAACGAGTTGTTTGGTAATTGGAAACTTGAAACAATTATTGATTTACCATTTGACACATTTCCAGTAGTTCTATTCTTTAATAGAATTCCGGCTCCTAAGATAGTTCCATCTGTATTGAATGTTAAACTTTGAAGAGCGTATAGATAATGTATGTCATTATCTACCGCTTCATTCCAATAGTCTATGTCGTTTGTTTGCGATATTGAATCAAGAGACATGACAGTCATACCAGAAACAGTTAAGTTGTTATCGGATTCATCAAACTGTCTGTACCATAACTTCAATCCATAAATGTATGTTAGATTCTCAATTACCTCTGAATCATACCATAGACTACAATTAGACAAATTTATAGCTGGACCTTTATCCTTGCTAAGAGCTAATGTAGAATTTATCTTTATTTTCTCGCAATTTACTATATTGATAATTGTATTTGAATCTGCTTCACCTGAAAGATTTATATTTACACCAGTTCCGAATCTGCTGTCAATGTTTCGAATAGTAACTATTGATGCTTCATCTTCTTTAGGTAGCTCTAAGGTGATATTTATCATACCGTTATACTTACTATCGTTCAATGTATCAGAAGTAGGAAATGCTACACGATCGTTTACGTATTCATCAAGTTGTTCTTGAATGGACTCTGTTGTAAGCCCATTTCCGAACTCTTGATCTGCGCCAAGCTGATAGGCGAGCGTGCCTGTACGAAGTAGAGCATAATCTAGCAGTCTAAGATTACCATTCTCGTCTCTGTAAACATATCCACCATCTAGTTTCGTGTCAGGTACATTTAAGAACCCTCCAATTGATTCTTCTGTTGCTAGATTGATTTCTCCAGTTAACCAAATAGGATCTGAATACATCTTATCTGCATTCTTTGCTGAAACGGTGTAGAAATAATATGTTGTATCTACTGCTTGTGTATCCTTATCTACCTGGTCATATTTTATTACGATGTAAGATGTGCCAATTGCTCCTCTGTAGTTGCTTGTAGCTACTTGAAGTTGATTGTTGTACTTCTCTACAGATTCATCAGAAGAACCTGTTTCCGGAATTGGATCATTCTTATCGGACGACCATTCAAACTTGGTTATCTGCAGATCAAGCCCAGAAGGAACATCTCCATTCTTGTTACTTGTTTTGAACTTAAATTGTGTAACAGTTCCATCAATGATTATGTACAATGTAGAAGGAGATTTGGTTGAATCAGAAGAAGCAACAACTGAGTTATCCGTTCCTACTACTACATAATCGCCAATGCTCCAGCTAGAACTTATAGGGGGCAGCTCTTTTCGTTTTTCATCAGTTATAATATCAATGTATGCTCTTTGTTTTCCTTCTAGAATCTTTGTATGGATCTTCTCAAAAGCATCTTTTATCTTCTGAGTGTAAGCATGATCAACAGTACCGGAAGATCCAGATGAGTAATCAGCTTTAGGTAACTTCATTATTCTGGGCTGATAGTAAAGCTGTTTACCGTCTGTATTCATCATCCCATCAATTTGTTTATGAGGAAGAGCTAGAACTACATTTCCGTTTGTGTCAGTTCCGAAGTTTGCATTAGTTACAGAAGGCTTTTCGGTTGTAGCCTTGTTGTAACTCTTATCCCATACAATCAAGCTATCTGTTATGTTGCACCAGGTGTCCTTTGTTGATGAACCCTTACCAGAGAATCCGTATATGTATCCCGGATTCAATCCATCTCGATTGATATAGTTATCAGACATGAGCTTACTGATATTTGTAATTCTATCAGCATCTAGATATCTACACTTATCAGGATAATTCTGAGATATGTTTGTTATTCTACCATTCTGATAAATGATGTCACCTAGCTTGATGTGAGCTGTAACTTGCCCTTGATCATCTTTGCAGTCAATAGGAAGTTTGAATTCTGATTTAGGCAGAATAACTACCTGAACTCCTTCAAAGTAGTTTTTCTCTTCTGCAATCATGGCTCCGGCCATTGTTTCTGTTGTGCTATACATTGCACGAAGACCAACAGAGAGCTCTCCTAGAAGTGGTTGCATAGAATTCTTTCTTAACTTCTGATTTGCTTCACCTATATCAATCTTTACAGGTACAAGTGATTCAAAGTAGTGACCGTTGATGACAGCTCTACCTTCTGTTATCATTAGAACTTGGCTGTCACCGGAAGCTATCTGTCCAGAGCTTGTTGTAGTTCCAACCAGCTTAAAATCATCTTCTGAATTAACAAAAGACTGACCAACCATATAATGGATTCGCTTATTACTCTGAATAGGGCCTACTTCAACACTTTCTCTAGAACGAAGGTTGAATTCAGTCATTAGCTGACCGCCTGTCTTAGAGTTAGCTAATGGGAATATGTTTGTTGTTCCTGTTGAGAATCTTATGAAATTCATTTATCGCACTCTCCTATCAAGTGGATTCATAATTAAATGTACCTGTTGCCATTGCTGCGATTGCATCGGGAAGTGTAAGCCTACCAGATGTGTTATTCTGCTGCATTATGCTCTGAACAACGATTAGAATCTGGCTCAGTATTGCATTTGTTTGCAATGTAGGATCAGTCAGGTCTGTTGCAGCTGTTAGTGCATCTGCAAGTGCATAAATAGCATCAGAAGATTTATACTTCTCATCGTTCTGTATTTTTGTTACAGCTGCGTGATCATACGATTTACTATATAGAATATGATTCACGAAGTAATCATCAAAGGCTTGTTTGAACTCTGTATTCTTCGCAAGTATCTTAGAAATTAGATCGTTTCCTGATGTGGTTAGGTCTATCATACTCTGCATTTGACTGTCTGAGTTCAATGAGAATGTATCGAAGTATTCTAGACCTTTATCCCAGAAGGTTTCTTCTTTCTTTGCTTTTCTTGCTTGTTCTTGTCCGCCCTTAACTCCTTCTTTTGCTTCAAAGTAGCCTTGAAGGTCTGCTTCTGAATATCCTAAAGTATTCAGCGCTTTTTGATAGTCAGATATTCCGAAGTTTCTTGCAGTTGCTGCCCACTCATCATATGTCTTACCTTGGTCAACAAAACTGTCGATAGTATTCATCATTCTATCGAAGTTTGATTGAAGAATCTGCTTGTTCCTTTCTTCTGCGGATTGTTCATTAGAAGAAGTAGAACTTCCAGAGGATACAGACATTGCTGTATTCTTTACTTTAAGACCGTAACCTTGACTCTTTCCTACTGTGCCCCATTGATAATTGCTTGATGGACCATATGACGAAGATTTACCGCCTACTCCATATTTGTTCGGATTCTTGCTATCTGTTCTAGAAAGAAGAAAGCTTGCTATGCCTTGTGTTGCAAGCTGACTCAAGTATGCACCAGGAGAAAGAATCGCAGATGTTAGGTCACCTATTGCGTATGCAGTTCTGCCAACAGCTTGAGCTTTGTAATATGATGACTCTCCGCCTAGAAGTTGAACAAGGTTAGGTGTTAAATTAAGCTCTTTTCCTCTTGTTGTCAGATTGTAGAAAGATTTTGCATTTCCTTGACCGACTTTTCCAAGTGCAAGAACTTTTGCAACATCATCTTTTAGAGCATTTCCTTCGGCAGTAGATTGTGCTACATTAGATACAGTAGTAATCAACCATCTTACCGGGTTGAGGATATTCATTATGTTCTTGATAGTATTTTTGATACCAGCTAAGAACTCTAATGCTGAACCTTGGATTTCTACTCCGTAAGTAGTTTCTTGAAGCTGTTGAAGTCTCTGTTCATCCCACATATGCTGCTGAATAGCTCTTGCAGCTTCGTTGTCCATTACAAGTGATAGACCGTTCTCTATCATATATTGGTTTACTTGCTGGTTTCTAAGAATATCAGCATTTGTTGTAGACTGACCAGATTGTAGATTAGAAATGTTCTCATTGAGAGAAGCATTTGATGTATTCATGTTTGTGATTGCTTTTGCAAGATAGTTGAAATCAACTCTTGCGAAAGCATCCATTGATACTCCGAATACATCTGAAAGTCCTTCTGCAACTTCCATGAAGTTGTCATTGGACATATTCTGCATCTTCGCTAAATTAGTGAAGAGTGTTGAGAATACTTGTTGAGGGTTATTTACCAGAGCTTTTAGGAACTCAGTATTTCCTGCGTTGATTCCCGCAAGCGATCTTAATGCAACAATTTGAGAAGAATTACCACCTGTCGCTGCTTTTACTATTGCATCAGTCATTGAAGATGCAAGGTCAGGAGCAATTGCTCCCGTTACAGCAGATACTGCGGTTAGCACAGATGACAGCTGACCTGCGTCTCCTTGTTTAGCTGCTGTTGTAATCTTTACAGCTTCTTCAAATAGAGACGAAGCATTCTTTAATCCAGTACTAAATCCTCCTGCAAGCTGTCTACTAGAATAAAGTAGATTACTTGCAAAGTTTTCTAGCTCAGATGTTGCATAAGATATTGCTTCTGTTTCAGACTTTCCATTCTTTATTGCATTAGCTGCAAGAGAAGCATATGTTGATGAATACTGGAAGAAATCTTCTGTAGGTATTGCAGCATTTAGCTTTGTTGCTAGATATGCAAACTCTTCTGCTACTTTACCGCTTAGCCCCGATTCAAGAACTTTTGTTAGGTTTGTTGTTATATCAGAACCGCTTACGTATTTCGCTAGACCTTCTTGTCTAAGTCTTTCAGCATACGAAGCCATCAGATCTTGAAGATCTGATTTTGTGTAACCTTGTGTTTGGTTTATTGTTCTTAGATTTGCGTCCCAAGCGTCATAAATCTTTTGAGCAGCTTCTTCTAGAATCTTGAAAGGCTGAGTTATGATGGTTTCTACATCTTGCTTAAGACGGTCTTTTGCAAGTTCAGCTCTTCTATCTTCAGAAGCTTGATCTCTTTTTGCACTATCTTTCAGCGCTTTGCCGAATTTCTTTGCACCTTCAATTGCAGGTCCAAGTGCTTCTGAGAATAGTTCTACTGCTACCATTCCTGCAACAATAGCAATGCCTGCAGGTCCTGCAGCGGCAGCCATTGAAGCAATTCCGCTTGTTGCTGCAGCAGCAGAAGATGTCATTGTGGCCATTGCTGTTGCACCTGCTTGAGCAGCTGTTCCAGCAGTTGCTGCACCTTCAGCCATTGTAGCTGCAGCAGTTGCAGCAGCCTCTCCAGCTCCGGCAGCTGAGGCAGCTCCTTGGCTTGATCCAAAGACGCTGTTTATTATATTTCCCGCTTTTCCTAATATAGAAGATGTTCCAGAAGCTGTTTGTACAGCTGACTGACCTTTGAACTTACCAGCTAAGTTTTTTATCGCATCACCTGCTGCAGATTTACCGCCGTATTTGTCTGCACCTTGTTGAAAAGCATTAGAAGCAGACTCAAATATCTTCTGTTTTGCATTGTCGAGCTTACCGGTTACTTTCTTTCCAAGCTTTGTGCTCTTAAATGCGTTCATACCAACTTTTCCGAGTTGGTTTCCAAGCTCACCGGGTAGGTCTTGTACGCTTACTCCAAAGTCCTTTGCGAAGCCTTGAACAACACTCGCCATTTGATCTTTGAAGTCTTTTCCTAGAATACCTTCCCAGAATGCGTCTTCAAATCCATCGCTGAAGCTACCGTATGATTTCTTTCCTGACTTTCTACTTCCTGCGTTCTGAGCGTATTGATCTCCAAAGTATCCCTTTTTCTGACCAAATTGATCACGAGCAGATGATTGAGAGAAACCATTTGCTTTCTGAAGGATCTGCTTTGTTGTTTGATCTATAGACTTAAGATAATCTTTTACTGAGTTTAGATTACCTTGGTTGTTCTGATTTTGCTGTTGCTGATTTTCATCCTGTAATCCTTGAGATTCAGAAACAAATCTTGATGTTTTATTTTGCTTGTTGTTATCAGCCATATTGTTTCTTCACCTCTCAATCTTCTTTTCTAGTTATCATATTCAGAATTTCTGTTTTATGATATTATATAAGATTTCTGGATATTAAATTAGAGACGGGACTTTTACATCCCGTCCCTTATTGGAGGAAAATATCTATTTTGGTTTCTTACCTTGATTTAGTCTCTTTTCTCTTTCTCGAAGCTCTTTTTCAAATGACTCTACATATTTCTTTCTCACGAATATTGGTTGATCCATGAGCCATTCAGCAGAAACAGCTCCTTCAGAAGCTCTTGAGATAAATAATGTTTCGTCAATTATGTTTTCATACATTTGTTGACGAATCTCCATGTATGTTTTATTCTGGCCGTTTACTTCTATCGTGCTTCCATTGCCGTAGATCGTCCAAGGTTGGGCGAAAAAATCTTTCGTCAACCAGAGCTAAAAATGCTGCCCCATTGCTTCCGCATCTAGGACAATTGCAGCTACCTCCAGCTCTTAGACCGTAGTCTGTAAGCTCTGCTACTCTGTCCTTTAGGACAATGTAATCAGCGGACGATAGCTTATTCTTAATTGATACTCTTACATCAATAGGAGTCATGTTCTTTTCATCTCCCATTGATGTAATCATGTAGCAGATTCTTGAAAGCTCTCTGTTAGGTTTTCCAGTAGGACTGATAAATTGTTTGTCTTTATATGAATTTAATGCTTGCTGCATCGTCAGCAGATGTAGCTCTACATCACCGTTAAAATCAAGAAATTCATCGGCCTTGATCTTAAGTTTATTCTTGAAGTTTTCTGGAAGTGGTTTGCATTCTACAGATGTTAAGTTTACTCTGTATTCTCCGTACATCTGTCCGCATTTATCACAGAAGATAGAATTTGTTGTGAAATATGGTCCGTAGTTTAGCAGTCTTAAGCATCTGCAAATCCACTGGTAATCAATTTCGAGAAGTTCTTTTGTATCGATTTTCTCTTCAATTGCTGAAGGAAGGATTTTGTCGATCATTGTTTGATCAAAATCTTCACTCCCTACATAATCTAATTCAGATGCTGTTGGAATGTTCTTAAGTGTAAGTTCATCTGGAATGTTTTTATACAGCCCCGCGCCTAGAAGCTGTATCTTTTCAGATAGCGCCATAAAGTAAAACCTCCAAAAGTTTTGTTTGGTTATGGTGAATTTTATGACTCACCTTCATTTGTATACAAGGTTCAAAATGATGAGCAGCTAAGTTATAGCTGCTCATAATTCTTATTCCCACGAAATTGAAATCCTAACAGAATCGTTGTTGAAAAGATTCTCATTTCGAATAGAAATACAATAACCTAGGTCTTCAAATTGATTAAGGCATTCTACAAGTTTGTCATAATCTGAACAAGCTTTTGTTACAACAAAATCTGTTTGATATCTTCCAGTGTTTACAGCTTCTTTTATGTATCGATTGATCGTATTCGTTAATGAATTATAATCATCGCAAAGTTTCCTTGCAAATTCAGCTGAGTAAATAGTATTTTCCATATCATTCATCCCACCTAATCTTAACAGATATGTTGTAGTAACCTTGGCCAAAGTCATCCGTTTCAAGATGCCTTTCTACTTCTACCTTGTAACCCAATTCTTCGAGAATTTCACGATATTTCTTCTTTGCGTCCTTTGTGCACTGTTCAGATAATATAACTCGGCAGCTGTATTCTCCGGATTCAGCCGCATCTCTTATAGCATCAGCAATTTCACAGTAAGGTTCGTAGCTGTTAGCGTCATTAGAAAGTTGTTTTGCTTTAGAAGCATTGATGATCATTTAATTTTACCTCCTGTCGTGAACCGTGTGATATATTGTATTCACTTACTCCAGTCGAACTGATCAAAACGAATATGTTTCTTGATGTAGTCTAACTTTTCTTTATCATTCAATCTCTTCAAAAGATTCATGTTGACAGTTGAGGCATCAATGTCCCACTTTCGGATGAAATCTTCGTAAGTTTCATTCGGATCCTTTCGACTGAAATAAGGCCTAGTTCCATCTCTAAAAATTCCGGAGAAGTATTCGGTTGCATATCCGCCTGTCTCCATAGGTATGCAAATTCCGGGCTCGGAAATGATTTTCAGAATAGGTTTGCATTCGCTGGAATAGTCAGAAGACGGATCAATGTTTACTACATGATCATTCAAAGTCATGTCATACGAGTATACAGAGTATCCGTATACTTTTTCGTATTCGTCATAGAACGAATCTCCACCAATCCTAATCATTCTTCCGCATCGCTGACAAATATGGATGATATCCATATTCTTTTCGCAAGCCTCATCGACAAGGCCCCAACTAATCATATGAATACGACCACATCTGCAAGGATAAACAGAAAATCCGTTAGACATAATATTACCTCCGAATTTGAATTCTATTGATGTGTTAATTACTTTAGATCTTTCAATCCTTTAATACGTCTGATCTCTTTACAAGTTCTGTCCCAATCCTCCTGATAAGTCTGAGAGCCATTTGGAAAAGGAAGATAAGGAATCCGAGAGTTCCACTTGGCATATGAAGTACAGTAATGGCGGTTCATACAAGTAGGGAGCATCAGCAACCGGTACTGGAGATACATAATCTTCTTTATATAGTGATAACGAGTCATGTTTTTACCTTCCTTTCTAACCTCTTAGTAGCTAACTCTACAACGAGTAAGGCAAGTTTCCTTTACTCCGTTGTATTCGCCGTTGGACTTAACTGTACCCTTGATAGACTTTACTTTTTCTTCATCACACCCAGAAGAAGCGAACCAAGAGTAGACGTTACCTTCTTTGTCTTCAAACTTGTAAAGATGAGTGGTTCCGTACATGTTATCGAAAGAAGTAATGTACTTGAAGTTGACAACTTCAAATTGTACCTTGTCGCCTTCGTTGTACTTATGAGAAGACTTCTGAGCAGCCTTTGCTCTTTCAGCAGCCTCTTTGCGCTTCTTGTCTTCGATATCTTTGTGACGCATGTAGGCCTTGATTGAAGAAGTAACGAATCCGAGCTCACTTCTTGCGAAGTAATCGTTGAAAAAGATAACCTCCAGGTTGTGCATGTAAGGATCAGTCTCGTTAGAAAGGTGCTTGCACCAATTGATAGTTTCTTCTGCAAGCTTCTTGCTTTCTTCGGTAACTTCAAAATCGCAATCCATCATCTCCTGCTTGATGGATTCGCTACCCATGAACTTTCTATCTAATGCGTCAACCTCGAAGTAGGTGAAAGCTCTGGTTGAAGTAGGATAGTTGCTGTAGCTGTTGAAGTATCCAAAACGCTTGACGCATTCTGCTACGTAAGGAAGATACTGAGAAATGTACCAATAAGGCTTGCCCCAACTTCCGGAATAAGGAGCCTGACCTTCGATCAAGTTATCGAAGAAGCTAATGTATCTTGTTACATTTTCTGCGCTGAGCCCACAAGTGAAATCCTTCAGACAAGAAAGGCCTACCTGCTTCCACTCACCTGTGACAGTGTTACGAACGAGGCAGGTCTTGCTACGACGACGCTTACTGTTGCAATGTTCGCAAATCGGATCCGAATTGAAGTAACGAGTAGGAATCTCTGCGTCTTTGTTGAAAGTACGGATGATGTTTCCGCCTTCCTTATGTTCGATAGATGCGATGAACTCCCAATCATTGAGCTTAGCAGTTCCTTCGGCTTCTACAAGAATGAATCTGCAGTTTCTCTGATTTCCTTCGTCATCTGTTACCTTTCGTATTTCACTTCCGACTACCTCAAACTTGAAATCACATCCGAACTTCTTGCACTTGTTTGCGATTGTCGTGATCTTCTTCTGAAGACGATCGAAATTCTCTTCGTAAATTGCGTACTGAGCCATTTTGTTACCTCCAGGTTTGAACCTTCTTGATGTGTTGAGGGCCTTTGTTATTGTGTATATTATATAACTATTCTTTTGAAAAGTCAATAGGGTTGACCTTCGTTAATAATTTCTTAATAATTTACATAGAAAAGGAGCAGATTTCTCTGCCCCTTCAAATTTACTTACCAGTCGATCCAAATCCACCATCACCGCGTTCAGTATCGGATAAGTTTTCTACTACTTCAAGATTTGGATAAATATATGGTACAATTACAATTTGTGCAATTCTATCTCCGAAGTTAACTTCTCTGACATCATATGAATCATTATACAAGCAGACCTTAATTTCTCCTCTATAATCACTGTCGATTACGCCAACACAATTAGCAGGACGAAGACCTTGCTTTGTTGCAAGTCCAGATCTTGCAAAAACAAGCCCTACATATCCATTAGGAATTTCCATTGCAATTCCTGTAGTAATCATACAAGACTTACCAGGAAGGATCAATGTTGCATCACAAGCAAATAGATCATAACCTGCTGATCCGTCTGTCCCTCTTTTAGGCTCAATAGCATCATGAAACATTTTCTTGATTCTTAAATTCTGAATTTTATTACAATTACAACTCATTATAGTCCTCCTGTTCCATGCTTCGGTTGCTTCTTTCAATGTTGCTTTTTCTTTTGTGCAATAACTGCATCTTGGACAAGAAATACGATATGTAGTTTGATTGCTTTGAAAATGTCCGTATGGTATTATTCTACCATTATCATAGCCGCATTTTTTACATGGCATTAAGGTGCATGGCTTAAAAACTCTAATATCATTCATCAGCCATCAGTTCTCCGCACTTATTCTTATAGTATTCAAAACCTGCCTGTAAATCCAATATTTTTTCTTTTAGGTTGCTAACTTCTTTCGTACGACTAGCAATAAGATCGGAATAGGAATTATAAACACTATCAGGCATAAACACTCCAAAATTACAAAATGTTACCGATCCATTTTCTGCGTTATGAATTGCTTTCATAACATCAGAATATTTACCACTAACCTCTTTCAGCTTTTCATAATCTCTTCGTTTGATCCACATTTTGCACCTCAACATAAAATCTAAACTCATAATAAGGAATATACGGCCTAAGTCTACACTTCGGAAACGGTTTCAATTCAATGATGGCGCACATCCCTCCCTCTCTAATCTTCAATCCTTGCACCGCAGCCAACAATGGCCGAACGAACGCTAATGGGCACGCCCACAAGTTGGACAGGACCATAATAGCCTTCATAAAGGCGATGCTTACCAAAGACGCAATAGCGCTTACCCTTGGTGCTCTTATAGCACTTCAGAATAGTGCAGAAATGCCCATCCACATCCTCGGCAGATACACACAGCATTCCGTTTGGAGTTTTCTTTCCTACAATTTCGATGTACTTAACACTATTGATGGACACAGGGTAACGCTGTCTGCTATAAGGATTGAACCAGTTTGAGCATTCATATTTGTATACTTTCTTCATTTTCATATCTCAGTTCCCTCACTTGACGAGACATAGATGCATCCGGACGATAGATGTATTCAGCGATTGCTAGCCCTCCTGTTCCATGCTTCTATCTTATTTTCTCTAATCACATAACCAGAAAGAATGCACCCGTTATACGAATGCTTCCATTCTCCGGAATTCTGAGTTCTTAAAATTTCACCCATCGGTTTAGCTTCTGCTCCGCAGAATGGACAAGACTTCAATTCAGCCATTGTCAGCCCTCCTCACAGTAAAATCTGGAAATATTAGCCAAGTTCCACCTTTTCGTTTCAAAAACCGTGGAACAAAGATACCCATCTTCTATGTGTACAGATTTCACGCCATAGACTTGCGGATTCGTGAAATTTCCGAATTGCTTTTTCATGTATTCCTCAAATTCGTCCTTGAAGATAATGGTTAACCGCATCAATCCACCTTCTGCATCCAAAAATTACGTCGACAATCATTGCAATTATTATGCCAAAAGTCAAAATGACAAACAAAATTACTGTCAAAAACCTTAGGACATGCACTCAACACGTTGTCATTACAAGTATGAGCATTAGGCCATTGCTCCAAGACTAAATCTTGCCGAGTTTTGCGATGATTCTCTTGAAACCGATTTTCGACAACCTGACCCATTATTCAACCTCCTACTCCTTATCCCACTGCATAATGTCTTCTTCCTCAAAAGGTACACCGTCTATAATATGATTCTTAATCATATCAACAAATACTTCGTTTTCACAACTCTTAAAATCATTGATCATTGCATTTGTTGCCAGCATAATGTACCTTGCATTCTTTACCATAACTCCTCCTTGCGTTATTCCTACCACAGCTTAACTAAGTAGCTGAAGTATTTTTAATTTACCACAGTTACTTGTCCCATGAAACGAAATGGGTAAATTTCAACTGGTCCAACTTCATTTTCCAGAATATCGGAAGCTTTCTTAAAGTACACATCAAGAAGACGGCCATATTTCTTTTCTTCTTCACTCATAGGAGGTAAGGACTCTTCAGGCACATGAACCATAGCAGTTAGCAAAGTACTACAAGAATTATTCCTATTTGTATCTTTGCAATAAGTCACTTCTACCACATTTGTCAGTTCTACTTTAGTCATTTTTCATTCTATTGATTCATCTCCACAAATCGCAGAGCTAATACATACCCAATTATTATAGACGATGATAGGGTCTTCTAAAAGCGTATCGGGTGCAACCTTATAGATTTTGCTAATATTGAAAGCACCTCCGCAACACCCGCAGATAATCTCATCTCTATAAGCAATACCGCCATGGTAGCGCCCATTGGTGTAATCCCAAAACTTTACCTGGGTAGGAACCTCAAAATAGTTATACTTCTTCATAGTAAGTTCTCCTTTCTCAATACAGATCAATTACATCAATCTTAAATGTAGTACTGTACCTTACCCACACGAGAAAAGATGTTCTCATTCTCCTTCATCGGCATTTCTGCTATCTTCACTGCGTAAGCCTTGCCTTCGTACTCAATGTAGAAATAACCATCGGAAACTGTTCCTGAGCTGTAACCTACGTCAAAACCTTTGCAGGCATTCAGGATACGATAGATTCTATCAATAATATTTCTCATTAGGATACCTCCGAATTTGAATTCTATTGATGTGTTAATTATTGTCTACATTGTAAATAACGATTCTCTGATCTAGAAGTGTGTTCGTTTCCTCATGTGTCTTCTTCACATCAATTATCCTTTGGTTTGAGCTACCTCTAAAAGGAAGCGAAATGTCACGAAGGCTTTCTATATATGGTCCATCAACTACTACATCTACGGGAAAGAAATATTCTCTCAAGTTAAACTCGTTTCCGGTGTATATCCAGATATCTTTCTTACTTCCAAAATCATGCTTTACTGCTCTGCATATATCAATCACTTTTGATCTATTTCTAGGAGACATTGGATCGCCTCCAGAAATAGTTAGGCCTCTGATATAAGGCTTTGAAAGGCATTTGATAAGATATTCTAAAGCATCGTTATCAAATACTTTTCCAGCTGAATAGTCATGGGTCTGAGGATTATGACAGCCTTTACAATTATGATTACATCCTGATACCCAAAGGACAACTCTGAATCCTAGTCCATTTGCAATGTCGCATTTAGATATTTTAATATAATTCATATATCAGTACCACCTTAGAAGGAATCGTGTTTTACTCTCATTTCTACTTCTTGCTGCTTACCCTTATTGAAAGATGTTTTGTAATCGTTGGTTAGATAGCCAGTTACTCTTCTCAGCCTCTTGATATCCTTGCTACCGCATTTAGGGCAAGTATCATTCATTTCATCGCAATATCCGCATTCCATACATTGATCATTTGGTACATTTATTGCGAAATAAGGAATATCTTTATCCATTGCGTAATTGACAAGCGTCTCAAGAGCATCTAGATTGTGTTTACAGCTGCTTCCTAACTCTACATAAGTTATACATCCAGCATTTGAATATCCAGTAAGCTGTGATTCTATGTCTATTTTTTCAAATGGATCAATATGCTTCCAAACAGGAACATGTATAGAATTAGTAAAGAATTCCTTATCAGATACATCTTTTATTACGCCATACTTTTCCTTGAACTTCTTCATTGCGGTGTAACAAAGATTTTCAGCAGGTGTATAATAAACTCCAAAGTTAAGGTGATAACCCTCTTTGAATTCCTTGCATCGTTTGTTGAAAAGATACTCAATTTCTTGTGCAAACTCCATACCTTCTCTAGTTGTATGGTCGCATCCAATCAGTATCTGAAGAGTTTCGGCAAGTCCAATTTGCCCAATGGCAAGAGTCCCATGTTTAAGCGCTGATTCAATTCCTTCTTCTGGAACATATCCTGCCATCAAATTGTTTTCATACATGAACTTAGCTGAATCCGGAGATTGACTGCAAATCCATTTGTATCTTTCAATCAATGAATCTCTTGCATCTGATATTGCTTCATCTAAAATAGAAAGGAATTCTGATTTCAAATCATATTCAGATGCTGAAGAATTTGACAAATAAGCTAATTTTTCTATTTTCTTTTTAGCTTCCATAGCCAAAGTAGGAAGAATTATAGTTGTAGGGCAAATATTTCCTCTTCCATCTTTTAGCTGCCCTAATCCGTTTATGTCGTATCCGTTAGCTGTTCGACAGCCCATCGTAGAAAAATATGTTCTAGGATCATTTACGTCATATCCTGCATTTCCAGACCAGTCTACATTACAATAATTTGGATACAGTCTTAATGCTGTAGACTTCAATGCAAGTCTGAATAGGTCATAATTTGGATCTCCAGGATGTCTATTTACACCCTTCATACACTGAAATATTCCGCAAGGGAAAATAGATGTTCTATTTAATTTACCTAGGCCTTCAATTGACAGATCAAGAACAGCCTTTGTTACCATTCTTCCTTCTGGCAAAGTACATGTACCGTAATTGATAGATGTAAACGGCAACTGGTTTCCCGATCTACTTTGAAGTGTATTTAAGTTGTGGTACATTCCCTCTACTGCTTGATGACATTCTTCTTTTGTCATGTCCATAGCATATTGATAAGCCTTTGGAAAATGGTGGTAAGCTTTGTCGTCAATTGACATCTCTTTGTTATATATGTCTAAGCCTTTGCCCCTAAAATTTTCAATATATTTTACACCTTTGATGAAGTGCTTATAGAAAGACTTTCTTAAATAAGGAACCATTGTCCAGTCAAGATGCGTTGAGCTAACTCCGCCAAACTGCTGCAAAGATTGCAACTGAAATATGACTGCTACAAGCTGAAAAGCTGTATTCAATGACCCTGCAGGTCTAACATCTGTCTGCTTTACAATGAATCCGTTTGCAAGCAAATCGTCAAATGGTACGCTAAGACAATTATGATTTCCCACAGCATAGCTGTTAAGGTCATGGATGTATACACGATTGTCAATATGATTCTTCTTTGCCTTTTCAGAAACAAGAAAGTCAAGTGCAAATTGTCTGCAAACTACATCGTTAGCTTCTCCCATTCTTCCCCCGAAAGAATGTTCGTCTACATTTGCATTCTGATTGTCAATTTTTCTTCCAAGCAGTTTGTCTGCAACTGCTTTCATCAAGTCATCATACTTGTCTCTACTCATTGAATGAACTTGACGATATTTAATGTACTTTCTAGCCAATGCGTACTTTCCTAAAGACATTATGCTATCTTCTACCATATCTTGAATTTCTTCTACATTTAGAGGTTTGTCGCATGTCTTTGCTTCTTGCTCTATTGCCCTTGCAATTCCTTCGACGTCATATTGAAATAACTTGTCGTCACCCTCAACCTCTGCATTTGCTCTATTTAACGCAGATATAATTTTAGCGGAGTTGAAATCTTCCTCTACTCCGCTTCGTTTAATTATTCTCATTTAGCAACTACCTCCTAGTTAGTATCGTTGTATATGTATATAAGGCTGGTCAAGGGTTATTTGACCAGCCTATAGACACAAGATCTTGCCTTGAAGATATAATATTTACTTATTACAATTCAATCTTCGTCGAAATCCGGATCAGATTGTTTGATAAGATTTTCTACGAAAGTTCTAAAGTAGTCACCCTTTTTGTCATCAACCATCAGATCTGCTACTTTAATCTTCATTAGTCTTTTAACAACTTCTGAGCACTTATAGAAATTATCGTGAATAGCGAAGTCAATAGGTATCCATTTGAATCCATCTTCGTCATGGATCAGCATTTTCTCTGTTTCAAGGTTATATAGGCCAATGCTCTCTTCACTAGAAAAAATTGCAACTGAATATGGAGTTTCATAAAAATTTGCATTTATGAAAACCGATCCATCAGGAAAGACATGAATTCCATTAAACTTTATCATCTTTTATCTCCTGAATAGACGAAATTTAATTTTTAGAGTCATCCATCATCTCAGAAACCGGATTTGTTCTAAATTGATGATACATTCTGTATAAATATTCATCTGAATTGATTTCTACCCAACCTGGAGTACCTTTAACATCCTTGAAGTATCTTTCGATATTGATTTTTTCACCTTCAGGAGAAATTGCGTAAAGTACTCCAAGCGTGTCGAAATCCCCTCCGTCTTCGTCATAAAGGAATTCTTTGCAGTAAATTTTATACTGTTTAGACGAAGGAGAATAAGGCATCTCAATAGGAAGCATCTCGTCTAGAATTCTGCATCCATATCCGTTGAACACATTTCTCGGATCGTCTACATTGACGCAGACAGATCGGTAAATATCGTTGTACTTAACAGACCCATCAGGATACACTTTCTTGAACAGCGAAGACATTCTAGAGCATTGATATTCTTTCACATCCTTGCTCAATCCTGAAACTTCATTCCATACGTCTTCTGTATCCTGAATGTCGTTAAGAGGACGTCCATCAATTAGACGAATCAAAATTGATTTAGTTATAGAAATAGACATTCCTGAATGACCATCCTCGAGTAGGGACTTGAATGCCTTAAATGCGGATTCATAGCATCCTAAAATGTAATCATTTTCGCCTCCTTCTTCTTCAGGCGAAGACTTGAGACGGTTTCTTACAATCTCAATTTCGTTTTCAGCCCAGTTGATAGTACTCATATCACTTATCTCCCTTCTTGGTTACTTCCTTCAGATCAATATATTCAAGAGGATAAATTCCATACTCGCAAGGAGCTGCACGACCTGTCTCAATCCAATGCCTGTTAGTTGCGTCTGTGCCTAGGCGTCCGTCAGTAGTTTCATACAACTTCTCTTCTCTACCATCAGAATATACGACAATGTCCCCATCCTGAAGCATGACTCCATTCCTGTCGAAGTAGGTATACTTATCATTTACTTCATCATAAACCATTGTAGCCTTCAAATCCATATCAACCGACCTCCTTATTGAGAAGCTTCATCATGTGAAGGAAAGTAGTGTCAACAATGATGTTACCATTCATTGTATTTGCCCAACGAGTTTCATTTGTCTTAGCAGTAACTCTTCTAGGGCGAGCATGCCCTGCAAAATCAGCAGCAGCATTTACAACTCCCCATGCAGTATCTTTGAACTTCAAGATGTCAGGAGCGAAGTAACAATACATAAATCCGTCTTTCATGTCCTGAGCGTTGTTCTTGACCCTATCACTTGCATCGTCGTCAACTTTGAAAAGAAGATCAACAAACTGCTCTACTTCAGACTGATTGAAAGTAAGATTAGCAAGTCTATCCCCTACAACGCTTAGATCTTCCATGTAGCTGTTAGCGAGCGCCAGCGTACGCCTTGCCTCTTCTAGCTTACTATTGATATCTCCAACATGACGAGTCGTCCAGCAGCGCCGTGTATTGCTAAGAGCAAGGTTAAGTGTGTTATTGCAAACAACACGAACAGGCGTCATGCAAACTTTAATAGATCCTAGGCCATCATGGCTGTTAGTGAAGCAAACATACGGATCAACATCGTCTCCAACTACCTTAACCTTAGGCATCTTAGCAAGAAGCCAAATCTGCTTTCCGTTTCTAAGAGATCCTGCTGTCTCATACTTTACATCGTCAGAAATGAGCTCGTCAGTGAATTCGAAAGCTTCAGCATTCTGAACAATCTTGTACTTGTTAGAAACAATTCCTAAAACAGTGTTGTCAGAGTCTCTAACATTTGATTTCCAACCTTCAATTTCCTTCCCCTCTGCAGTGAAAATAGGATTAGAAATTACATTCCAATCTAGACCAGCAAGGTGAAGTGCATCTTTAAAAGTAGGAGCTTCCTGGACAATAGTTCCAAGACCGTGCCAAGGAACCTCACGTACGCTAAACATTGTTTCAACATTAGCAGGCATATTTGTTACCTCCATCAAAATTTATCTACATTCAATATAACGATTCTTATTTAATTTTTATTTATCGAATAGCATAGTACAATTTACACCATAGAATAGCAGTTTTTGTAAACTCTGGATTAGTTGACCACCATTGATTACTTGACATGATAGCGGATATCTTCCTATCTATCATGAATAAATTCGCTATGTTGAAATTATTTCTATCATTATCTAAGAAACATACCATATTCCCCTCTGGCACAGGTCCAAAGTTATCGGAATATATTTTTTCTTGAAGAGGAATCCAATATGGGCGCATGTATCCACTAATATCGCTTTTTTCTGGAACCTCTCTAACTTTTATGAAAGTACTAGTTTGTGATTTTCTAATTGTACCTATAGGAAGCTGCTCCTTTCGCTTTGATCCGTATCTAGTTACGCTAGGCTTTCCTTTAAGATGAAGTCTTTTATTACATTTTTCTCGTATAGACTCGAAAGACCGTGTTTCATGAAAAGATTTGTTAAAGCAGTCAGCCATATCTCTATAGCAGGAAAATCTGTTGAAGTTTTCTACTAACCAGTATTCTTGCTCTTTTGTAAAATATCTTTTACCTCTCATCACCGATCATACTATTGATTGCAGAGTTCTTAAGCTTACCTTCAGAAATCATCTTATCGCGTCTAAGAACAATGTCTGCATTGTTTATCATCTGCTTCGCTAAACTAGAGATAACAGCAGCAATTTCTGCTGCCTGCTTCCTAGTTTCATTTGATGCTTCGGGATTAGTTAGAGCTTCAATCTGCTCTCCAAGTTTATTCTGAAGTTCAATCAGTGTCATAATTTGCTCCTATCAATATTCAATGTAGCTTTTCATCATTCTTCCGCAGTCAGGACAGAATCTTGAATATCTTTGCGACCACATATCACAACAGCTAGAAACAAATCCAGAACTAACTTTAGTTCCAGACCGATATTGTCTTCTCCATTGACCCGGGTAAAACATATCTTCCTGAATATATTCGAAGAAAATTTCAGGTACAATGAACCAGTCACAATGAAAAACACGCATTTTAATATCATTGTTGTAATCAACTTTGTGATAAGCTACAATACCACCATTGTCAAAAAATGAAGTAGGAATTTTATCATAGATCTTAGAAAATTCAATTCTTCTAGTATCTTTTTCACCCTCTCCTAAGTATTCGACAATAGCTTTCTGAATATCTTCCTTGCTCTTAAGTTCAGCAAACATTTTCTCTTTCCTCTATTGTCTTGTTTAGGTCAGACAGCTTCTGATAATATTTTTTCTCTGCGACTGTAAAATATTTAGTTTTAATGTAGTTAATTCTAGTAGGAGAGTTGTCATCTGTTTCTTCTGTCTGAAACCAAACATCGACTAGATAATAACCAAACATGTAGTAGCAAACTACAATTTCATTCATAAGACCTTTGACTTTGAATTCAGCCTGGTGAATAATTTTCATTCCGATTTCACCGTCATCAAATGAACAATACCATGACTGAATATCACTGTAATTGATCGGCTTTCCTGTCTTCTCTTCGTAGAAGGTATCATCGGGTCGATTGTATCTTGCAATGACGTCCTCCTTCTCTACACAAAGAGCGTGCCCATAAGTAGGCTTGTACTCTAAAGACAAACTGAATCTGTTGTGATATCTTTCATCATTTACAGGAACTCCCTGCTCATTTACATTGATCCAAGACATTTGGGTGACCTCCTAAAATTGATCTTTGTCTATCTATTTTGATTACAATCATAATAACGATTCTTAAATAAACATAAAAAATGACGAGCCTGAAAGACTCGTCATTCAAATTTGTATTTACTTAACCTGAATCCTTACTTCGCTTCCATCATTTTTAACAGAATATACAGCAAGATCAGAGAAGAACCAAGGAACTTCAATCACCTTACCGCTAAATCCTCCATAAGGTAAATCGTACTTCGTTACAGAATCTTTATTCATCTGAACACGAACTTTATCTTTGAAAGACATCTTCTTCAAAATATCTTTAACGTATTTACCAGATAAAGTATTTTCAGCTGAACATCTAACTACTCTTTTCAAAGTTTATTCTCCTTCCTATCAATAAGTAATAGTATTATCCAAATAGGAGAAGTTACAAATAAAATAGGTACTCCTACTAGAATCATTATCAAAAAGATAACAAATAATACTATGTATCCAATTAAAGTGATTAGTAAAGATAGTACTCCAAGCAATCCTTCAATGATGTCATCAATCATCGTCATTCTCCATGTCAAGAATAAATTCCTCAGCTTCATCCGAAGTTGCAAAATAGGGAGAGACTCGCTGTCCTCCACCTCTAACAACCCAACCGCTACCTGAATTAGTTATCCTATATCCGTGAAAATCATATCCAGATGTCTCAATGTCATCTTTAGAACATAAAACAGGATAGAATGTTTTCTTCATAACTACACCTCATATCTTTACTTAATTTCAATAACGATTTTCAAAATAATTGAAGGTTGTAGAAAAATAACGGCTGGCGAACCAGCTGTTAAATTTGATGAACAATCACTGCAGATCAGAAGGTTTCAGATAAATTGCTTTTGAAATAACGAGCGTGGTTTTTACCTTAACTACTTCCCCACCTGTTTGATTGTGGGCTCCATTGCTTAGTCCTTTGATCCAAGTACCGGGGCAACGGATCACATCTCTAACATTGCCCTGGCCATCATACTTGATGAAATATACCTGACGCATGTACTCAGATGGTAATCCCATTTTTTCGGTATCAGGATCATAAACCTTACGACGCCATTCACGAAGAGCCTCAAGAACATTCGGGCTGCAGTAGCAGTTAAGAGTCCATTCAACATCGGAATAATCAACCTTACTCGGGAATTTGATTAGACCGTTGCCGTAATGGACAACAATTGAATCCTGTTCCTCAACCACTTCGCCTACTTCATCTGTTGAAAGTGTTAGCAGGTCTGAGAACTCAGTAGGTGCACTTCCATCCATGTTGTATATGCGAATTTCAAAGTTATTCGATGTCAATGGAATAAAATTATCAACACCTAACATGTGGTTTGTACCAAGCTTGAGCGGTGTAAACATATACACTTCCTCCTTATATCGAGTTTATTTGCTTTCGCAATTTAATAAAAGATTGATAATATAACTATGTTCTAATTGATACCTTATATTTTTCTACAAGGAGGTAGTTTTCGTATGAACACATCAAATGATAAACGAATACAAACAAACTTGGGTAGATATGGGGTAGACAATGTTTCAAAATTAGATTGGGTTCAAGCAAAAAGATTGACTTCTTATGAAAAGAAAAGAAATTTCTTAGGATATTACTACAAGAAACCAGAATATCATACTATTATAAATGGTGAAGATTTGAAGATATACAGATTGAATAAAGATATTTCAGATAATTGGATGAATGAGTACTATCCGCTAAAGGCTGCAAAAGGAACAGTTCTAGCTATAGGGTTAGTTAAGGATAGTGTAATATACTGCATGATGACTTTCAAAAAATCAAAAGATAAACGATACTATGCTGAACTATCTAGAATGTATATGCTTCCGGGATACTATGTTAAGAATGGATTTTCTATATTATCAAAGTTTGCATCTGATTATGGTCTGTACAATATTGTTTCCTATGTAAATTTTTGTTTTGATAATTTTGAGGACTACGAGGAAATTGGAATGAAATCTGAAAGAGATACTCAAAGAAAGAAATGGTGGTGGAACGGAGTAAATTTCATATCAAATGATTCTAGAAGACAAAGTAACTGGACAGAATCAGACATGATAAATTTAGGATATTCTCCATATCATGACCTTGGTACGGCTGTATATGAATTCAAATAATAAATAGAAAGAGCAGACAACTAATGTCTGCTCTTTCTATTTATTTTTTCAATTCATCTTCAGGATTGTGCAGATTCCATCTTTGAATATTTTAATTGTCCCATCTATCAGCCTTGGAACAGAACATTTTTACCTTTTGTGATAGTTAGCAAAGTAGCACCGTAAGATCCATCACCTACGAAATTTGATTCTAAATAAGACAAGCAAGACCGTAACGAGAAATCAACTTCATATCCGTCGTAATCGTAGAAAACTCCGTCTTCGTATTGTACAGGAGCACATCTAATATATTCTACAATAAATTGGAGCAGTTCTTTTTCATTTTCGAAAAATACAATATCAATATTCTCAGGTAATCTGGTATAAGGAATATACGCAATCAAATATTTCATATATATATATATGTACCTCCAGTGTCGTCTCTTTTTATTTAAGGAATTTAGTTAGAGCGTAGGAGTATCTGTTGATGCCGAACCAGATTCAATTCCTTCTTTTATTTCAAAATCAGTGTTTCGACTATCAGTATCGCTTCTTACATATCTTTTCATATTATTTCAAATCCACAATTGATTATTTTTTATTCCATCTGCTGTCTTTATTTGTTTTATCTACATGTTTTATTAAATGATCATCATTTGTAAAATTTCGTTTCTTATATTCAGATGTAACCATTATGTAGTTGCCTTTACCCTCAGGAACTTTTACAAATCTTCCCCTAGTAGATTTTGTAGGCTCAGTTTCTCTAGGATACTGCTGACCTATAATGAATCCATCATTATCATATTCATTTACACATTTATGATCTGGGCTTATCTCTGCTTTCTTACCTTCTGATAATAAGTCATTCAATATTAACTTAAGAACATAAGAATAAGAAGTAAGACTTGCAAGTATAACTCTTTTCAATTTCATCACCACTCAATACTAATAATAAAATTATCATCAATAATGAAGGTTGCGCATAGAAAGCGTCAGAATATTTCTGACGCCTTTATTTGTTCCATGGTTTGAAATTTTGAATCTTCTCAAGAAGCCCTTCAGGATGATCATCAAAACAAATAGCTCTATCATCAATATAACATATTGCAGGAGGCTTCTTTGCAGTAATTAGGTCTACATACTTGAGCACACCATTATTTAGTAGATAATCATTTACGCAATCCATTCCTTTTCTTGAATTGCATCTAGTTGATACGACAACTACTTTGTATCCAGAAGTATAAATTCGTTTTAGCTCCTCAGCCATTCCTGGAACAATAGGATCATTTGCTACACCTTCACCTTGCCAACCTGATGTATACGAATGGATTACTCCATCAAAATCAAATACTACTGTTCCTTTTTTGTCAAATAATCCCATTATTCAATCTCCTTTAGAAATTTATCTAACTGATTCCAAATCTCCTTGATCCCGTATTTGTCCGTTGTAAAAAGTAGCTTGTTATTAGCGTAAAATGCAAATTCAGGTTCATTTGTTTCAGAATCAACTAATTCCTCAATCTTAAAACTTTCTGATTCAAAGAAACAATATCTATATTCAAACACCGTAAATCTCCTTACTCATCTTCTCGTATTTGAATTCATTCCAAGTTTCGTCTCTTTCTTTGTATGCTACTCTGCAATTAACTCCACGTTCTCTAATTTTATCTCGTAGTAATTCAGCTAGAAATTTTCCGGCCATGATTTTTCCGTTTGAATGTTTAATTTCGCTATCTTTGGGAACAGTAACTTTAATTTCAATTACGTCTTCAAATGAATTATAATTTGTTTGCTTGAATTCTACTCCAAAACATTTGAATGTATTTACTATGAGCAGCCCAACTTCAATCATCAACTATTTCCTCCTTGATCCATCGTCTACCTGCAAATACACATGTTCTTCCCTTTTTCTGTAGCTGATAAATGATAGAATAGGCGTACTTATTTAATCTTGCGCCCATTTCTTTTACAGTAGGTCTCGTTTTTCTGTAGTATGTTCTCTTATATTGATACTGGTAACCGTCTTTCAAATGGATTAAATTCACAGTCATTGTTATTTTGAACATTCACCTATCTCCTTGTAAAATTTATTCAGCAAGCCGAAATCCGAAATCAAGTCTAGAATGCAATTCTTTTGATTATCGTTGAATTCATTCCAGTTGTCAGATAAGTATTTCTGCTGTTTATCGGAAATCAGAAGAATTTTACCTTCCCAGTCCCGTGCTCTTTTGTAAACATCCGAAGTACGAATACATATGAATCCGTATAGTAGAAGTATATCTTCATCTAAATTTGCATTTCTAGGTCTAGGTAACTCATACATATTAACTATCTTAGTAGCTGTTGCCATATGAGAATAGTATGGCGCTTCGTAGAAATATCCGTTATATGAAAGATAACCTGAAGGCCACTTGTGAAATTCGCCCATAGTTACCTCTTTTCTATGATTGCTTTCAAAACTCTGCGTGCAGATTCATCTGGGTTTACAAACATTTCTGATCCTCCAATCTGATCATAGTCTTCAACATATATTTCATTCTTATCAAGCCATTCTTGAAGAGAGAAAGCTGAATCCATAACTTTTTCAGCATATCGCTGTCTTTTTATGATTAGGTCAAGGACATACTTAGGAATTTTCATATCTTTCCTTTACACGTATATGATTAGTTTAATTGATCCATTAGAAAGCAGAAATGGCATAAATTGCATGACATTCATATTTTGATATTGACTTGTAATTGCCTTTGCAATGTCCATCCTATGAAAAATAACTCCCCCTGCTATCTCGAAATTCTACATCATAAACATTCTTGCTATGAACAAGCATATCATATACAGTCATATTATCACCCCTTATGCATAAGAGAATAGTAGTTTGAAATATTTTCAACAACTTTTAGAACAACTTTGTTCAAATCAGTATCATTGTTTTTAACTGCGTCAATAATAGCATCTGTATAGATATCCATAGGCAGAAGCTTGACGACATCTCCAATTGCTCTAGTATATCCTTCACAGGCAACATTATTAAGGAAAGGAACAGCACTCCACTTATAATACTTTATGATTTTTAAGAACATTTCAATATCATCGCGCATGATATCAAAAATGTGAGGAGTATCAACACCTTTGAAGTTACCTCTATACATTTCATCATACTTTTCTTCTGACTGATAACCAATGACAAGGTCGTCATCTTCAAGGACGAAAGCCCACCATCCAATTCCACCATGACCAAAATTCATCTTAACATCCATATAATGAACCTCCGAACAAAATTAAAAAATCAGTGTAGATATCTAAATTGATATCTACACTGATTATAACGATTTTTGTTTATTTATTCTGCTTTGTACTCATCGAGATCAACAGAACTAGGAAGAGCAATAAGATCGATGTTTATGTCGTTTATAACTCCGTTGACAGTTAAATAGATTTTTCCGATGACAGAGTTGATATTCACCCTATCAAGACCGTTTACATCGGCTGCCATCTTGATATAGTAGTCCTCGATAGCTCCTTGATACTTCATTGTATCGAGTAACGGAGTCATACCAGCGTAGAAACTACTATAAGCATCCTCGTTGTTGTACTGGAAGGTGATGTTAATTCCGCATCTGTATGCTTGATCCTCGACAGCATTGACAAGCTTTCTAGTAGAAAGATTAGCAAGAGCTTGATATGTTGCTACAGGCACCTCAAATAGAGTACTATTGCCCCATAAGCTCATGCCCATGTCAGGAATGTCTGTAATAACATTGACTCCTACGCCTTCTGTACCCTGCCAATCATCTAGAAGATGCTTGTTTACACTGTAAGCAAGCTTTCCTATCTTCAGGTTATGTCTACGAGTAGTAGGCAGAGCCCATTCATACTGACTTGACTGATTCAGGATCATCGCTCTTTCTATCATCAATGCCATGAAAGAAGGAGAAGCTTCATTCTGCTTAGAAGTTCCAACATAGATGTAATTGCCCCAAGGAGCAAATAGAGCAGAATGAGATGTATAAAGGCTTGCATTTAGATCAAAGCTTGTGTTGTCCGGCTGGAATCTTGCAAGCATCTGAGAGTATCCTTCCTGACCATCCTTCTCGTTCCATACCTTAGAACGAGGAAGGCTCTTAGGAATGTCAATGTAAGCAGTACCACAACGACTGTTATATGCTACATCCATCATTCTAATGTGCAGAGGTGAAATGACAAATTTTGTGTTGGTATCATCATATGAATAATTTTCAACTACAGACGAGAAATCTTGATCGTCCCAGCCTGGCATAACAATTCTGTTGTAGTTATAAGACAGTTTATCCTTCAGCTTATCCATTGCAGAGTATGCAGCGTTGTAAACCCATTCTTTATAACGAATGATAGCTGCTTTGTTTTCATCAGATGTAGTTAATTCAGATAGTCTGGCTACATAAGCTACTCCGTCGGCAGACCCAAGAGCTGTTTTATAACGAAGAGTAGCGAGATCTGCTGCTTCTTTCAGCATAGCAGCGCTTTCACCGTTTGCAGATGCGTCGTGTCCTCCAGCAAGATCTACGTTCACTGTACCGGATAATGAAAGCGCATCTGTAAGGGCATCATAGCCAGAAAATTGTACGAAATTAGACTCAATCTCGGAAATATGGTAGAGTGAATCATTTGAATTTGCGACTTCGAAAACAAAGTTCAAATTCTCTACGGCTGTTTTTACTCCAGACGCATCCAGGACATAAACAATCATGTTCCAGTAATCAACTTGCTTAGTCTTTCCATCAACCAAGAAAACTGAACGAGCTTTCTTAAACGCACAACGAAGATTGTTTCCAAAAGTTCCAGGGTACTTTGATTTGATGATAAGATTGTTGCTATCGTCAATCTTAAGTGTACCTCCGGAAGGAGTACCAGGGCAAACTCTGCATGCAAGAACATCGTAGCCTGCAGTAAGAAGAGTCATGGCCATCTGATATGAGAAATCTTTTGCTGAACGATAATTAGAAGCAGGGCCTCTATAAGTAGATACGAAACTCTCTAAGCCTTCTTGAGTAGCAGCGAAATGCTCCCAACGAAGATTCTCTAGAATATCATCCTCTGTAAGACCTTGTTTTTCTTTATCAAAGTATCCGGGACCCCAGCAGGAAGTAATAGGCATTGCAACTGTGCAATAAGCGTTAGTACCGATATTATAGCTGTAGCTTTGGCTTATCTCATTGATGTTAATCTGAGCCATCAGTAATTCCTCCTTGCTCATTATTTACTTTAATAGCAGGTGTAGATTGTGCTTTCTTTTCCTGCTTAACATGATCAATTCGTCTGACAGGCTCAGATGGCTTATCGCAACGAACCATGCACAATGTATTTATAAAATCTGGAACAGGCTTTATTTCTCCTGGACCAAATTCTACACCATGAAATGTGAGCTTCCTAGATGATGTATTTTTATAATATATCACTATTTCCTCACCTCTTTCTAAAAGTATACAAGGTTCAGCATTTAGGATTTTCTATCTCTGTGACGAATTCTGTTCGTCTTATCCTTACAGGAGTGTAACTTACTATTACCATTCCCTCTGTTCTAACAGGAATTATTGATTCATATAGTGTTCCAGATTCTGCATATTGCGAATAACCAGATGTTCTTTCTATTTCACCATCTATGCATATTCCAAACCTGATTTTTCTTTTTACTTCATAAGGTAAATTTATAGTAAGGAAATACATATTAGTATACTTAAATATTATTTCTCTTATCATCTCATCCATATCAGCTTGATTTGTAGTAAGAACATGTATATCGTATGACTGCTTTATAGGAATTACTTTTTCGTTGTAAAATTCGTTCTCTTTGTCATCTACAGCTACAGGAACACCTTTATGAATAAGCGTGAAGTTTGTTCTATCAGTGTCGATAGAATAGTTGTCAGGCCTGTTCAATCCTACTATAGGAAATGTAAGCTGATCGTCTTTTACTTGAGCACCAATGTTCATAAAGCTTTCAACATCAACTACTTTAACATAAGGATCAGGCATGTTTTCAGGATTGAAAGATTTTCTTAGATCATCGGCTATTGACTTGTCATAAAGATAAATCAAATTTTTCACCTCTCTCCTGATTGTTCTGAAATGTACTTCCCTCTGTAATCGGTAGGCGACTTCATGAAATGATTTGACTTGTTGAAGGTTCGCTCAATTTCTTTGTCTGTTCTACCTACTATCTGTTTTTCGTACACAGGTACTACTTGACAAACCAGATGATCAGCAGCTTGCAAATCATATGATATCTCAGTTACTCTGAATACTCTTTCATCTACATCCGCGTATTGACCTGATATTCTAAATACGCTATCTTTCTGAAGATTAGGCAAATTAAAACTGCAATGAATCAAAAATGGAAGCTCTTTATCATTTTCAACAACCCATCCCATTCGTTTGAATGTCTTCACTTTAGGTGAGCCTTCAAAAAATACATGAGTATCTATCATATCAGAATAACTGTCTACAACAGGTTCACCGCTAGTGTTTGTCGAAGCTAGATTAGGAAACTGATACCTACAAGGTACACCTTGCATCTGCAATGCTTCGTCATAACGCTTTCGCATTATGATTATATCTCTGCCTATAAGGTTAGTGCTCATTGGCAACACCTCGAACAACTTTTCAATATATCGTCAATATTTGATATGTTGTTGTATAACCATGACCAATCGAAACTTCTTTGTTCGCTAACTTTAGAAAGATTAGTTACAGAACCGCTTGCAAGTCTTTCTTTGAATTCTTTCATAGAGCAAGAATAGTTTGCGTTCAACCAGTATGGGTTATATGCAGACATGAATGCAACTACGTAATTATCAGAATGTTTTCTTCCGTTTGAGTCATATTCATACACACTCATTATTCTTATCTTATCAAAATTCAATCCTGCGACAGACATTAGATAAGATATCTGAGAACCGGGAAGATTTGATTCAGGCCTGTAGTCAATCAAGAATCCGTATTTGGCCATTTCCTTAAGAACTGTTTCTTTATCCATATCTGGATCTATTTTTTCCTCAAACTTAGAAACCAAGTTTCCTTTGCTCTTTATAACTGTAGAAAATAGCGTTCCGAACTGCCTATGACACACAGCGATTCTTACTCCAGTTAGCATATCATTGTTTATAATATCAGTAACAGATATCCATAAATCTCTGCTGTTATTTGATAAACATTTATTAGCTTGGTGCCAATCTGATATTCTATATCTCAAAGGTGCAGACATATTATCACCTCTTAACCAATAGCTTCTGGTTTATTTCGTTTTTCTCTTTCAACATGGCATATTAGTTGCTGCTGAAAAGGCTTTAGGTCTTCAACACAAGCTGATGGATATTCTGAAAAATATCTAGCAATTTGATCAATTCCAAGTCTGTAGTAAAGTATCTTCATATCTTGATCAGAAACTTCGGGATGTCTTTCTCTAAATATGAAATACCTAGTAACTACGCTACTACAAGACTTAAATACTCTTGCATCTTCTTTGCTAAGATCAGCTTTTTCAATTATTCTAAAATTATTAGAATTATAATTCTTTAGATCGCTAAAGAATAGAGAAATTAGTTCTGAATTAGAAGCCACTGTCTCCACCCTCGCTTTCTGTTACATCAATGTTCCATGTCATTGTTTCTGATCCTAACTGAGGGAATGTCTCCTTCAGTGCTTCTTGGACAGCTTTCATGTAAGGCTCTTTGTCTGTTACTCCAAGATTTTTGAGCATATCTATCAAGCTTTGCGCTTGACTTACAGAAGCATCACGCTTTTCAGAAACAACTGTTGACATATTTGTAACAATCGGCTGCATCTGAAGCTTGAATTGATCTACAAATCCATTCATGTTTCTTGCTTCAAAATACTTGTTTATTGCATCTGTCCAGCCTGAAATATAAGCTGTTTCAAGTCTTTGCAAAGAGTTAGCATACAATGCTGATCTTTGAGAAAGAACAGAACCAGCACCGCCTAGACCTTCATTTGATGAGAAGTTCATTGCTTCTTTAGGAACACCTAGAACTGAGAGCTTCTTATCTTGATAATGATCAAGCAACTTTGAATCAGACTCTGTTGCATCTGACATATTCAAATCTGTTATTGAAATTGGGTCTTGACCATTTATCCTAGGAAGATAAATTAAATTGTTAGGTGACTGTGGGTTGACAAAGCTTTGAGCGTCTCCGTTTAGAGTATTTATAGAGAGCTGCTGCTCAATAGCATCTTTTATCATCTGAAGAGTATCCCTTTGTTCATCCTCCTCAGCATTTCCGCATTCGACATTTATGAATCTTACAACTCTTGACAAAGAAGAAAGAAGTAATGCATCTTCTAGAAGACCTAATGTCTGTGTCGGTTGAACAGCTTGTTCCATAAGTGGCTTTGCAAACTTGATATCGTAAGTGTCTACATCATTGTTCTTACCTTGAGCATCAATTGTATAATCTCCAAGCAATCCACCAAGAGAAAAATGTATAACAGATGATGAAGGATATCTTACATAAGTAGTTGTTTGTTCATCTGGCTGAAGAATATATCCTTCATCTCTACCTTCCTTGAATAAATGTACAATGTCCTCAGGAGGAATCTTATATGAAGGGACAATATCAAACTCCGCATTTGGAATTGTATTGTTATCAAGAGCTATGTTTGCTCTATTGTAATTTCCTATAGGCTCTTTGTATAGATCGGTCGTAGGAATATATAGATTACCAATAGTGGCAAGTTCTAAAATATGATCTCTAGCATAGCTATTTATTTCCCATCGCTTGAAAAGAGCATTTATTACCTCTGCTACTTCTTTCTTATTCTTATCAACAGGCACAGCCCAAATTATCTGCCCGTCACTGTTTGTTACAGTGGCATCTGTAGCATAGTAGGAAAGAGCAGTAGCTACTTGAGAATCTCTTGCAAGGGCTCTCATGGCATCAATCTGAGTTTTTATGTCTGAAAAAGAAGAATTTCCTCGAATGTCAGAAATCCTGTATAACGAACCTGCAACCATGTTCCGGAGATACGAAAGTTGTTTCTTGGGCCTAGGTAACAGTTTATCTATCCATCTGTTAGGCATCTATTTCACCTCCATCAAACTTATTGAAGGTTCTGCTGTATGTCAGAATCAATATCATAAGTATCAAAAAATGTTGATTCGTCCATAACAGGAATACGCATATTTTTAGCAGCTTTTACGTTTCTTGCGTTTATATTCTCTAAGATATCACCAATGACAACGCAATCAATGTCAGATCCAAATTTATCAGTAACTTCTGCACAGTAACTTTGAAGAATACTTATTACAGAATTCATATCACCGTGCTTGAATCTTCCAGTTAGATAAATCTTTTTATCACGGAAAATAGGAGGTCCGTCAAAAAGCTTATCTTTGTAAGAAGGGTTGTACCTAGGGTTATCAAGAATGTTGATAATATCCGCTACATTTTCGTTCTTACTTAACCAGTCAAGCATATCATCGAACTTCGGATCTGTAATTTCAAAATCGACTTTTGCTCTAGAAGGATTTGATATATAATACTTCAAGCTATCTACATTGTTATTGCATCTGTTAACAAATGACGAAATATTGTCATCGCTTCTAGCAGCCGAAAGAGGAATAAGCGCTCTAAGAACTGAGTACAACGATGCGTTCAAAGTGTAATCTAGATATTCGTCGCAATTAAGAATGTCCCCAACTGAGAGAATTTCATTATTCTTAACCTTTTTGATGTAATCTTTGAAAGATATTTCATGCATTCCAAATGATCTTAGAATGTTGTTAGCAGTAAAGTATTTCAATGAAAGACAGTTATCATCATCACAATGTGTGTACTTCTTAGGAACATATGTTTTACCGCATACAGGACAAGTTATTTCTGCGTTGAATTTAGATTTTGCATTATCATTCCAAGAATAGATAATATGGTTATTATCATCAATGTAGAATAGACTACCTGCTCTCAATTCATTAGCTGTTACATCGTAGTAATCAACTTCTACTTTCTCATCTGACTCTGTGAAAATTATAGCTTGAACAGATCCGTTATCAAGAAGATTTTTAGACACTCGCTTACAAGTATGTTGAATCATAAGTGTATTTCTTACTATCTTTTCTGAACCTCTCCAAATGAAATAATACATCATCAGAGGATATTCAAATTGATATTTTTCATTCCACATTGTATTGAATGTTTTCTCATTTATCGTAGCAGGAACAAGTTGTCCCATTATAACTTTGAATCCATTCATCTTTAGCCATTGTCTCACAGGACCAGCCCCATGGAACATTGTTGCATTACTTTCTACATCAACTGCAAAGAATCTGTATGTTCTTGAATTACTCAAGAAGTCAGTTATCATCTTATTTACAACTTCATTGAAAACAAACCCATCGCATGAAATATGAGTTCCTGAATATAGAACACCTTTCACCCATGTCATACCAATCTTGATAGGAACCTTAGAGGGAACGTCTGTTTCCGATTTTACAATCTCAAAAAACGGGCTCTCTAAGATAGTTTTATGATTATCATAGTTAAGATAAACCTTTGAAAGCCACCCATCGTTGTATTCAAGAGTAACAGGAACTCCAACAGGAACAGGAACAAGGTAGTCCCCTGCACGTAGACAGTTTCTTACGAACATATTTTATCGACTCCTTAATTTTTTTAATATATCATCTGCAATGCAGTTGATTATCTTTTTGTAGGAAAATTAAATCCTGGCATATTATTTCTACTGTATTGCCTCTGTCCTGAATTTACAGAAGCAATTACAGAAGCAACTGATTTAGGTTTAGGCTGCGGTAAAACTTGATCTTCAACAAGATTCCAAATAGATCCACACAATCCATCCGAAATATCTTTTGATCCGTCAGACGGGTGATCTATGCGATTGTTTATTCTCTGAAGATTTACTAATTCATCTTCTTGAAGCTGATTCTTAACTAACTCAATTCTTTGGTCATATATTACGTTCTTCAAACCTATGTATGGTTCTTCTGATCTATCAACAGATATCTTCTTAGTGTTGAATCCTTGTTGAGAAAGCATTTCCCTGACGTAACTTGACTGAAATTGGTCAGTTGAAACTACGCCTATGTTGAAGCCGGATCGTCTTAACCAAACTAAGAAATTTATCACCTTCTGAAAAGACATTCTGTCTCCTCTAGGAGCTTCTATTCCTACAGCAAATACTTCTCTGAAAAATGGAAGAGAAAGCTTTCTTCCGTTTATATCTTCCACTATCTTTGATCCGTCTACACAGCTCCCTACAATTCCTTGTCTATCGTTTACTTCGGCTAAGTCAAGATGTATAGACATGTAGCAGCTTTTTAAGTTACTAGGAACAACTTCCATATGAAAATATTGCTGTATTGTGGCATTATCCTTTGAGCCAATCTGAATAGTGTCCGTAAAGAATGGATTTTTTCTATCTTGAGACACTACAGGAGTTATTGCTTCCTGAGTTATGAAGCCCATTGATCCTACAACAGATATGCCTGCTATATCTCTTAAAGATATGTCATAATCTGCAAGAAAATTCTTTCTTAGTTCTGCAGGAGCTTCGATTACTTGATAACCTTGTTCACGATATTCTTGAAGATGAGCTTCGTCTTCATTCTCCTTTGGGACTACAAAACCTCTCTTATATCTGTCGCCAACTGTGAAATAAAATCGCTCATCTGAAAACATAGATTTTGGAAGTATTCTCCATTGAGGTTCGTCTACTAAGTATAAATGTGTATTTCCAGAATTAAGCTGTTTTTCAATATGATCACTAAGAAAATCAGAATCGGTATTCTTTGAGGAAGCAGCTATGAGCTTACCATAAACTTCGCCACCTATTCTAAATGTACCAGAGATACGAGCATTGACAGTATCGTACAATGCTTTCATATGTGCCTTCGCTTTATTTATGTCCTTTACGCCAGCCTTAGCGAAGTTAGTTTCGTCCATCATGACCGCCCATGACTGCATTCCAAGCGCCTGTGATGCATCTGAAACAGCTATTATGTCTATGTTATCTCCTTCTGGAATATAATAAAATTTTCTGTCACTTCTAGAAAATTTTCCGTGGTCATTGAAAAATGGAGACGCCTTAAGTGTATCATTAAATTCTCTGTACGCAACACCTTCTGCAAGCTCTTTTGTCAAGTTTGCAAATATTATAGTGAATTTTGATACTTGTTTCTTTTTGAAATATGAATGTGGGTCTCTGTATAGCATAAGTCTGTACAGCATATACGCTAATATAATTACTGCGGTAGATGTTTTACCTATACGAGTTGCTCCGCTAAGTATTATTTCGTTGTACTTATTTCCGGAATTAAATATATCTCTAAGCGTTTCGCGCCAAAATGGGTACACAGCTTCTCCGTTTCGGTTTACAGACCCTAAATAATATGGATCGCATATAAAAGTATCAATACTTACTGGGACTTCTTTGAAGTCTGCAAGCCATATGTTTTCATATGTAGGAGATGTGCCTGTTGTTGACAGCTCAATCAAAATCTGTTTTAAGTACCTCTGCTCTTCTTTTGAAACAGATGAATAAATTGATTTTATTCTTTCTGGAAGGTTGTCAAGATTCTGAATCTTCGTCAATTTCATCACCTGCCTCTAATTCAACTAATATAGCTTGAGCGCTAGTTCTAAGTTTTTCTCTTGATTCTTGTGGAATGAGATAAGCTGTAGAATCGGCTTGCTTACTGTTTTCAACTATTTCAGGTAATGAAAATGAATCTATGTTCATGTATGGCGCAAGTAATTTCTGCGACTGCAACATATTGTCCTGTAGCTGGGATTGAATTCTAAGCAGCATTGCCCACGTAGAAGGATTTGCTTCAGCCATGTTGTCTATTGACTTTTCGATAGATGAATATAGCTTATCTTCTAACTTATCCATCAAATCTAAGTATTTGATTACTCTGCTTATTTGATGGTATATTCTCATCACAGTTATCTGCTGAAGTGCTTGCTTAGCAGTATTTCCTGTAGAATCCATTGTACATGACAGTAGGGAGGTGCGCATACGAGAAACGCCCTCCCTTTGAAAATTTGATAGTGGATCTTGAATTTTAATATCATTCAGATCCTCAACGGTTTTGAGGTCCTTCATATGCTACCTCCTGTTACTGAAGGTCAAAAAGAATTACACTTAAGTTAGCTATTGATTCTCTTGCAATATCATCTTGTTTAGCAATAGGCGATAAACAAGAGATAGCTTCTCTTATTTTAATGATAGCGTCTTCCCTACAATTAGAATTTTTGCAAAGAACTGGGTCTTTGTTATCAATAATTTCAGCTTGCTTCGTGTTCTTATTTATCCTCATTGTCCTTCACCTCTCTGACGCTATTTAGTTTTGAGTAAACTCCATCAATTTTATCTTCATCGTCTAAAAATGTCTGAAATTTTTCAATTGATTTAAGAAGATCTTCATCATCTTCTTTATCTGCTTGAAACCGTATTTCAGATGAAAGTCGTCTGAAAAATGTTTTCACCTCATCAATATCGGGAAATGCTTTGTAACAAGCTATTTCAAGATCTGCGAGTGCTTCAACAATTCTGAACGGCCAAAGATATTCTCTTATCTGTTTATACATATCAACATACAATCTTTGAAGATCATTTGTTGTAATCATCTCTCAATCACCATCTTACTTACATAATCTTGTATCAATCTGTCAAGACTCAATATATCAAGTTGATTATAAGTAACAAGATAATTCATTTCTTGATCTATTGCTCTATCCTGCATTTCATACAAATAGTCATTGTAGAAAGCTTTGAAGCTCTTAGCAGGAAGCGACGATATTCTTTGTTTAACAGTTTCAAGCAAAGTATTTGTCACCAATCTTTTTAATTTCTTCTAAATATATAGAAGGTATGTCCGAGGATTGCTTTGAACGCTTTATTTCAACATCATAGAACCATTGTAATGAATTTATGCTGAAATTTAGTTCATCAAGAGTAGGAATTCTTATTTTCTCTCCACCTGCATACTTACATAAAAGCAATAACTTTTCATGCCCTATTATGCTAAACAATTCAGGAAGCCAAGAAAATTCAGGCTCATCTTTTAATGGAGGAAGTAAAGTAAGAAGATAATGAAAATCTAATTCTTCAGTTAATGGAAGCTTTCGCTTAACCATCGTTATCTACCTTCTCAAAAACTACAGCGTTATCTGATCTCGCTATTCTGTTGAATTCAAGATTCTTGAATTTTGAAGATTCAACTGAATATATTATGTCAGATAGCATTGGATTCAAGTTTATATCATCATTGTAGTAAACCCAAACTTCATTTTTTCTTTCAGATATTCTTGAAACTCCGTAAGTTAAATAGCTGTTGTTCAATATGCTTTTCAGCTGATTTATGTCTAATTCATCTTCTACTACTGCAGTAATTTCTTCAGAAGATTCTACTTCATCATCAGAAGATCCGTCATCAACATTATCGTCTGATTCCGGTGACTCATCTATCTGCTCTGAGTCAATTGAATCATTATTTTTTTCATCATCAGGAATGAAAATATCTTCATCAGAAGGTTCTGAATTATCATTAAACGAAGGAGAATAAGATCCACCAGATGGAGAAGATGAAGGACCCTTCAATATCTTTCGTTCTTTATTGTTAGCAGAACTTCCTTCAGATGGTGAATTAGTTACGGTATCTTCATCATCAGTAAGATCTTGAATTTGCTGAACAAGCTCAACATTGATAGGATTGGCAATATTTGCCCTTATGTGATCTTTTCTTGAGCTTGATCTAAACATCTTACAACCATATATGTAATTCAAAAGGATCTCCCTCCTTAGTAGTCGTATCCAAACCTTTGAAAGTCAATGAAATAATATTTCAAATTAGATATAAGCTCTCTAATGCTGTCACCGTAGCATGTAACCCACTTATCTCTGTCATTGTAATTCGGGTCATTTGGCAAAGCATACAACGAAACACTATATCTATCTGTATAATAAGATGTTCCGTTATCTTCTGCTCTAATTATATATTTCTGGTACTCCTTAGGAATCTTAGAAAGAAGTTGAAGATCTCCTCTAAACTCCTTGTTCATTGTCCTAGAAGTTTGAACTTCCTTTACTTTATCTTCTACTGTTTTCCGGTTCGCGTAATTCCATTCTCTTATCTGGTAACGGAGTCTTTCAACATTCTTTTGAAAATTCACATCATATGACATATGAGGATTCATCTTGATATAAAATGTCTTACTTACTCTATCCCTGTATCTGTTTGAATAAGGTTTAACTTCTTCAGGGAAACTTTCTTTGTGAATGTAGTTTACTACAGTAAAAGACCTGGTGTAATCATCGGTAGATGATTTCAACCCTCCGCAATCAAGATGAAAATATGCACACTTGCTGTTTAACTTTTCAATGTACTTATCTACCTCATCCAATATTCTCATTGAGATGTCATTTACATCTACACCGTCTGAAATAGATTGACCTTCGTCATCTATCACCATGAAATATGAAACAATTCTGTTTGAGCTGTCCCATGAGTCATAGTAGTTACCATCTATTAAAGCAACCATATGATTTGTAGAACCTTCTACTTTTCCACAAAGTAAAAGATAGGTTCCAGTATCAAGTTCTTGAGAAAATTCTTCTACCGTCATTGTCTGGTTGAAAACTTCAACAGGTTTTCTCCATGATATATCATATCCAACTTGTTCACGAATATACCTTGTGAATCCTCTAAAATAATTCCATCCAGGAAGATTCATTTCGTGACCTACTTTTTTGAGACCGCGTTTTACTTCGTCATAGTCCATACCTAGAGCTAATGATATTGACCTAGCTACGCAGTCACCTGTATTTTTATTATTAGTGTTTGCATTGTACTTGTATAGTTTAGCCAATATCTTCATGTATTCACCTGCTCATATAAACATACGGTTTATCTGGATTGTTATCTTGAATAATGTATCCGAAGTACATGTAACGAGTTGTACGAATAACTGAGTCATAATACTTGACTCTGTAATCATGCTGACCTGGAGTTAGGCATAGACCTTCTTTCATTATCTGTTTCCAACAGCTGCATGTAGGCTTTAGATAAATAGATATATCTACTTCATATTCGGGATTTGATATGTGCTTTATTTCATATATTGACTTTATTCCATGTGGAAAGCAAACTTCAAGAATGTCATTAACTTCTCCTAAATTGAATACACGACGATTAGATATCAACTCAGGATATGATGCTGCCTTCAAGCAGAATACATTTTCATATCTCATTGTATCACATCCAGGAAATTACATAACAGTAAGGTTCAGGATAGTTTTCAGATGCATCTGTAATTGTATATCCCTGTGCTTTCAGCTTTTTTGCTAAATTATCTGATAGCTTTCTAACAATTGCAACAGACTTTTCACCTGAGTTAGCTGCTGTATTTATATCATGTGCTACTGACATTTCTTCATGAATTTCATATGCACCATCCGCAACAATTCGGACATCATTAGCTGGTTTAAGAGTTGTTAACTCTTCTCTAGGAATTAGAGACATTGTGAATTCCTCCAATTTCATGTCGATTCTGGAAGTATACAAGGTTGTGAGCGGTATTTTCACTCACAACCTTTTTGAAATCAAAAATTTTTAGTTGATGATCTGTTTACATATGACCACTGTCTACCCTTAGGCGGATTTATATTATGAGCAACAGTCGACTTATCAGAAATTGTATCTGAAGCAGTAGACAAGTCACATTCAGGTCTATATTTGTTAGGGCTAACAAGCTTATCCACAAATGGCATATCAACTAATTCTGGATGATGCTCATCATTCCATAGGATTCCAAGCATATTCCAAACAAAAGCATTGTTATGCGGTTCGTCTTGGTCTCCTCTTGCGAGTTTAAGAAGATGTCTTACACCGGAATCGACAAATGAATGCGTAGGAAGTCCCTTCTCCCAGTTTCTTTCGGGATACTTTGAAAGAGCATCCTTATAATGATGAGAAACCATGAGAATCATCTCAGGCATTGAATCTCTACACTGCATTTTACAGAAAGATTTAAGAGCGTAGATGATTCCATCTTTATTACCATTGTAAATATAGTCATCGATTCCTTCAAGAGCTTTTTTAACTATGTAATCATTGTCAAAAAGCATTGCAACTTGCTTTAGAGGTAAAAGATCGCACCTTCCGTTTTCTTCTCTTATTTCTCTCACAGCGCCGTTTTCGAAATCTGTTCTTTTTCCGCTGTCTTTAATATCAGTCATTTGAGTCAACCTCCTTTGTACAATTCAAATTTGTGCCCGTATACTCTTTGATTAGATTTTATAGCAGACGAAATTCTGCCCCTAGGAATACCATACATTGTTTCTGCCGAAAGCATTGAATCAAAAATTTCACCCGTATCAACATCAATTATCATTTTCTGTTTGAATAACTTTTGACAAGTGTGTGCACCTCTAGAAATTGTGCTGGCGTGATTTTCTCTGCTAGTTACCCAAACAAGATTTTCAGCATTGTTGTTAGTTCTATCACCATCTTTATGATCTACCTGAGGTTTATTGCCAGGATTATCAACAAAAGTACATGCAACCAATCTGTGAACAAGAGCATCTTTTGTTTTTCCATCTATACTAAGAAGTACTCCCAGATAACCAGAGGTAAATGTTTGCTTAAGAACCTTCCCCTTGAATTTGTGAACAGCTTTTACATCTCTATCTGAATAATGTTTAACATATTCAACAACCCTATCTAGGCTTCTTATTTGTCCAAGATTAGATGCTTGATATAGTCCTTCATATCCAGGAATATCCTTCCAAATTTCTTCCATAGAATTTTCCTCACTGGAAACTAAAAAGCTTCTTTGACTTCAAAACATTGTTACCGTTATACTTAAAATCTCCCTCAACCATCTCTCTAATTGCGTGCATTGTTATGCAAACACGAATTGAAGAAGATTCCTGAACTTGCTCAAGAGTGAATCCAAGTTTGTTTATATAATCATTCAATTTCTTCAAATTGTATTCATCTGCAGTATCAATGAAGCTCATGTTTGATTTGGTCTTAACGCTTCGCGATTTCTTTGACACTGAAATGACACCGAATTCAGGTACTAGAATCTTCGCATATCCGGAGATAAGTCTATGACTGATGCTATCTGCAGAGTAACAAGGATATTTACTTAGTGCGTCAATGCTTGTCATTCCATATAAGTGGGTCTTAACCATAGGATTGTCAGATTTCGCTATGTAATCTGCGACCTCTCTCAAATAAATGTTCTTTTGAGCCTGTGAAGCATCGTTTGCTGGGCTTATCCCTACGTAATCAAGTTTATTCCCTTTTTCATCTCTCCATGACAGCATATTACCTAATGCGTCAAAGCTTTCACCGAAGTGAAACACCGGCATTACCTTTTCAGGTGACTTCAATTTGCTACGCATATATAGATAATTTTCCCAGCTTTTTGTTGCAGATTCTTCATAGTCTCTCTGAGACTTAGGTTGACCAAAATGACCTGGAATTGTATCAAGCTGTGCGCATACATCAATATCTTCGTCAATAGAGTTGATGTAATCTATGTATTCGTCTGCAGTTATTTTTGCATTTCCGGTATGCACGGAATAAGCTCCGCTATCAATAAATAGCCATCTGCAGAATCCTTCATGCTTCCATTTGATTGTCTTCTTAATTGCGCTTCTATCAAGCTGAGATACAAGAATATCAAATGGTTTGAAATCTGGCATACCTGCAAGCATGTCATGCATCTCATCCGTCAATGAACCAGAAAACACATATCTTTCCATGTATAAACACCTTTCAAATCATATAGTTTACTTATCTTTGATAACGATTATATTCAAGGTCAAGTTTACTCAACATATTTTGCTTCAAACACAAATCGAGCTAAGCAAGCATGCTGGGCAAGCCTTCCTAGTGAAATGTCTGACATACATCTTATAGCTGCGCGTCTGATTGTTTTAGAAATTGTCTTTGAAATGATATATTGCATCACCAATCCGACAGGAATTTCTGAATTATCTTCATAATGCCCTAATTTCCAAATTATGTTTGAAACAGTATCAGAAAATGACATCATCTTATCTAATTGGTTAAAGTACTTTATCTGTTCATCATTCATAGATAACACATATTCTGCATCTTTGAATGACCTTACACATTTCCAAATGTTAGTATTTGACAAGTCGTTGAATTTCTTAGAGTTCCTGCTAACAGCAAAATCTTCAATATCTTTATCAATAGGTGGTCCACAGCTAACAACTGCACTTCTGCTTATGATTGTATCAGGAACTTTCTTTATATTTCTGCAAGTTACTACAATATAAACATTAGGTAGCGGCTCTTCAAGAAACTTAAGGATTGTGTATGAAGCGGAAATTACACCATCATCTAGATTCTCAAGACAGATGACTACGTCATTTTTTATCTTGCATGTTTCTTCAATTGCATCTCGGATTGTATCCACTGAACACTTAACTATTTCAAAATCAGATATGTTAAGCATAGCTGCATATTGTTTAGCAAGATATGTTTTACCGCATCCTTGAGTCCCCTCAATCAATACACTATGATGTCTTGAATTAGCTAAATCCATCAACTGCAATGTAGGTGCCTTTTGAGAAACAAAGTTCATGCTAATTCCACCTCACTTGGTACATGATCAAATTGAAGAAGACTAAAAAGATAAATCAACGCGTTGTCAACGTCAAAACTGTTGTATGACCGAGATAGCTTAAGCATGCTATAAGTATTTAAAAACATGTAATAGATATCTGGACCTGACCAATATTTAGCGTACGCTTTAGCTTCGCAATCAAAATATGGATTAGATTTAAGTTTATCTAGATCGAGCATAGTAGATAGTATTGAGTAGAAAATTTTATCCTTGTCATCATTGTATCTTTCAATTACTGAAATAAGATACTTAAAATTCTTGGACGCTACTCCAATCTTTATCATTGAATCATTTGAAACTGACGCTTTTCCAAACAACTCCATCATAGATAGCTTTGATATGTTTCCTGATTCTTGAGAAGAAAGAAGAGACAAACACGATGAAATGTTTTGTGCTTGTCCATAGTTAGAAGATATTTCGCATATGTCTCTTGCAGTTTTCTCAGACATGTTTTTGAATTCGGAAAGAATATATTTTATCATAAAATTTATGTTAACAGAGTCAACAGATGTTGTATATGACGGAAGATATTTTTCCAATTTTGATGATTGTTTTGAATTTTCATAGATAAGAACAATAGTACCGCAAATATTTAATTTGCGGATATCATTCTCTGATCTATCATTCAATGACTTTATGAAGTCCTCATCATATCTCACAATGTACAAGCAGGGCTGAAGCTTTATCAATCTCTTCGAACGAAATATAGATAATACATCTTCAACTTTTTCATACTCTTTAGATGACCCATAATATGAACTAAGTATAGATAAGTATCGCTTCTTTATACCATATTCTTCACCTGTAAAGACATACATTTTACAAGGATTGTTAGTAAGTATTTCTCTCCCAGCGTCTTGAATTGATTTCATCTTAGATAACAACCTCCTTAAACACTGAGAGCGGCATGAAACCTACCTCCTCATCATATGCTATCATAGTCATAACAACCTTACTAGTACTAAGATAGAAAACACATCTATCATATACTTTTTTCGTATCCCTATTTAGAAAAGATATTGTGTTCTTAGAAATTTGAGCAATGCTTGAATTGATTTCTATTTTTGAGAAATCTCTAGACAAAGATGAAATCCTTACCATTACCCAAGTGTTAGCTAATTCTTGAGATCCTTCATCAACAATAAGTATAGGATATCTATGTTTAGCGATTGCTTCATCGCATATCTTCTTCCATACATCTAACTTGAATGATATTCTTGAAACTTTAGAAATATGAGTTTTGCATTCGCCTAACCATTCCTTACCAATTATATCACCTGGATGACAATCTCTTGCGCCACTTCCCGAGACGACACAGAATCCTAAATAGTCTGCAACCCTATTCTCTTGAATGCTTGAAAAATCTTTTGTAGACATATCATACACTCTCCTATGTATACAATAACGATTCAAAGAAACAGACGGTCAAATAATTGACCGCCCAAGTTTCTTAAAGTTCTTCTGAAGATTCTTCTGAATTTTCGTTTATTTCGTCCTCAGATTTTCCGTATATATCATCCATTATATACTTCTTCAGTTTGGAGTAATACTCTTTGTTTGACTTCAAGTATTCATATACTTTTGCCATTCCGTTAACTTTAACAAGTTTACCGTCTTCTTCAATAGCTTCACCTGTGTAAGGATCTGCAAAGCTGAACCAAGCTGCAGCCTTATGAATGATCCCATACTTCTTCATTGCAAGATTAGCGAAGTCCATATCTTCTCTAATACCAGATTGACACATCAGAAAATATGAAGCATTCTTTCTGTCGTTAGGTGCGCTTTTCTGCTTCACTAATTTTGCGTTAACAATATAACCAGCAGGATTCTCTGAGCTCTTTGGAAGCTCATTACCTAAGAAGTCTACAGGATTGCCGATTTGGAAAAGAATTCGCATAGAGGCATAGAACTTAGGAGCTTCGCCTCCAGGTGTTTTAACAACATAAGGATTGTCCATGTTCTGACGGATCTGGTTGATAAAAATCAATGTGCATCCATAACGAGTAAGTATAGGAACAATCTTACGGAAGAAAATGGTAAGAAGCCCTGCTAGCGATGCAACTGTTCTTTCACCATATTTCTTCTCTAATTCTGCCTTCGGCACAAGAGAAGGTATGGAGTCTAGAACAACAAGACCTACCTGACCTGTACAGATTAGTTCTTGAACAGTCTGAAGAATATCTTCTGCAACTACATCGGGCGGCTGCATAATTTCTATTTCCTCTGGCTTGATCCCAATAGTAGAAGCCCACTGGCTATCAAAAGAATGCTCTAGATCAATGTAAAGGATTTTCTTCGGTCCATTTTCCATTAGCTCTTCCATCTCAGCAGCTGCGCCCTTGTTTCCTGTCTTAGCAACGCCTCTAAGATAGTTGATTCTGTCTTCGTGCTCCTGCTTGAAAATTGGATACGCATTTTTACAGATATCTACTGCGCTAGTACTTTTTCCTCCTCCAGGCTCACCGAAGAACTCAGTAATCTTATCACGAGGAATACCCCCATAAGTAGACCAGTTCATAAGAGGAGATGAAAAAGGGATCTTCTTTCCTCTTGACTGCTTAGCACCATCCATGAGGTTTTCAGCAGACCATTCTTTCTTCTTTTTGTTGATTATATCATCGTATAGAGACATATTTTCACCTCTTAACCAATAGGTTGCTTTCCCGGAATGCTTGAATAATAGTTTGGAAGATCGTTAGATTTACTATTTACTTCTGATACAGGATTAGATTGCTCTGTATTTCTCCTAGAATCATATATCTTTTTAGCTGACATGATCAACTCTCGTGAGTAAGACATTTCTTTCTCTACTCTAGTTATCAAGTTATCATATGCAAGAATGAGAATCTTATCTTCTGTTACTTTTATAGACGCTTCTTCCTTCTTCTTAGTATCAGTAGATTCAGAAGAATTCTTATAGAATTCATTCTCTCTTTTCTTGCATCCTAACTTGATGATTTCTTGCTTAGTAGTAATTGTAGCAAGATGCTCTGCTGCATCAAACAGATTCATTGGAACTTGTGTAAGAATCCACTCAAGCTCATCATCTGTAATAGGTCTTTCTTCAGACTTCATTCTAACAAACATATCACGCTGAATATCAAAATACTTAGAGAATATAGACTGATACATATCATAACACCAGTCTATCATATCTCTTAGGTCTGAATCATATAAAGTTTCAATTTCCTTTAGATTGCCCATAATTTCACCTCAGCTACAAAGGTATGTAAGAGCAAGCTCTTGAAGATAAGATGTAGTCTTCAATTCGTTGTTCATCTTCAGAAGCTTATTTGCAAGCTTAAGACAGATCATTGAATGTTTAGCATTATAAGACGAAATCTTATCCTCATAGTATGAAGGAATCATTGTCTCATTGATGTCTTTAAGAAAGATGTACTTAACAATGTTCATTACAAATGAATGAAATCCTGTGAACCAATTTACAAAGTTTACTCCAGAATTGTAAACATCGTTGACTATCTTAGCAATAGCGGAATTGTCCTTCTTTGCACAGGCATTAAGAAGATCAAAATAATCATCGTAGTTAGGAAGATTCAGAGAATTTGATATATTTTCAAGAGAAACATCTTCACTGTATGAAAGAGCTTTATCGAGTAAAGTAAGTGCATCTCGCATTCCGCCTCTAGCAAGCTTAGCAATGTAGCTTACTGCTTTCATATCATAAGTTATACTTCTTCCTTCTGAAATCTCATTATCAAGAACATACTTCAATCTAGAAGTGATTCCTTCTAGACTGATTTTGGACAGCTGGAATGTTTGAACTCTTGATAAAATTGTTGCAGGGATCTTCTCCGGGTTAGTTGTGCAGAAACAGAAAATTGTCTTTGCAGGACTTTCTTCAAGCGTCTTCAAAAATATCTGCCAAGAGTTTGATGTAAATGCATGGCATTCATCACAAATGAAAACCTTATACTTGCTACCAACAGGAAATGTCCTAGCTTGATCTACAATTGACCTGACGCTGTCAACGCCATTATTAGATGCCGCGTCAATTTCAATTATGTTCGAAGAGTTTCCATTCAATTTGTTTGCTATGATTCGACTTAGTGTTGTCTTACCACATCCTGCAGGTCCAATAAGAAGAAAGTTTCTCACAACAATTGGATCTGTATCGCAAATTTTAACGAGAATATCTCGAACAATAGACTGCTCAACAAGATCTTCAAATGTCTTAGGTCTATATTTTACAGCAAGAGAAGGCATATTTGTCACCCCCAAGTTTCGCAAGACTTTTTGTACTCACACATAGAACACCATTTGTCGCCTCTAGGTAATCTATCTGGAGCAATCATGTTCTTTTCGCAATCCATAACGATTTTGAAAACATTTGTCACTTTTTCAACATCATTCTCACTTATGTTTAATTGGTAACATTTTAGTGAACCATACTGCCTATCTTGATACAAGAATAAGCACTTCTTGAGTCCAAGTAATGTCATATAACATTTAACTTGATCTTCATGTTCATCTTTCCATTGAGTAAGATTATTAAATGCAGAGAACTCGCTTGTTTTAATTTCAAGTAAATAGTACTCACCATCAATTCTAACAATACCGTCTACTGCGAATCTGATAGGAATATCATGAAATTCTACTCTTGTTTCTAGTCCATCATCAGACTTAGATAAACTATATTCATGAGGAATAGGGTTCTCAGCCAAGAAATCCTCGACTGAGACCCAATTCTCTTTGAGCATATCCTTCAGATCAGTTTGAATAATCTTATGACAAGCCGTTCCCATGTCAGCTGTAAAATCGAGCCCTCTGTCAGGCTTCATGTCCTTATCAGGCTTTACTCCTCTAAGACGAAACCAGCTCTTTCGCATGCATCTAAATGAAGATGGAGCAAATGTTTTGCTTGATAACTTAGATGCTTTTTCTATAGACTTAGTATCTAAATATGCTTCGTAATCTTCAAGGAAATTGCAGCTTACACTTGAATTAAATCGAGATAAGTTTATAGACGAAACTGATCTAAATGCCATTACTGATCAGCTCCGGCAACAAGGATAGACATATTATCCGTCCAAAGAATCAACCCTACAATTTCATCTGTTTCTCCATTAGTTACAGGAGCAATGAAAACAGACTCGCTGTCAATGTTTGATATTGCAGACTTGAAGTTGCTCGCCTTCATCTTGATATTGTAGGAAATTCCAGAACTACCTTCAACATCAACCTTACAATCTACATTATCATCGGAGACAGTAAGTACATTACTATCAACATTGATAAATACAGCCTTAGCAGACTTATCTTCGGTAGATAGCAAATCTGACTGATTCAATGTCTTCAGAATAGAAGAAGTGTTGATTTTTACAGCTTTGCTCATATCTGTCTTCATCATATCCATGATGATATCAGCGTTATAACTTCCAAGGTTAGGATCATCTTCGTGCTCAGGAGTAACTTCTGAATACATTTCGTAGCAGTCGTTCTTTGTATGCACAAGATAAGCATCACCAATATTAGACAGCGTTGCATCTTCAGGCAGAGAAACAAACATGTTGATAATGTCACTACGAAGTAGGCAAGTTTCACCAAGTGTACCCTTGTTAGAGTGTGCAAAGATGCTGTTATCCATATCTCCTACAAGGACATCAGTTGTATCTCCAATCCAGCAACGAGTGTAGATAGGATTGACAAAAGACATGCTGATAGCAAACATCTGATGGTCGTCAATGAACTTCCAAGAAGCTTTATCAATTTGACGAATATCTGAACCTCCAACATTGTAACGAGGCTTGTTTAACTCCATGTCTGTATTCTTGATGATGTCAGGGACAACAAACTTAGACTTTCCAGAGTATAGAATAAGACCGTTCTCATCAAATTCAACAGTAGTGACTGCAGAATCAAAAGTAGAAACAAGCTGCTTCAGTACCAAGCAGCTGACAGTTGCAATCTTATCAGAAAGATCACCATCCATTCCGCCTTTGAATCGAATTTCAGTCTTAACATTATCGCACTCTAAGTTGACAACAAGCTGTTTGTTACTTACGCTAACCTGGGCGATATTACTCTTCTGGCTGAACTTTGATACATTTGAGTTAACAATTGCAAGATTCAAGCCATCAGAAAACGGTTTTGTGCTTACTGTAAATCGCATTTTGATATCTCCTTATGTTGATTTTTTACACATTTTGTGTTGATTACATTAACGATTCAAAGTCTACCTGAAACTTCTTTTTCTATGTAATCAATAAATTCCTCTAATGAAATATGGCGGCTCTTGATGTAATCATCAATATCAGCTTTCATTTCAGGGCTTTCTACTCCGTTTACACCCTTTGCAGCATCGCCACGAGGTTTTTCGCCGTTTTCATCTTTATAGACAGGAAGTTTATACTCCATCTCAACAAGATGATACTGGATCCACTTTATCTCGTCTGATTTATAATCTGTTAATGATTCAGGTTTAGGATACGGACAAGGATATTCCATTCCATACCATCTGTAGGAAGTTTCAACATCACATGTGATAGGAAATGGCATGAATGATGCAGCACCGCACATGCAATCTGAAAGAATTTTAGCTCCTTCTTCTGCATATTGTTCTGGCACCTCTGTTATTAACTCGTCGTGAACCGGTACAAGCAATCTTCCACCTATTTCTTGCCATCTTTTGTTGTTGCAGAGGTTCAAAATCGCCATCTTAGTGAGGTCAGCAGCCGATCCCTGCACAACGCTGTTTACACATTGGCGTGTTGCGTCGTTAATTTTTGGTCTATTATTGATTACTCGTATATGTTCTTCCTCATATAGCTGTTTAGTCCGTTTAGCAATCTGACCATAGTATTTGTATTTGCCAAATTCTTTTTTCAAATCATCAACAACATGCTTTGGAATCTCGTCTCTATTTTCAAGAGTACTTACATCTAACGGGTCAACATCAGGATTTACATACCCTTTCATTGCTTTGAACTCAAATTCCGGAAGCTGCATATCTGGTAAGTGTCTTCTTCTCCCAAGAATTGTCTCTGTATATCCGTATTGAGAAGCATGATTTTGAGTGTTAATCATAAGATTTCGTAGACCTGGGAAAGCATTCATAACAGCATCAAAAACTTTTTGCGCAGCTTTTTGCTTCTGCTCGTCTGTCATGTCGTCTCGTTTACCGTACAATTGATCTGCAATAGACGGAATTGATCGTCCATATAACACTCCTAGTAGTATACTTTTAGCTTCGCTCCGTCTCGCCTTACCATCTGGCTGATACTCATGTGTATCTGGATGAAATTCAAGACATTTTTCATAGGGCATATTGAAAGATACGCTTGCAATAAGCGCATAAGCGTCCTTTCCATGTGCAAAACCTTCACACATCTCTTTGATGTCTCCGACAAAAGCAGTTAGTTTAGGCTCCTGCTGACTAAAGTCGCTTCCTAACATAACGTAACCAGGAGTAGCTCTAAACATATGACGAATATCAACAGCATGAGAAGGAATATTTTGAAGATTAGGTTCTGCAGAAGACATTCGCCCTGTATCAGCGCCAATTTGCTTGAACTGACCATGAATTCTTCCGTCTCTTGCAACAGAATTAGGAAGCTTATCTACGAATGTATTGATAAGAACTGAAAGGCTTCTAACCTTCAAAATTTGATTTGTAACAGGAAGGTTAATTTCGTTCAATACTTCTTTACCTGTACCAGAAGAATTACCTTTTGGAACTTGAAGAAGGTCGTAAACAAGATACTTTACCTGAGGTGGTGAACCTGGGTTGAAATCTGATCCCTTGGTAAACGGACGCTTGCCTGAATATGATACAGTGGAATTATCAATTATTTCCTGTACCATATCTTGAAGTTTCTTCATCTCCTTGTTGTAATCTTCTCTATATCTCTTCTTTAGAGCATTTGCAACATTCTTGTCAATATACATGCCCGTACGATGCATGTTCTGACAGACCTTAACCATAGGCATCTCAAGATCCCATATGAGACGGGAGATAGCTTCAAGATGAGCCTTCTTGCATTTAGGATGAGATTCAGTAACATAAGGAAGCTGCCACTTAAACAAATCGTATGTAATCTTTGCGTCATTTGCAGCATACAACTTTGCAATCTCCGGATCAGAGAATGGAAACAACTTTAAAGAAAAGAAATCGCTAAATCGTTTTGGATCTCCTTTACCTTTAAGCACATACTTGTTATAAAGGAATTTCAAGTCGTTGTGAAGTTCGTTTTCTTTCAAACATCTCCATGCAAGGATTACATCATAGTAGAATCTATCGCAGAAATCAACTTTTAGATCCTTGTAAATCATAGCCAAGTCGTAGTCTGCATTTGCGAAGATGAGACGAATGCTGCTGTTTTCCATCCGCTTGAACTCCTCAGAAACTTCTTCGTAACTTAGCTGCCCTTTGTAAGGACTTTCAAATATAGGAACAAGATGCTTCATAGGAATGTAACACTCTACTCCGCCTGGATAGTAAAGAGAGGCACCGACAATCCAGTCATTTTGTCTATCAAGCCCTGTTGTTTCTGTATCTATTCCAGCATATCCAGCTTCAATACATCTTGTTACATAATCGTGAAGTTGATCCTTTGTCCTAATCAGAATAGCTTTAGAATCTTTGAAGTATTCCTGAACAGCCTTTGACATCTCATTTAGTTCAGCATTAACTGTAGAAACTCTTACAGCTTTTGGCTTCTCTTTATTGAGCTGCTTTGTCCGTTCGGCTACTTCATTGATTCTAGCCATCTGAGACGAATTAAATAAGCTCAAATTTGTACCTCCTATAAAATAAACCCTACGTGATTTTGATGTCACGTAGGGTCTTGAATTCGCTATCAGAATACTACATCATCATCAAGCTCTTCAGGTGTACCAACGGGTTCATTTTCATCGGGAAGTTCTACTGCAGGTGGAACATACTCAGGAGCATTAGATGTCGAACGAGGCTTCACCTGATAACTAGGCAAGCTGCTAGGAGAAACATTGCTGTTACTGTCTGCATGCTGATTGAGCAGTTCGCTTAGATCGGAAGCAGTATACTCGCGGCAAACTTCACTATAATAATCAGGAGAAGAAGCGTTATTTGCTGCAAGAATATCACTGTAGCTCATAATGTTGTTTCTACCGATGGCCTGAATTTCATAGGTAGTATCGAAACTACCTGCCTGACCGTGACGAGTGATTCGGAATACATAATTAGAAGGATCAGGGAAATTCTTGAATACATCGTTCATTAGCTGAGGCTCAAAACGCATTGTTCTATCCCAGAACTGAATCTTCTTCTCATTGATGTTGTAAACAGGAATGAAGAGCTTTGTCTGCACACGGATGCCCTTAGAACAAGCAGGACACCCTCTTCCGCAGCAGTGAACATAACCGGAATAATCCGAACCCTTCACATAATGTGTGTCAGCTACAAGGACATCATCCTTATTTCGATACATGAAAACGACATCTGCGAAGTCGCCATCATTTCGAAGAAGGAAGAACCCACCAAAGCGAGCCTCATTGTAGCTTTCGACTGTCTTGAATGCCATATTAAATTCCTCCAGTTTGTTTTGATATGATTACAGATTTGATTTCTGATTCTGCCAATTAACAGAAGAAGAGCTGTTCTCCTGTAGAATCAATGAAAGTAGAACATATCCGAGGTGATATTCATCAAGCTTTGACTGAATTGTATTTGCGAATAGCTCTGCAAGTCTTTCTGTGCATAGCTCAAATGAAACAATTTTGATAGGCACTCCATAATCCTGTAGCGCCTTAGCTACATTCAATTCCTTATCAGAATTTACCATGGAAGCTACAAATGTTTTATCTGGAACTGAAGAAAGAAGAACATACTTAAGTTCATCATAATCAATGATGATTCCATCTTTGATATCAGAAGAACCTACTGTAGCTACCATTGTATATCTGTGCGAATTAAGAATAGGTTTACCTTTCAGCTTCATAAGATAAGCAAACTCAAAATCAACTGAAGTAGAAACTGTTGTGCTCAACATCTATCACCTCCTCTACATATGTAATAACGATTCATCAAGATAAAGATTCATTGCATACAGATAATTGTATTTGAATTTTATGTTGATAAGCGTCTCGATAAATCAATAATCCATGTCCTGGAAATCCTTAAGAGCTACACGAAGCTTCCCAATGTAAGAAGCACTCTTAGCTTTCATTCCTGCAGGAAAACGAGTCTTATTGATAAGACAATCTACGAAGGTCAATACATCGTCGTCCATAGACATGACAACTTCCCAGAACTTCTCCTTATTGATAGTTGTCTGAATAGAGAAATTAGACTGAACAAGATTGAAAAGATCAACCTCATCATCACCATCAGTAGCCTGAATGTTGCTAGTTTCAAGCTCGTAACGGTCTTTGTCGACCTTGATATCGTGACAGATGCAATACAAACAGTTGTAAGCAACACGATAGATGTACCGTTCAGAGAACCGCTTAGGATCTTTCTCAAGAACGGGAACGTTCTTGATAAGATACTGCATCATGGTAGATACTCCGTCTTCTTCCTGTGCATAGAAACTGCGAGACTTGTACCATGCAAGTGTAATCTGATCGTAAAACTGCACATAAAGAACCGCTGCCTTATCTTCGGGATCAACTTCCATCCACTCGGAATAGGTCAGCGGTCTGACGTAGCCGAGATACTCGCGGAACATGTTGAAAGTAGCCTTAAACGGATTGACCGTCGGAATAGGCTCAACACCACGAGCAACTCTATGTCTATTAGTGCTCTCAAAAGCGGAAACTTGCTTGTACAAAGGTCTTCTTGCCATCTTTGGTTCCTCCAATATTGATAAATTTTGATTTGTCTGGCTTTGATGTTGACTGATTAACTACAAACATATTATAATATGTTTTAATGAAAAAGTCAATACCTTTTTGGCGACTTAATCATTCGTTAATAATTTACTTGAATTTTATTCAATATTTTTGAACCCTTTGAATTCCTCATATTCCATTCTGAATCTTCTGAAAATCAAATCTGGAGAAGTTTCTGGTTTGTTGAAAGCTACTCCTACTTTAATTCCATCAATTCTAGGATCGTCAGAAGATAGAATGAAAATATACTCTACGCCAACATTTTTTCCTCTTGTGTTTTCCCTATGCTTAAAATCTACATCAACAGATTTAATTTCGGGATATGTGTTCAAAATGTCGTCTTGAATTTTTTGAACTCTATTTCTAGTACGAGTAGGCGCTTTGTCAAGAAATTCAGATGCAGAAATACAATTGATTTTCTTCTCAATCGTCTTAAGCTTATCCCATGTATCATAATTATATTGATTTCTTCTATGTTTAGCTGAATAAACTATCTGCCTTTCAGTTGCACCGCCAGCGAAACTTACTGCATAGATCAATACAGTTGAAGGAAGCATAGAAGCAGAGAAAACAAGCGAGTGTTCATGCGCCTCATTTAGAAATTCGTCAACCGGCATATCATAGTATACTGAGCCATCCTTGGCCTTATAGAAATATTCAGGTTCATTTGAATCATATCCGTTATCGGATTCATGATCTCTGCAGATAGTTACCTTATCAATTTGCAACTTATTCTTATTCTTTGAAGTAAAGATATAAACAATATCTGCCCAATTGAAACCTACACTAGAAATTCGGAACCACATTGTGTTATTTCTATAAGTAGAATTATATTGCCCACCGTATCTTGCTCTGCAAAACTGCTGATTGATTGAATGCTTGATTTCTTCTTGAATAGAAAAAAGATTTTCTCTTACTTCGTCGCAATATTCATACAAGCTATCAACATCTGAATAGTTATTAGCTTTGATATGAATGTCAAGAATTTCTCTAGCTGAAATAGGATATTGAAATCTGTAGGGAAGGTTGTTCACGAAATTCAAAATAGCTTCATTGATGTCATGGACATCTGCATCATAATTGACTTCTTGTTCAATACCAAGAGCGAGCCAAGCGTCAATAACTTGGTTAGCTAAATCACTGTCCTTAGATTTAGTTTTTATAATGAATGCAGAACATTCAGCTTCTGAAGAAAGGTCATCATCATTCATACAATAGAAATGATGATTACATTCAAATTCTTTTCCATCTTGTCTAATCATCCAAGCGTAATTCATGACTTCTCCTTACCACTGCCTACCACGCCAATATTTCTTAGGCTTGAACCGCTCTCGTTTATTCCATCGAAGTATAACTTTTATCTCTTGATACTCTTCATCCCAACCGTCTTTGATATATTTGTGAATATATTGATGAACAGTTGATTTAGGCATTCCTACATCTTTTGCACAATCACGAATTGAACACTTCTCATTCAGCATCCAGTCAATGATTCGTCTGCATTTACTCCTTATGTCTAGAACTCTTTCTAACTGGTACCCGTCCAGGCTTAGATCTGTAATATCTATCATTCGGATCAATTCCCTTCTCAAGTTCAGATTGAAGACGACGATTAGCTTCAATCAAAGCATCAATCATCTGATTATTCATCTCTTCTACAAGCTTAAATGCTTCAATCCTTTTGTTTTGTCTAGAAATTTCAGCATTCATTTCAGAAATGATCATCTCGTATACTGTATAATCAAATCTATCTTCATAAGGCTTATCAATGTTCTTGTTCATAAAATTGTCGTTATGACTGGAAATATACAAGGTGTGTCCTCCTTAAATTCTGTTGTTGTATATATTAACGAATTCTTCTTTAGAAAGATCGTTTATGTCCTTTCCAATAGGAATATCTACCATTCGTCTTACAAGAGCTACATCCTTCAGGGCATTTTTCAATCGTCTACAAGCCGAATCCCCTGCTTCGTCTGGATCCATTCCAAGTACAAATTCCTTAACACCAAGTCTTTTTAGTTGAGCAATTTGCCTAGGCGTACCGGTACCAAGAAGTCCTACAGCAGGATAACCATAAACATAGCATGTTAGAACATTGAAACAACTTTCTGCTATTATTACGGACTCGCATCCTCTTGGAAGTTCATACAATCCATATACTGATTTTTCAACTTTTGAAGGAAGATAGAAAGCTTTTCCTTCAACAGACCTTCTACATATGAATAGCGTGTTTCCATTAACATCTCTAACTGGAAAAGTTACGCAAGGAATCTTTTTCTTTCTACCTGTAGGAAGGAAATTTGCATCAAACCCTACATCAAATTTTTCAATAACTTCATCAGTCAATTTTCGTGAATACATATAATCGACTGTAAATCTATATTTAGCAAGCTCTTGTTCAGAGATATATGAAGGTTTCTCGGTTTTCATCTTGTCCTTAATAGACATTATTGCAAATGCGTTGTTTACTCCCTTCATCATATCTTCGGGAATAAGCGGCTCAAACTCTACTTCATGATTGTATCCTTCAATATTTTCTTCAAGCCAGGCCTCGCCTGTTTGATGAATTGAATGAATTTTCAGAAGCTCTGAAATAAAATCAGGAAGCTGATAAGAATGATGACAGGTGAAACAGTTGAACCAACCAGCAGGATACATCTGTCCGTTTCTATATTGGTCGTGAAGAAGAATACCTGAAGAAGGTTTTCTTTCATTACCATCATTGTGAAACGGACAGTAGCAACTATAATAATCACCTATTTTTCTATTAGGCCTGAGCATACCTTGCTCAGCCAATTTATCAATTACAATATTTATATCCATATATTCACCTTCTTTGTACTTTCTTTAACGATACAACAAAGCGAACCCGCTGATCATATAACGATCAGCGGGTCTTAATCATTAGAATTCGACATCGTCTAGGTCATCGTCGTCATCTGAAATTAAGCTTTCATCTGGTTCATTATGAACAATCTTTGCTGAAACTGTTGGTGTTGATAACTTAGGAAGCTGACCAGGTGCTGAAGGAGGAGGTAGAGGCGAATCAGAATCAGAACTATCTGATATGTATTCAGTAGATCCTGTATTCGGGTCCCAAACATATGCGAAAGTTTGATTTGTATTCTTTGCATTTCTAGATTTAAGCAACTTTATTTCAAGAGTGTGTTCCTCAAAAAGTTGTCTGAGAGCAAATACTTGTGTAGCAATTCTACCTGGATGATCAGATCCTTCAATGTTTGTTAGATCTGGAAATGGAATACCTTTTTCATCAGTGTTTCCTTTAGTTTCACGATTGGCTTGAACTGCAACAACAACTGCGCAGCCATATGTTTTGCTGAGTCTGAATAAGCCATTACAAATGTTCTTGTATCGTAGAACATCGCTGTCAGCTCTTTCTGTGTCAGACATATAAGATAGGCCATCAATTATCAATAGCTTAATATGATGCTTCTTGACCAAATTCTCCATTGCTCTAACAGTTGTTTTACCTTCTGACATATCTTTATCTTCAACAACTAGAGCTCCAGTTTCTTCTGTAACAAGCTTCTTCAAGTAATTGAAGTACTCTTCATTGTACATACCTCTTTGAAGATCACTGTTCTTAAAATGCCCTCTCCAAGTATCAAATCGAGTACCAATGAAAGAAGATTGCATTTCCGGGCTGTAATAAAGGACTGGAAATCCGTTCAATTGAGCGCACTCCATCATCTTTGTACAAACCCAGCTCTTACCGGAGTTGGTTCTTGCTACTATCAAGCACAATTCTTCGACTGTAGATAAGCCTCCGTACATTACCTTATCTAACTCTTTGAATCCTGTTGGTATTCTTTTCTGCTTGTTGAAAGAAATGATCTCATCACTTCGTTTGAACGCTTCTGTTACAATATTAACAGGATTTGATGAATCAAGCGAAGCAGCTTTTTCGCACTGAGATTGTAGATAAGCCCATGCTTCAGATACATCTGCAGAACCTAAATCTGTTAGCTTATTGAATGTTTGAAGAAAAAGAATATGCTGTTTGTTCTTACGGAGCTGGTCCTCTAAGTAAGTTACAGGTTCATTTACTTCTACAATTACAACATCTTCAAATTGAGCTTGAAAAGTAAAAAGATCTGGTACATCACCATACTTCTCCCTATGCTCAAGTATGAAATTTATTTGATCCTTGAATACAGAATAGTAAGAATCATCAAATGAGCAAAGTCGGTCAACTTCACTAGCATCTTGTGTAGTTAGAAGCCTACAAATGACCTGAAGTTCTACCGAGTTTGTCATTCAACAAGCACTCCCTTCAAAACTGACTGAAGACGAGGAAAGAAATTTCCAACCCCTATCAAGTCCTCTTTACCTGAAATAAGGAATGTTGTTTTGTCTGAATCTCTTCTATCATTGAAAAGCTTCAGCATAGTCTGGCTTTCAAAGTCTCCAAACTTAACATAGTCAAGATTTGAGATAAAGAGATACTTCGCTGCATTTATCCAAACCTTAATCATTTGAAGGTCATAAGATTCAATATGGTCATTCCAACTGTCTTTTATCTTATCAATGTAGGAAGCATAGTCAAGATAGTAAATTCCGTTTCCTAATGCAGTTCCTCTTCCATGCAAACAAATAGCTGTATAACAGAGGATATCTGCAGCTTCCATAGGATTTGAAGACTTGTAATAACAAGTTTCTCCAGAATGTTCATAAAGAAGCTCACTTGCTTTATCTATCTTATTCTTGCTTGCGGATAAACAAGGATTCTTCATGGAGATTCCGCATCTCTTCATCCAATAACTGATCTCTGTGTTTGCAGGACAAGCAAGATCACATTGCTTGTATGTACAATACGGAGTGTATATGCAGTTATTCATTTTCCTCAAGCCTCCTTATTACAGGATTTCTGCTTTGAAGATAAGATACTCTTGACTTGACACATTGTCTTGCAATATCTACAGAGTCTTTATATCCTTCTTCTCTATAAATTTTAGATGGCATGAAAAGCGTAACAAAAGGATCTAGAGTTCCAAACATAGGATATTTATGCTCAATTCCTTTTATATCTCTCTCTAACAAATAACGACGGACAACGTACTCTCTTATTACAGGCCATGTTTTCTTAATACTCTTCATTTCAGGGATCTTATCCATCATGTCTGTTGTTTTATAAAGCTCACCGTCCACTTCCATGAACTTTTCAAATTCAACAAAAACGAGTTGACCTTTCTTTTTTCCTACACGAGTAAGGCCATCAATACAAGGATACTTGATGATGTTATCAATTACTTGCTTCTTTGTAAATCCCTTAATTTTAGGAACTCCACCATAAGTAGGATGAATATCCATTCCACAAGCAACAGAATAAACTTCCATTGGTCTTGTGTAAAACATACAATCAGGATAAAGGTGAAGAAGTTCTGAGTCAGTTAGTTCATCTGGATTAGTTGTGACTGAGATTTCTGACTGAACAGTTGGTACACGAGGAAGGGAATAATATATGCAAAGCTTGGTTCCATCTATATCTCCGCTCCTCCATACTTTTGAAGTATCAATTCTTGGAATACGGGGCCCATTCAAATAAAGGTCTTCTGGAGATGATTTTGGATGCTCGTCATATACGTCTTCTGGATTTGTATTAGCTAGTATTTCATCAATTTTGTATTCTTTCTTTTCTTCTGCCTTATCATCAATATTTGCTGAACGCCTCTCATCAGATTCAAATTCCGAATAGCAACTACTCCAGTCTATGTCTTTCATATTGATGTATGTCTTGCCTAAAACAGATTTCAATGTATCCTCTGAAATGTTCTCAAGACCTTCACAGAAGTTACTGGACTCCCATCTGCTATTTATTGTTATATTTTTTATCATACAGTATGAAATTATATTCATTGACCGTATTACATTTTTCTTGAATTCGTAAGTGTTCTTGAATAGTGAGATAGCAGAAGAAATTATAGCATTGTGCGTAACAGAAATAGCAGATTCGTTTGCAGGAGGATATGATAAACTATCTGTAATGTTCTCAAACTTTATTTTAGACATCTGCATTCACCTCCTCTAAACAAGTGAGATATGGTTTGCTTCTGAAAAAGTTATCTTCATGATAAGGTTTTGAATACTCAGAAGTTCGATATTTGGTTTGATTATCCATGTAAAGCCTATCAAGATAGTTTACTACATCATTTATTCCTAAGAAACAAGATTCCTGATAAATGTACTTTATGGGGATTGACTTGAACATTATTAGGTTATTAAAAGCTCTAGTTAAGACGAGCTCCCAAACAGAGAATGTAAACTCTTTGAATGCTTCTTCGGATGGGTTATCATACGCATCTTTCACAAAGTATGGAATAGGGTATTTGTTTTCACCGGAATTGACATCTTCTATCCAGGAATCAAAATTTCTATTGAATTCATCCATATTGCCTGACAAATAAGCCTCCGAAAATGCAATTGTAATACTTTGAACCCACTTAGACATATCTGCCAAGTTATATGTAAACTTGTTTTTCTTAGCCATTGAAAATCTTGTTTCAAACCATCTGCAGATGATGTCCTTCAACATATCAGATTCTTTGTATCCAGTAGAGACAATTTTTGCTGATTTAATTGTACTAGAATATAGTTTCAAAATATCTTTCTTAGGCATCTGTGCTCTCTCTGATGCAGCTGGTTGGATTTCTTTAGAATTATCATTTTCTTCTGACTCAAGTTCATGTGTACCATCTTTTAGAATAATGTCTTTATTACATGAAACTATATGTTCTTGGCCACCCTTCAGCATACACAGTATCATATCTAATTTTTCATCTAACCCTGATTTAGGTGTATCATGTTCACTTGTATCTATCCCGAGCTTATCTGCACAGCATTTAACAGTATCATGCAAATTGACCATATCATCATATGAAGACGATATGGTCGAACCATTTGAAGATATTCTATCAAGAATTTCATTAAGCTGGTTTGATAATTCAATAGCTTTCTTCATAGGATCTTCTTCATGAATATCTTTATCAACTTTCACGCAAGACTTGATCTTTGAATGGATCATCTCACACTTCTCAGAAATAGAATTCAGCTTTGCGAATGTTGTGCTGTACATTCCTTTTTTGAAATCAAACTCGCTAAGTATGAAATTTTCAAGCTTTGAAGCTGATTTCAATGCTGTATAAATATCCATTCAAATTTCCTCCGTATAAAGCAAATAGAGTGTCAATTTTGCACTCACTACCAGCAGAGTTCAGAATAGCTGTCATGTGCAGCGAACACCTGACGACGAAGTAACGCTTAAGCGTCTCCGCCCTATCTTACTAAACTGCTGTTTTCCTGCTAATCCAAATCCCTACTGACCTGCCAGATACCCTGACGGATATCAAGCAGTCAACTCTCTCAATAGTAATTTGAATTAGTTGATAGGGAGTACAAAATTGGCACTCCATGTGACCCAACTTTGACTCTGTATTTTATTTGAAATTTTATGACCAGGTGCAAGTAGAATAACGATTCTTCTTCAATGGTCTATCTATATCAACTAGGTGAGCTCTTCGCTACAGCTACTTTAGCTAACTGATCAAGAGTTGTTCACCAGTTAACTTAACCTACACGCATAGTATAATACCTTTTTGTCGAAAAGTCAATACCTTTGTTAGAAAATTTTGAAATTTTTTGTTTCTTAGTATGAAGGTCAATGCGGTTCGATTTCATCCATAAAAAGCAAATTTATGCTATCATCGTAAAGCGCTCTATGCGAGCTTTGCGAGCTTATTTTTATTTCTAGAGTGGCGAGGCGCTATTATATCCTTATTTCAATTATTTCTTTTTCTCTTTTATATCGTTCATTTCATTCACTCTATTATCTCAAAGATATTATATATGCGAGATGAAAATTGGAAAATCTTTCAAATTGAAATCAAATTTTAATTTTATTCGAATTTGAAATTTTCATTTTCTTTCAATTTTACTGAATACTCTAAAATATGAAGATTTGAATAAAACAATGGAATTTACATTTTACTTCAAATTGAATAAATATGAAAGATTATGTGATATTTACAAATTGAAATATTTTGAAAATTTTAGTGAATTTGAAATATTCAGGAATATTATAAAATTAACCAATTTCTATCAAATTGAAATATTTAGTGATATTTACAACTAATTTGAAAGATTATGAAATATTCAAAAATTGTAAATTTTAACGAATTTGAAAGAATATGAAATATTACTACATCAATTTGAAATATTATTGAAAATTAAAATTAAATGAAATATTCAATTTCTTTCAATTTGAATATCTACTTATTTAGATATTTGAATATTTCATAATGAACTTCTTGAATTTGGCACATCTTATGATTATTATCAAAATAGGCATGAAACAAAAATTTATAAAAAATTTACGATTCGTTAATACTTTAATTTTATTCTACAGTTTTCAAATAGATAAAATAAATAAAATCAAATAAATATTCAAAAATTCTATTGACTTTCCTATTTCTATTAAATATAATAATATTGAAGACAATAATTGTGCATTCAAGATTATCAAAGGTTGTGTTTTTAGGTGCGAATACAAAATTGAAAAATAAAGTGAGTTGTTGTTTATGAATATGAAAGAAATCAAAGAAGAAACTATACGACTATATCAATCTCTTCCTCAAGAAAAAGAACTTAGAATGAAACGTACAGATGTTCGTGACAGAGTAATTGAACTTAACTATTCTTTTTTCGGGTACATAGCATCGCATACATTCATAAACAATACTTCTGTTACATATGAAGATAAGCTTCAGTCAGCCTTGCTGCACTTTTGCGAATGCTGGTGGTGGTATCTATGGCAGGGTGATGAAACTCATAAAGGATACCGATGCGATCTTTCTTTTACAGTGTTTTTCAAACTCCGTGTAGGTGAGATGATAGAAAGAGAGCTGAATGAAGTTAAATATTCTATACGTCGTTCTCTATGTATGGAGGTCGGAAAACAACTTGGAAAACACTGGGGGCAAGTAAAGTACGATGATCTTATGGATCCTAGATTAAATTTACCTGCCGAAAAGATGAATTCTTTGAAGGCCATATTTGGAACACTTTATATAGCAGATTTAGACACTCATGAACCATTTTTATCTTCAGAAGAAGGATCTTTTAGCAAATTTGATGAAGAACTTACTGATAAATATGATACAGTAGAAGAATTATTGATAAGAGAGATGATAGATAGAGAAAGAAAACTTACAAACAATGATATTTTTGAAATTTGTGATATCTATGGAATAGATGATAGGACTATTCGTGGTAAACTAAAAACAGCAGAAATAATACTTTATTCTAGATTAAGGTCAAGCCAAGATCTTAGAGAAGCTTTCTGATTTACATAAATAAAAAAGAGATGGACTTTTAGCCCATCTCTTGTATTTTTTGAAATTTTTTACTTCTTAGGATATATCATTTTCATGAGTTTTCCTACCTTTCCCCCCTCTGTATCAATAGAAGCGAAGAATCCCGGAACAATTGTCATCTTCTTGTTGATGTCATATCCCTTTCCTGCATCGTTCCAATAGTGCTGTGTATAATCTAAAATGCCAAAGTAAAGATATAGTGCTGTTTGACGGTATTCATCATTGTCATCTGAATCAATACATTCCTGGAAAGTGCTTCTAAGTTCATCAACTTTTTCGTTCGTCTTAGTATCTAGAATCTCTCCATCAGATGTAGAAACATACGGAAACAATTCGTCAATAACTTTAGTAACTTCTTCGAGCTCAATCTTCTTATCGTATAGCTTCTTTAGCTTGATTTCGCACCAAAGAAATGCGTCGTCAACTGAAGACATGATCATGCTTGCAATAGCTTCATTTGACTTTTCGTCTTCAGAAACTGGCATACGAAGCTTGTATGCGCTATTCGTCATTGAGCAAAGGAGGATTGTTTTATTCTTCTTTCTTACAGGAAGGTTGTATACTGCGACTTTTCCATCTGGCTTGCTGTGGTCATTTACGACAAGGAAATAATGCTCAATGTCTTCGTCAAGAATTTTGTATGTCTTTGTAGATTTGAATACACCGTAGTGATATAACCCACCTGCTGCTACAGAGACAAACTCAAGCGATACAAGCCCAGCAGCCATCAACGGTTTCATAATAGAAAATGTAAAACCATTTTGGATGATTTGAGGATAGTAATTATTTACTACACACATCAGACGCTTGTCATCATCTCTGTATACAGCATGATAACCTTCTACTCTGTTTGTAACTTCTGTATACATCTTGTATGCAGATACAGTGTAGTTAGCACCAGATTTCTTAATCAAGCTGTCAATTGTTTCGCATTCTGGATCAGTTCTTGTTCCCAGGTCTTGCCAAAGAACACCAGGAATGTAGAGTAGTTCACTCATTTGTTTTCCTCCTTAGTTTTATCAATATAATTTCCAGTAGCAGTTGCTACCTTAAACACAGTATATTTGTGCATCAGCTTACTTCCCCATCTACTTGCTTTACTGATAGATGCAGGAGAACAGTCAAGTTCTTTGGCCATCTCAGTACAATTAGAATATACTTTTTTGAGCTCAGGGCAAGCGACAGCATCTGTAATAGAAAAAGCAGTTGTTTTAGGCGTCTTTTCTAGATCCTTAACTTCCTTTACTACCTCTCGTGTAACTACTTTTTCAGAAATAGAAAGAGAAAGATAACGAATAAGTTCGTTTTCAACTTCTTTTAGCTTACTTTCTGAAATTTGCCCGATATATTCTCCTAGATGTGTGGTAGTTGTAGTTGTAATACTATTACAACATACATAGCTTGATTTGTTTCCAGGAATTTGAATAGGTACTTCGTAGAACATTTGAATTCGACTGTCATCTCCTGCATGAGATTCGCACTTAGAGATAGGAAGATAAGTGATAGTACAATCATTGTAATCATTTGCAGGATTGTTGATAATGATAATTGGTCTAGAACCTCTAAGGATTCCTCTTTGACCTTTATACTTATCGAATTCGTCTTTCAACCACCACATACTTCCACGCATATTCTTTACTACATCCATTGATAAATATTCCTTTCTTGATAGGTTGCGATCATTGCGAGCTTGGCGCAGATCATTAGTTAATGTGTTGATGTGTAATCCTATATTGACTATCATATCTTTTCAAATTTCTAGTATCATCACCTCAAAATAAAATACATTGCAAACTATTCTGCTTGCAATGTATTTAACGATTCTTATTTTAATCTAAAATTTTGATCTTTGCATATGATGTTTTTGGATTCAAAGAAAAGCAGAATTCAGTCTGAACGAAATTGTGAATAATTACATGTTCAGGTCTATTGAAAATACTATTAAAAGGAACATATTCATATTTGTTACCGCCAAACCAAATGTGCCCTGCGCTATCCCTCCAGGCGTCATCATAAACAATGCCTTTGAACTTGATAGAAAACATTTCATTATTCATATTTTAATCTCCTCAATTTGAATGGTCTTGATATGTTCAAACATAATAACGATTCTTATCTATTCATATTTTCAATTTCTTCAAAATCAGAAACTACTTTCTTGAAGCTAACATCATAGGTTCTAAGTATGCCTCTTGCAACGGAAGACTCGTCAAAATCTGATAGTTCGTAAGGAGTTATGCTTCTCATTATAATATCATCATTTGCATCTTGAATATGATTTTCAAGATAGATAGGAGCATAATTCTCGAGTGCTTCTTCCGGATCAACCATTTCTCTATCTACTTCAATTTCATATCCGTCTGTAACACAAATGTAAATGACATCTTCATTGTTTTCTTCAACAACTGCACTTCCAAACATATGACTCTTGAAGTCTAGAGCATCGAATCCATCTTCTTCAATTAAATAAAGAAGAAAAAGGTTTGCATCGTTTCTTGTGAGCGTTTGAATAACATTGTCTAATGTTGCTCTGTAATATGTTGTTCCTATATTTGAAGCAGCTGTCACTGATTGAAGCTTTGTTGATTTAGATCTTCGCATTTTCATTTCGTTTTCCTCAATTTATCGCATTAGGTAGAACTCCACGTTTGTTTCCTGTCAACTTAGAATATTTATAGTTGTTTCTAATGTATTGCCAGAAGAAATGCCCCTTCGAAGGAACGCTTACTAATTTTCTATATAACCTTATTGGGACATCATAGTATATGTAGATATCATCAGGTCCTCCATTTCTACCTTTGAACTGTATGAATAGATCTCCTTCTCTATCACCCTTGTTTCGTACATTCAAAGTATATCCCCACATATTAGACGATCTGCATCTTGTTAAGCCTTTAGTGATATCTCTGGTGGAAATTGCACATTTTATTGCTTCTTTCCTATAATTTGAATCAAATATTTGACAGCAGAGTATTTCAGGATATCTTATGAGGATTTTCAAATCATTTCACCTCATTACATTCTTATTTACAATTATATGAGGTTCATTGAAATGTTTTTGAGATTTTGATTGCCTTTTTCTGAATAAGCATTGCTATTGTTTTTGTCTGCGCATCAGTAACTTCTTCTGGTGTCAGTATAAAATCATACCAAACAGAAATACATCTAGTTTCGTTTAACAGCCATGTCATCCAGTCAAAGTAATATTCTTTTGGAGTATTGTCAATAACTTCTTGTCTTGTCCAGTTCTTCATTTTGCTTAAAACTTGACAGAGCTTTTCTTGATGTGAAGGAATTGCATATTCAACATGTCCGTCAGGAAAGATAACAATCTCTGTGTAAAAAGGATAGTTTTTGATATGTTCATCTAAATCAAATTTTGAAGTCATTAAATCATACATGCTGATATCCTCCATTAAATTTAATATCAATAACGATAAATTTAATATTAGTGAAAAATCAAAAATTAGCTGTGATAAATTCAATTATCACAGCTATCTAAATTTATAACTTAATTTCGATTCAATTAGTAGATTGTTCCAGACATTGCATGATACATATTGTACATACTTTTTGCAATATCATTATCATGAATTTCAAGTTTGACTAAATTTTCATCTTTCGCGCCATCTTGAATGAATTTGAAAATGTGATCATCACGGAATCCGATTTGCTTACAATCTTCGTATTTTCCCGAATAGTAAACTGTCTTAATATTTGCCCAGATGATTGCGCTAAGACACATAGGGCAAGGCGCTCCAGTAGCATATAACTCGCATCCAGTTAGGTCATGTGTATTTAGAATCTGACATGCTTTTCGGATAGCGTTGACTTCAGCATGAGCAGTTGGGTCATGATCCTTCAGTACAGTATTGGAACAGATAGCAATGACCTTTCCATTTTTTACTACCGCAGCTCCGAACGGACCACCATACTTCTTAGTCATTGTCTGAATTGCTTCAGCAGCAGAACCAATCATAAAATCCTTAACATACATATTTATTTCCTCCATTTTCTTTATTTTTCATAGAGTAGGCTTATTGTTGTCTAGTTCTTGAATGACCTCCTCAATCAGTGAATCAATTTTCTTGTATACATCGGACGATGCAACTCTTCCAATGTTAGAAAGTTCTTCTGAAAGCCAATTAAAATACTTTCTAACTGCTGCTTCACAAACACCTAATCCATTTTCTTTGTTAAACATTGGAACTAGATTAGGATAATCTTTTATGGCAGTTATGATACATGATTCAACTGTGTCACCCCATACTCCAAAAGTGTTGTCAAAAATAAATTCCTTCTTTTGAAATTTATTTTTGTTTTTCATTTTAGGTACAGAGTGAATAAATCCATATACTTCTTGACACCAATGAGATGTTATTCCGCAATTAGGAAAGATAAATATCTTGACTAAATGATAAACTAGCTCATCTGATTTGTCTTTCAATTTATTCTTTATATTATCTTTTGCATCTGAAAATGCAAATATTTTCATATCATTCACCTCTTATCCATTATCACGATACCACCGTGCAGCAGCTTTGGCCAGATGATCGCATCGTTCATTCATTACATCTCCCGAATGACCTTTTACCCAATTGAAATAAACATCATGTTTGTCTACTTCTTTTAGAATTTCTATCCAAATTTTGGCATTAGGTATGTATTCAGAATTTGGATCAAACGGATTTCTTAGAAATCCTTTCGCTCTCCAATTACTTATCCAGTCTTTCCTGAAAGCATCAACAACATATTTTGAATCAGAATAGATTTCAACAATCAGCGGAGATTTCTTCAAGCATTTGAGAGCTTCTAAAATAGCTGTAAGCTCCATTGCATTATTCGTTGTATGTTTTGTTCCACCTGATATTTCTTTGTATTGTTTATCGCACTTCAAACAAGCTGCCCAACCGCCTTGACCTGGATTTCCCAAACACGACCCATCTGTATAGATTCTAACTGTTTTCATAATATTTCACCTATAAAAATTGTAGACGCACTATTGTTTAGTACGTCTACAATAACGATTCAAGCTATTTATCTATATTTAGCAGATAGATGAAGATGGTATATTCATATAGTTATTTTTTTACTTCGCTTGCTATACATCCCTTTTCTCCAACCGTCCGAAATATATTTTTCTATCTCATCTGGATATATCCTTTTGTTAATAGCCCCTTTAGTAACATATATCCTACCTGACATAATTTCTTTTTTCCTTTCTATCTGAGCTTCAGATAAATTAAGTTGTGAGCCTTTCTTCCATCCTTCAGGAATATCATCTGATTCGGATATGTATTTGCTGATTTTTCCATTTGTTATTATTTTTTTTCCTTTGTTAAATGGAACATTTCCAATCATTGAACTTGAAAGACTGTCTTTCATTGATTGCGGTCTTCCTCTATACCATCCATCAGGTATTGGTTCATTTTCATGTATCATTTTACCGTCATACCCGTTTGTTATATGTATCCTTCCTCTTATAGTGTCTCCGTGATGCGAATAGTCGCTTATTCGCTGTTCTTCATGAGCTTTTGATGTGTGGTAATGATTAGTGTTTTCAGGACCAGTCATCATCTCTAAATTGGATATATCATTATTATCATGTTTTCCGTCTTTGTGATTGACTGTCAAATCCTCTCTATAATCAAACAACCAAGCTTGTGCAACAACCCTATGAACTCGTATTGACTCATTATTTATGTTGCATAATACATAATTGTGATCATCCTTCATGAAATTTAGCTTTCTTGATTTAAGAAAATATCCTCTCTTGTCTCTGGACGCAAGTCTTACTATACATGTACCTTTAGAATTTACTACATATTTACATCCATCTGATGGAATCAAAGACCATTCTCCGTCGTTGTTTGGATCATGCCCTAAGAATTTTTGCAATTCAAGCCATTCATGCTTACTAAGTTTAATCAAAATAATCACCTCGCTGTTATGTTTCTAGTAAAGGTTAAACATAAAAGCGAGGTGATAAATAATTTATTTGATAAGCGAATAGAACTCTGACCTTAGATCCGAATCTGATTCAAATCTTCCTCGGAGTGTAGCAGTTCTAGTTACTGCTTCTCTTGATCTTATGCCACGTGCTGTCATGCATCCGTGCTTCCCTTGAATAACTACAATTATATCTTTAGTTCTTAAAATCATTGACAGAATTTCTGCTATGTCAGTTCCAATTTTTTCTTGAAGCTGAAGTCTCTTGCTCACCATATCTGCAATTCTTGCTAGCTTGCTCAATCCAATTACTCTTCCGTTTGGAATGTATCCAATTGCAACAGTCATGTCATACATCAACATTAAATGATGTTCACAAAAACTATGAATAGGGATATTACTTTCAACTACAAGATCTCCAGTTTCTAGATCTTCGAAGAATGTATCAAACTTATGTGCAATTTCCTCATTTGTATAAGTCATCCCTTCAAACAATTCATCGCACATTCTTGCAACTCGATTTGGAGTCTTCTTCAATCCTTCTCTGTCAGGATCATCGCCTAAAGCTATCAAGAACTCTCTTGTAAGCTCTTCAATTTTATTTTTATCAATATTTTTCATGCTACTACACCCTCTTTGATGACCATTGAATCATAGCTTACTTGGAAGTCCTTCCTGAACATATCAGCTATTTCCTTGTTAGTGTAGTTTTCACCTTCAAGAAGTTCTTCCCAATAACCTGCTACTCTTTTAGGAGTTTCTACTAGACCAGGTCTTGTAACATCTTCTCCTAAAGCAACAAGCAGATTTCTTACAGCTTCTTGTACTTTTTCTTTGTCCATCATATTCCTCCCGTTGCTTGCCGCTTTCTTGCTTCTCGAGCTAGTGCAGCTTTTCTCAGCTTTTCTCTTGTCTCTGGAGAAATAACTCGACCAGCTGCGTTCTTGTTACCTTTCATTTTGTTTCCTATTTTTGTGCGAGTAGATTTACTAACTCCGTGAGTCTTTCCATACATAGGATTTTTGTTACCTTGCTTAGCTCTAGCAATGTTAGATCTGCCTTCTTCTGATTTAGGCTTTCGCAGCTTAATGTTTATCTGTTCCTGCAATTCTATAGGTCTATGAGATCCGTCATTAACATTTACAATAGGGTGACCTTCTTCCCTGTATCGCTTAGTAATGTCAGATTCTGCAGACAATGCTTCCTGTTTAGTAAGCCCTTCGATGAGTATGCTACTAGTACAATTAGCTTTCTGACCATGACTGCAGAAGAAGTCCCACCATCCAGGACTTCTAGATTGCCTATCAGAATCTTTGTATCTGATGCCATGGCCTGAACCTACATAAAATATCTCATTTGTATCTATTGTTTTCCAGATATATACATAATAATCATTCATATTTATACACCTCTGGCAGTTGGATCAAATATGTACTTGTGGATCTGAAGCTGAACTTTGCAGCTATTCAACTTATTGAAAAGAAGAAAGTTTACAATGTTCTTTGCATCATATCCAAATACAGGGCTGAAGTAAATCTGAGCAGAAGGTATGTATTCTTGAATAGCTTTCAGTGCTGCTTCAAGATCTGTATCACTTCCTACTACAAATTTCAATACATCTTGAGGACGAAGTGTTTTGAATGCTTCAGGCTTCATTGCCTTCTCGCATCCACTAGATGGAGACTTGTAGTCAACAGTGAACCAAACATTCTTTAGCTTATGGTAATAAGATGGGTCAATTGTTCCATTTGTTTCTACATTTACATCAAAGTTGTTTCTGTCAAGTTCAGCAAGCAGAATTTCGACATCTTTGTGAATTAGAGGTTCTCCACCTGTAAGTGTAATAGACGGACAATCCATCTCAATACACTTATGGACAATTTCATCAACTGTCATGTCTTCAGCACATTTATCGTCAAATGCATATGAAGTATCGCAGTAACTGCATCTAAGATTACAGAAAGCAAGTCGAATGAAGGTTGCAGGCATACCAGCCCGCTTACCTTCACCATCAATGCTTTTGAATATTTCAACAACTTTCATATTTATTCCTCCGGAAGATAATATCCAATGTTATTTTCTGTTTCTTGTACTCCTACTGAAATAACATGTAAATCAGAAGAAAACGTGTTAATTCTAGATTGAATCATTTCATAGAATTCTTTAGCCATCCACTCAGCAGTCGGACTTTCGTCAACAAGAATAACCTTTTTACAGTTTTCTTCAATTACAGCTGCAATGGGGTCAGTATTTCTAAGAATACAAGAATGATCATATTTGTCTTCAATTACATCCTTGATTATCTTCTTCAGAAGTTTGAAATCAATGACCATTCCAGCGTTATTCAAATCATTTACACCAACAAGAACTTCAACTTTGTACGAATGGCCGTGAAGATTCTCTCTACATTCGGATGAATAAGTGTCTACATTGTATAAACGATGAGCAGCTTCAAATGAAACTTTTGTCTTAACTGCATACATATTTTAGTCCTCCAAAGCCGGATCGGAAATTCCGTTTGCTTCAAACGCTTTAGCCCTATCAATGCAAGTACCACAATGGCCGCAAGGCTTATCTCCGCCTGAATAACAACTCCATGTGTATTTGTAAGGTACATCAATAGATAAGCCAAGCTTGACTACTCCTGCTTTATTTAGATTAACAAGAGGCGCAACTACTCTAACTTTACCATATGTGCCAATTACAATAGCTGTATTCATTGCAGAAGTAAATTCTTCACTACAATCTGCATAAGCTCTGCCAGCTGCATCGTCCGCATGAGCACCTAGGTAAATATCTACATCATCATCAGGATAGATAGACTGAGCCAGAGCAGCCACTGCAGATAGCATCAAGCCGTTTCTAAAGGGAACATAGGTAGAAACTTTGCCTTCACCGTTCTTCTCAATCTGTTCTGCATAACTCATCATAGGAATGTCTTCCGTGCTGTTCTTCATCAAAGAACAATTGCTGTACTGAAGAACATTTGACAAATCAAGAACATAATGCTTTACATTGTAGAATTCTGCTACTTTTTCCGCGCATTCAAGTTCCTTGTTGTGTTTCTGCCCATAAAAGACAGAAACGGTGCTCACATTCTCTGAACCTACATCTTTTACCGCAATACCTACGCAAGTGGTAGAATCTACACCGCCGGACGACAAAACAAGTGCTTTCTTCATAAAATTCTCCTCCTATGATTACATGTCGTATCTTACTTTTCTGTTGCTTGCATCTCTAAGTACATCAAGCATTCTAGATTTTGCAAAATCCTGATAATTGAATTTTGGATTTGCATAGTTTACGAAAGGAAAGATCGATATACCACCCCTGGGAGAGAAAATACCCTTCACTTCAATGTACTTTGGATCCATAAGCTTTATCAAGTCTTTCATGATAATGTTCATGCAATCTTCATGAAAATCACCATGCTCTCGGAAAGAGAAAAGATAGAGCTTAAGAGATTTGCTTTCAACCATTCTTTCGTTAGGGATGTAGCTGATTACAACTTTTGCGAAATCTGGCTGACCTGTCTTTGGGCACTTGCTCGTGAACTCATAAGCATCAAATGTAACAACATAATCGTTGTCAGGATGCTTGTTTACAAATGTTTCTAGAACTTCTGGATTGTAGTCGCAGCTATACTTGGTGTTATTGTTGCCAAGTAGAGTTACTCCTGACAGCTCTTCAACTGTCCTTGATTTGTTTGATTCAGACATTGTTTATTACTCCTTGTTATTTTTATTTTCAGAGAGGGTTTCAAAGGAATACAAAACTCTCTTTGAATACTTCACCAAACAAATCTATGATTCAGCATCTCAAGATTATCAATTATGATGTCTTGTCCTGACATAGACTTGTTTACTTTTGCAACAAAGTAGATCCAATCTGCAGCTTCTTTTGCACTTGCCCATTTTTTCAATGGGGTCATGCTCATGATATCATCCCATTTTTCTCTATCGTTCATGACTTGTTCGTTCAGTTCAGTTTCTACACCACCGAAAGAAATACTATTACAAGTTGCTTGATACTTTGCAATTTGTTTGGCTGTCCAAACAGTATAAGATAGGACTCCACCTTTAGACGCTGTGTATTCAG